ATATAACATGATAATATATAATTATTATAAAATATACTTGAAAATATACTTGACAAATTAAGAATAATGTGTTATAATATAAAATATAAAATAAATTTTTGCACTATTTGTATTCATATTTATTTATATATAATATATATTAATATTATATAACATGATAATATATAATTATTATAAAATATACTTGACAAATTAAGAATAATATGTTATAATATAAAATATAAAATAAATTGTTATAAATGACTTGACAATTAGGACAATTTGTGATATAATATAATAAAGTTCAAGAAAGGAGAAATAAATATGTGTTATGATGATATTATTTGTGTAGACGCTATTAGTTATGGTCTATATGAAGATTTATATAAAGAATGTACGTTTAGCGTTGAACAAGCGTATGAAGAATATTGGAATGAAAAGGAGTAAGTAATGAAAAAATATAACGTAGATGATAATTTTTTCAATTCAATAGACAATCAGTATAATGCTTGGTTGCTTGGATTGCTATATGCAGATGGATGTGTCTACGAAAACGGAACAATTAAAATTGATTTAGTTAAAGATGATATTGATGTTTTAGAAAAGATTAAAGAAATAATAAAATGTGATGCACCATTGCATGAATATGAACAAGGAAAGAAAAAATTTACTGGAAATGAAAAAATATATGATTGTAAAGCACAATGTAGACTTGTATGGCACAGTCAAAAAATGAAAGATGATTTAATAAAATTAGGTTGCGTATCGAACAAAACGTATATTCTAAAATTTCCAACAGAAGAAATTGTACCAAACGAATATATAAAAGATTTTATTCGTGGTTATTTAGATGGCGATGGTGGAATTTCTTATTGGATTGATAATCAAAATACAGGTCATAAGAAATTTTCTATTTATGCTTGTGGCACTACGGAAATGATGGAAGGTATTACAAATATAATTCAAAATAAATTTAATTGTAAACCAACTATTCACGCAAGATATGAAAATCGTGACAATAATAATAAACAAATTATGATTGATGGAAATAGAAAAGTTTTGGAAATATTAGAATGGTTATATAAAGATGCCGATGTTTATATGGATAGAAAATATAAAAAGTATTTAGAATTAAAAGAAGAAATTAAACGAGTTGACAACGATAAAAATTTATATGGCTTTTTAAAGCCAAGAAAACAGGTAATTAGATTAAGTGATTTAACAATATATGATTCTTGTGCCGAATGTAGTAGACAAAATAAAGTTAGTAAAAGTTTTGTTACTGTTTCTTGCCAAAAGAAAAATAATAACTTTATGTATTTAGAAGATTATAGAAAGGATCATGAAAATGGCATTAGATAAGCAAATAAATTTATTCAGAGTTGATACAAATGCTTTCTTGAACCGTGAAGAGAAACAAAGATATAAACAAATTTATGAAATTAAAGCGTATGAGAAAGATTTACTTACTTTAAAAGAACGATTATCTAAAGAAGCAGAAGAAAATAATGATAGTACAAAATCATATGATTGTGCTTTATTAGACAATAAAATTCTTGAAATGTCTGATTATGCAAGTGTATTGAAGAAAATTTATAAACCTTGGTTATTACAAGAATCTTTAGAATGTGTTGAATATAATAATACACATAAAGAGAAAAGAATTAGGCAATTAGACACATCATATCTTGAATACATAGATAAAAATGGAGAAACTAAGGTAAACATTAAGAATGTAGTGTCTATGTTTGAATCTACTTTAAGTCGTAGTTTTGGAATTAAAACAAATGAATTAACTTATGATATATTTATTCTTGAAGTTTATTATTATGATATTGCTCAAGATTTAATTCTAAATGGATTTGATTATAATGACAAACATTATGTATATTTTTCTTCTAGTGCTGGACAGATTAGAACTAAAAAAGCTGTATTTGTAGAAGAAGAAAAATATAAACAATGTCAAAAGAAATTGATGTGTGGTCTTACTATTGACAAGATAAACGAAAAAGGAGGTATGAATATTAACAAATTTCTTGCTTATCTTGCTTTAAGTAATTCCGCTACTGATTTATGGGAGAATATATTTAACAAAGAATTTGATATTGATAAATCTATTGTTGTAGATGATTTTGAAACTATGGTTAAATGTAAAGTAGACAATATTAATTATGAGACTTATGAAATTACACCAAATGTAATTCAAGATATGCCAATTCCTCATACCGATGGTTGTGGAATGATTTTAAGTTCTTATAGCAAGAAGAATTTTATGGTTCGTTTACCATTTATTAAAGGGTTACTTGGAAGTTTTGATTATGTAAAATTTATTGAAGAAAATAATTGTTCATCTGTTGTAAAAGATATTTGGGGAGTTGAGCATGATGTAATATCAGAAGATATTCAAGTTATATTTACTAAAAGTCAATTAAAAATGTATAAATATTATGATTCTTGGGAGCAATATAAGGAATATTTTAAGAAATATAATTGTGAAGCCTGTGTTTGCAATATGGAAGAAGATAGAATATCTAATGCAAGAATAAATTATCAAATGTTACAAACACTACATGATATTACAGATGAAGAAATAGAAAAATTATGTAATCAATCAAATAAGAATATTTTAGAAGTATCTGATAGCCTTGAAAATATGTTAAGATTTTTTGGAATTAAAAAAGAGGTTGAAGATGATTCAAATTTAGATTGGTTTCAAAGGTCTTTAAAGATTTATCCCGAACTTATGAATGACCCATCTAACAGAGACAATCTTAAAGACTTAAAAAATAGCCTTGTTAAAAAATATAAAGGTGGAAAATTAGAGGTACGTGGAAAATTTACTTTTGTATTGCCAGACTTATATGCTTTTTGTGAATGGTTGTTTATGGATATAAAAGTACCAAAAGGTTTATTAGAAAATAATGAAGTGTATTGCAGACTTTATAAAAATTCTAAAGAATTGGATTGTTTGCGTTCTCCACATTTATATATCGAACACGCAATTAGAAACAATGTGTGCGGGAAAAAATATAGAAATCAAAGATTAGAAGATTGGTTTCAAACGGATGCCATTTACACAAGTACATACGATTTGATTAGTAGAATACTACAATTTGATGTAGATGGAGATAGACTTTTAGTTCTTGCTCAAAAAGATTTTATTGAAATTGCAAAAAGACACATGATTGGTATAAATCCACTGTATTATGAAATGAAAAAAGCTAAAGCAGAACAAATAAATCCTCAAAATATGTATAATGGATTGAGATTAGCTTTTACTGGGGGAAATATTGGTACAATTAGTAATGACATTACTAAAATTTGGAATCAAGACATAATTGGTGAAGATGAATTAAATGCAGTTAGATGGCTTTGTATGGAAACAAATTTTACCATTGATTATGCTAAGACATTATTTAAGCCAACAAGACCTTCTTATGTTGATGAACTGCTTAAACATTATGGAAAAGAAAACGTTCCTTATTTCTTTCAATATGCAAAAGATAAAGATAGAAAGCAATGTGAAGATATTAACAACAGTATGATGAATAGAATTGTTAAGAGCGTTAAAGAAAATAAACTTATGTTTAACTCTATCCGTAATCTTGAAGATATTGATTATACCTTGTTTCTAAAAAATAGAAAAGACAATTATTCTAATAATGAATTAAATAAGAGATTTATTGAATGGAATAAAAAGTACGGAAATAACTTAAAAATAGACTCTGATAATACTGATAAGAATAATATACCTACCATTGTATCAGAATTGCTAAAAGATTTACATGAAATTGAATCTAATGATGACAATATTGTAAATTCTTTAGTAGATTTATTATATAAAAATCCTTCAACAAGAAAAAAGAAATTGTTATGGTTTACCTTTGGTGAGAAATTATATAATAATTTATCAGAGAATATTGATAAAGACACAGAAGTTTGTATGAAATGTGGTAAAAGAGTTTTAAAGGGAAGTTTGATTAGAAACAAATGTCTAAAATGTAGAGATAAAGAATTAAAGGAAAAAGGCACAAAAACAATTCAATGTATTGATTGTGGTGTTGAAGTTGAAGTACCGAGAATGAGTAGAACTTGTAGATGTGATGATTGTTTTGAGAAAAGAAAAAAAGAAATAGAAAAGGTAAAAAAAGCAAATTACAGAGCAAAAATTAAAATGTCCACCTAGTTCAATCACCATAAAACCCCTACAACCCCTATAAATACTACATTCTTGCGGTTTTCAAATCTGACTTGTAGGGAATACTAAAAAATATTGGGTTTACCAAGGAAGTATATGCAGAATGTTAGTTAATTCCTAACACCCCACCCATAGGGTTACAATATGTGGGTTTAATAAAACTGCTTGGGAAAATAATATTATGTTTTCCTTCTTGAATAAAATAACCTCGACAGTAGGGTTGTAAATAATATGCTGTCAAAAATAAATTAAGAAAGGAGAAACAATGGCAGTAGAAAAGACAAATCCAAGACTTACAACAGCAGATATTGTGGAATTGATTGCTAAGAAATCTAATCTTACAAAATCACAAGTCCGTGAATGTTTACAAGAATTTGCTGAATTATATAAGTCACTAATGGCATCTGATAATACGCCTAGTGATTTTACAATGCCGTTACCTTATGTTGGCACATTCAAATTAAAGAAATATAAAGGAATGAAAAAAGGTAGTACATATAAAATCCCTGATTGGGATAATGGTGGAAGTATCATCAAAGTTGCAGAAGAAGATAGACCTGACTTTAATTTACCAGTTTTTGTTGTAAAGCCTGAAATTAGAGAGTCTAGGAAAGAAGCATCTAAACGTCAATGGTATAGGGAACATAAAGATGGCTAAGAAAGATTTAACTATTGACCAACTATGTAATTTAATTGCATTAGAAAGCAAATTATCTCCTAGAACAATTAGAACCGTGTTGGATTCTTTATATAAAGTTATGTTAAAACAATTAAAACTAAATGAAAGAATCTATTTCATGGATTTTGGTGCTTTTGAAATATATGAAAGACCAAGTGGAGATAAAAAGATGGGTAACTTTGAAGAAGGTGAGTCTATTATTCGATACATTGCACCTAAAATCAAAGTGTTGTTCAAACCATCAGAGGCTTTAGAAAGAGCAATCAATGAAGATGATTTCACACCACCAAATAGGCGTAAAAAAAATAAAAAATCAAGAGCGCAAATTGTAAGAGAATACAATGAACGTCATAAGAATGAAAAGCCTACTACAGAAGAATTACTTGTTAAAGCATTGAATGTATCACAAGCTAGACAAGAGAATGATGATTGGAAAGTTAGACAAGCAAAGAAATAGAAAGGAAATATTATGGCAAAGCAAAAATACGAGAAAAAGCAGATTATAACAATTTGCGGTACACTCGATAAAAATGAAGATGGTAGATATATTGTAACTGTCGAAGACAAAGATACATTTCAAGAATATGACTTAGCTGACATTTTAGAAGAAATGGAAGGTCATGTAATTAGTTTGAGTTCTGATGTTCTCTAATGAGGTAGTACATATGAATTTTAAAAGATTAGAGAATGAAACTGACGAACAGTTAGTTTATAGGGTTTGTTCTCAGAAAGAAATTGTTGGCACATGGGAAGATGTTGCGGATATTCTAAATAATTTGCTTGGAAATAATTTTTCTGAAAGTGCTTATCGGAAGAAGTATCAATCATTTCAAAGGGTGTTACAAGAAAACAAAAGTAAATTTATAGAAGAAGATAATTATTCAAAAGAATTAGATAAAAAGTATGAAGATATTAGGAAAGAAAGAATTAAACTTCAAACTGTTAATGTTGAAAGACAGCGTATTGATAGAGCTGAATCAAGACAAGAATTATTCTATGAATATATTGGAAAAGTAAAAGAGACATTGCCTCTTCCGAAATTTGAAGAAATTTTTGTGAGAGATGATGAATCAAAAGAATATCTTTTGACATTAAGTGACATTCATTACGGTGCAAAATTTAAAAGTATGAATAATGAATATTCACCAGAAATTGCCAAGCAAAGATTTGAACTAATGACGGCATATGTAATAGGTTTTATTGAAGAACATCATTTGTCAAAATTAAAAATTGTTAGTTTAGGAGATTGCATCCAAGGAATTTTAAGACTTAAAGATTTACAATTAAATGATACCAGCATTGTAAAAGCTACAGTTGAAGTTAGCAGACTTATTGCGACTTTCTTAAATGAAATTTCTACTTTTTGTTATGTTGAATATTATCATGTGCCAAAAGCAAATCATACACAATTAAGAGTTTTAGGTGCTAAAGCCAATGAATTAGGTGAAGAAGACCTTGAATATGTAATTGGACATTATATTAAAGATTTATGTTCTAACAATTACAGAATAAATGTTCATTTAGAGGATGAGAAAACATATATAGAAATTCCTATATTTGACTATGAAATTGTTGCTTTGCATGGACACACAATTAAAAATATTGAATCTTCTATTAAAGATTTAAGTGTTTTGACAAGGAAATTTATAGATTATTGTGTTTTAGGACATTTTCATAACGGTAAAGAAATTCCTATGTATGAATCTTGTTGTAATGATTGTGAAGTTTTAGTTAGTCCTTCTTTTATAGGGTCTGACCCATATAGTGATTCACTAATGTGCGGAGGAAAATCTTCTATAAAAATTTATGGATTTTCAGATATTTACGGTCATACAGAAACTTATAAGTACATTTTGAATTAAGAAAGGGAAAATTATGTGTCAATATTGTGAAGAAGATAGAGAACCAATAATTGCTTGTGATTTAACACTTGTTGATGAAAGTGGTAATGTTACTACTTTACAAAAGACTGAAAGTATGTATTTTGACCATGAGCTATCACAAATTGCAGATTGGTTTAAGAGATTAGTAAATGCCGCTGGATATGACTTTGTTGAAGAAGTGAAGATTATCAGTTCTAATAATAAAGAATTTTCTAGTGAAGATTTATAAAAAAGTGTTGACAAATCAAAGATTGTGTGGTATAATACCATTATAAGATAAAGCAAGGGTTGTTATAATAATAATTTTGGTGAAGGTATCATAAGGTATCATAATAGATACAGTAATTTTGGTGAAGTGAGATAACAACCCTTTTTGTTTTAAAGTTAGGGGTACGAGAGTGTGGGATGGTTACTTAATTAAGACAAAATTTATGAAGACATAAAGCGAGTCTTAGCCTAATTTATCAAGTTTACATATTTTCCGTCTTGGAGAATTTGTGTATACATATTAAAAACCTCTATGCCAACAATTATGCCCTCATGGTCATAGTAAACCATTTCTCAGAGGGGTGAAATGGTCACAGTTATAGGTAACTGCAATCCTTTAAGGGTTTTCACCGAGATAGACGGTTAGAATATCTATACTAATCAAGGTTAAACCTTGCAAGTGGAGTATCTTGTAGCAGAAGAAAAACTTCAAAAGTTATGCGGTGCTAAAATCCGTTGGTTAATTCTTATCCAGCTAAAACTCACCAAAAAGAAAACACTTCCCTAAACGGGACGTATAGAACATCGCCTATAGGGCATTAAAGAATTAACTTTCAATTATTCAACAAAGTTACAAGAGTAATATTCTGCAAAATATGAAATTGGTTATAGTTGAATTGATTATAGGCAATTTGCAGATTGTCTATAAGTATATTTTGTGATTGCAATCACTATGTTATGATGACAACATAACAGAAACGACCTCGGCTCGTCACCGAGTTTTATAATGTGGAGTCCGACAAGACTTTAAAAGGCTGTCTACATAGTCCATGTGAGGCTTAATTGAGAAGAGGGCAAATCAATCAGATTGATAGGGTAACGTGCAACGGTATAGGAGCTGGCTCATAAGAGTGCCATAAAATAACAGTGTGGAAGTTGCACCAAGTCAACGGTAGCAGAAAAAATGACGAATAAAGGGATTTGCGTTGACAGTACATATTTATTTTGTTAAGGGCTGATGGTTATTGACTGTTGGCTCTTTTCGTACATATTAAAGGAGTTATTATGGCGAGAAAAGCAGAAAATGTAACATTATGTATGGGTCATAATGCCCCAATGTTACAATGTATTGGCTTGAAAAAAGAAAGTGAATATTTTAGTTCATGGAGTCAATTTCATGCCAATGGTAAAGTTCCTTATTGTAAGGAATGTTGCAGTAAAATTTTTAATTATTATTTAGATGAAACAAAGTCGGCTAAGACCGCTTTATACTATACATTGATGAAGATTGACACACCATTTATTAAAGAAGTTTATGAAAAAGTAAATGAACGTAGTTTAAGTGGTGATACCAATGGTAAGAAAACATCAATCAATATAGGTACATATATGAATGAACTCCGTAAATATTCTAAGAATAAAGAAATATGGAGCGATTTTAGTGCAACTAATGTAGATATTACAGAGGTTGATAGTAAAATTCAAACTGCTGAAATTAAGCAGAAAGAGATGAAACAATGGGAAATTGATTGGGGAATACAAGATGAAGTTCAAGACTATGAATTTTTGAATGACACATTTAATCGTTATACTAAAGGCGTAGAATTTGTAAATCCTCAACAAGAAGATTTATATAGGGATTTGTGCCGAGATAGATTATTGTTAAGAAAAATTAATGACAATAGATACAAAGGTGATGAAACTATTGACAAGGTACAAAACAGAATTAGTAAAACAATGGCTACATTAAAAGTAGACCAATTTGAAAGTAATAGACCTAAAACCGCAAGTGAACAAGCATTATTTGAAAAAATAAGATTATGTGATGAAAAGAATGTAAAAGATGTTTATAATCATCCTACTAAAGATTTGAAAGATAGAGAAGATTATGATAAAATAAAAGCGTATAATGAATTATTTAGTCTTAGACCACTAGGGAACATGCTTGTAGGACATAGGGATTTCAATGTTAGTTTGGAGGATTTAGACCAATATGACCTTAGAAGAAACCAAACAACTTGAGCAATTAACATTAAAGAAAAAACGTGAAGATAAAAAGATTCGTACAAAGCAAGATATGGATAGGTCATATGCTGAATGGCAAATGTTTTATCTAAATAATCTTAATATCTTCACAGAAGATTATCTTGAAATTCCATTACATTATTTTCAACATCAATTATTGCTTGATTGTTGGGAAAATGATATTGAGTACATAATTGCAAGTCGTGGATTGTCGAAGAGCTTTTCGATTGGAGTTCTTGCAAATGATTTAGCTTTGCTATTGCCGGGTGTTCAAATAGGTATTGCTTCTTTAACATTAGGACAATCCAATAAAATAATCAATGAAAAAATTGATGAATTATTAAGCAGTGAAAAACGTGGAATTAGTCCTGTTCTTAAGCAATTAAGACGTGATAGCTATATTAAGTTTGAGAATGATAAAACTACAGACGCAAGAGTTGTTGTTTATGGCAATGGTTCAAAAATATTTGCTGTAAACTGTAGTGAAACTGGTAGAGGTAGCAGAACTAATATTTCAATTCTTGATGAATGTGTTCTTGTTAAGCGTAAAGATTATGATGCAATAGTAGAACCTATGCTTGAGCCATATAATGTAAATGGACTTTATATTGAACCAAAACAAATATTTATGACTTCTGCAAAAACTAAAGATAAGTGGGTATGGAAACATTTAATTAAATGTGTAAATGGTCACTATAAAGACCCACATATTAAATATGGATTTTTTGCTGGTGATATTTTTACCGCTGTTGCAAATAAGGTTCAAACTAAGAAGCAGTATTTAACAAGAAAAGAAAATACTAATGAGTTTGAATTTAATCAAGAGTTCTTGAATTTGTGGCAAGGTGAAAGTGAAGGAAGTTTGTTTACATTTGAACAATTTCATAATCAACAAGTTTTAGATAAGGCATTTTATCCAAGAACACCACAACAGTATATAGATTGTGAACCAAATGAATATGATTTTAGTAATGATAATGAAATTCGTTGGATGGCTAATGATATTGCTGTGGCTGGTGGAAATGAAAACGATAATAGTGCTATTATATTAGGTAAGGTTGATTCAGATGATTTAATAAAGAAAGTTGAATATATTACTACTAAAAATGGTATGAACTCTTTGGAACAAGTTGTATTGATAAAAAGATTATTTTATGAATATAAATGTTCATATTATGTTATGGACTCAAAGGGAGTAGGAAACGTAATCTTTGACTTATTAACAATTCCAACGGAAGATACAGAATACGGTATTACTTATCCTGCATGGACAGTTTGCAAAGATAAGAGATTGCAAATTAGTTCTGATAATGTTATAAATGATAAGATTCAAAGAACTCTTACAAGTGACGCTCAAGAAGTTATTATACCTATTGCTGGAACTGCTGAAATTAACTCAAATATGCACTTATCATTACAAAAAGCATTAAAAGATAAAAAGATTCAATTCTTACAAGATGATGCAGAAGTTGAGTATAAAATTCAAACAGATAATCCTAAATGGGTTACTTTAAGCGCAGAAGAAAAAGCAGAATTTTTATTGCCGTTTTTAGAAACAAGATTTACTGTAAATGAGTCTATCTCTCTTAACACTGAATATAAAGGTGGATTAGTAAAAGTAAAAGAAGATAGAAGTGCAACAAAGGATAGATATATGACATTAGCAATGTTTAATTATTTTGGCGATAAATTGATAAATACATTGCTTAATGACGATTATGTAGATGAAGTCAATCTTGATGATTGGCAATGGTTAGCAGAATAGAAAGGAGAAAAATGTCCGATATGGAACATAAAGAATGCCTTTCTGAGCAAGAGTTAGACCAAGTGCTACAATTTGCTCAAGGTTTATATAATGGCTTTGGTGGATATGGATTTTACACTCCTTTCTCTCAAAACCAAAACTTACTTGCTTTAAATAATAATGGTCAAAAGCCAACACAAGAAAAGTTATCTAAAGCATTAGAAACCGCACCTTATGATTATGGTTCATTAGCATCATATTCTGAATTTATGGAAATTTGGGATGCGATTTATGCTAAGACCTTAAGATATTTTGGTGGATTACTTTCTTTTGATTTATCTTACACTTGTAAAAACATTAAGAATCCAAGTGATTATAATTCAAAAGAATATAAAGATGATATTAAAAGGGTTCATAAATTTCTTGACAACTTTGACTATAAAACAGAATTTGACAAAGTTGTTAAGCAAATGTTAAGAACTGAAACGTGCTATACATGGTTTAGAGACTCATATGAAGACTTAAATAGTCCTATTGATATTGACAGTGATGAAGGTAAAATTCGTAGGAATGAAAAGTTTTCATTACAAATGATGCCACAAAAGAACTGTATGTTGACCGGATATTTTAATTGTAGTCAATTATTATATGACTTTGATATTAACTATTTTCTTAATGGAAATGTAGACATTAACTTGTTTGCTCCCGCTTTGAAGAAGAAATTCAAAGAATCATATACTAATGAAAATGGAGAATATATTCCGTCTGCTCAATTAAATTATAGGAACGGTTTTTTTGCTAATTGGGTACAATGCAGTCCTAACGATGGAGCTTATGCGTTTAAGTTTGATTTAAGCAATTTTAGACAAGTACCACCTTTAATTTCTTTGTTAAAGAGTTGTTTAAATAATGATGAAATTGAAGATTTACAAAAGAATAAAGATATGATTTCCGCTTATTTATTATTAGCTGGTGAAATTAAAACTATGGATACTGATAAAAGTGGACAAAAATCTAATCAATTTTCGATAGACCCTAAAACCATGGGAAAATTTATGCAACTTGTTAAATCGGGTCTTGCTGATAAAGTAAAGCCTTTAGCCTTACCATTGGAAGATATTAAAGGTTGGCAATTTACAGACAGTAATCCAAGTATGGTTGAAAAGCAATATACTACAACTGCCGCACAAGGGGCAAGTGCAAGCACATTGATTTACACGACAAGTAAAATGTCGCAATCAGAACTTGAAAATGCCATTTATGCAGATTATTGTTTTATGAAGCCTTTATATGAGCAATTTAATCAATTTCTTAATTTCTATGTAAATAAGAAAACAACGAAGTATAAGTTTGAGTTTTCCTTTGAAGGACTTAATAGACCATGGGATAGAAAACAAAGGCAAGAAACTTTAAGAAATTTTGCAGATAAAGGGATTGTGTTAGACGCAACTCAGTGGGCGAGTGCTTATGGAATGAAGCCACAAGCATTTCAACGTAGCTTAGAGTGCGCACATAATGACACTACATTTATTAGTAATTTGACAATGATGTTAAATGCTAACACAATGCAATCAAGTGGCGAAGATAATGTAGGTGCACCAAAGAAAGATTCTTCTGAAAGGTCTGATAAGACAGAGGAAGTTTCTGATTATGTGGATTAGGAGGGTTGAAATGATTATAAGACAAACTCCTAAAAATAAGGATAAATATATTGTTGTGAATAGTGATACAAGTAATGTATTGCATAAGCATGGTTTTTATCCTAAGTATATAGATAATGAATTTATATATTATGTAAAAAGTAAAGAACTAATTGAATTTATGTCAATGGAGGGTTTATAATGCAAGAATATATAAAGAAGTTCTCTGTTGACGATGTTCAAATGTATAGAGAACAAAATGAAGACCCCGATTTTGCCGTTGTAGAAATTTATGCTTTGGCAGAGGGTAACAATAGCCATAAGAATCCTTTTTCAAGAGAAGTTCTTGAACGTGATGCTGACACTTTTAAAGGAAAATTTATTATAGGAAAATATGATAAGTTTACTAAAGACACAGAAGCGCATGAGATAGAACAATCGGTGCTTGGTTATGTTCCACCTAATGAAGAAGTGGAATTTAGAATGAAAGAAGTAGACGGTGTTGAAAAAGAATTTGTTGTTGTAAAAGGTTTATTAAGCAAAATCTATGCAAAAGATGTTGTAGATATGTTCCGTAGTAAAAATGAAAGAACTGTAAGTTGTGAATTTTCTTGTAGTACAGAGTATGATGAAAATGAATATGGAAAAGCTGTAGATGAATTTGGTGTTGAACTAAATATTGATAATCCAGTATTGAGTTATCACATACATGGAATTACCGTGTTAGGGCTTCGTTATAACCCGTCTGTAGCTGGGACAGAAATTAAAGTTAAGCAATTTGCAGAAGAATCATTACAATCTCATCCAGTAGACAAGTCTAAAGAAGCTGTTGATATGGGAGATTGGAACGGAAATAAAGCAAAAGATGATTTATTAAAAGAAAAGAACTTCAAGACTGTTGCTAAAAGTGTATGTTTACTTTTAGAGGATGGTTGGGAAGAAAAAAGAAAAGGTTCTCTAAAATATCCAGTTATGAACTTAAAAGATGGTAAATGGGTATATAATGCAGAGGGTCTTTCAAGTGCTAGAGCTTATGGGGAACAACATGACCCTAGTGTAGCTGAAAAAGCAATTTCCATTCAAAAACGATTGGGATTATATAAAGATGACAAGGAGGACACTATGGAAGACGAAAAGAAACTTTCCGAAGCTGAATCCAAAGAAACTGAAAAGGACATTGTTATGGAAGAGCAACCTACCGTAGAAGAAAAGGAAATGGCTCAACCACAAGATAATAAGGAAGAACAACCTAAAGAAGAGGAAACTAAAGAAATGGGTTGTGGTGAAACAAAAGCAATGGCTGATGAAGAATCTAAGGAAGAAGTGAAAGAAGAAAAGTCTCAAGAGGAAGAAAAGAAATTTTCCTTAGATGCTTACGTTGACCAAGTTGCTATGTTAGCAATGCTTGAAAAAGAGACAGAACAAAATAAGGAGTTGGCAGAAAAGGTTATGAAACAAATGTCTGCTAATGAAATTGTTGAAAAGTTTGTTCAAATGTCTAAAGAAAATGCTGAGTTAAAGGCTGAAAAGGAAGCTAATGATACCGAAAAGAGAGACAAGAAGTTTTCTGCAATTATGGCTTCTGTTAAAGAAGACCTTGATGAGAAGAAATTTTCTGAACTTTCCGAAGAAGGTAAAAATCTTTCTTTAGGCGAACTTGGTGCTTTTGAAAATAAAGTGAAGGCATTTGCTTATGAAGCAACTAAAAACAAACCAAAACAAAATGATGACGGCATTATGAGATTTGCTGGTGTTAGTGAATCTTTAAACAATCAAGGCACAGAAGATGTGTTTGATAGAATTTCTAAAATGTAAACAAGGAGATTAAAAAATTATGGCTAAAAATGGCGTTTTAATTGAATCTATGATTCAAGCAAAGAATATTGACGCTCTTAATAGAAGCGTTATTTGTGCTGGTGCTGATGTAGCTGGTGGCGGTCTTATTAAACTAACTGCTCCTACAGTTCAAGGAGAAGATAGATGGACAGCGGAAGTTCCTAGTGCTGGTAATTTAGGTGGACTATGGGTTGCTTATAACCCTTCTGTAAAGTATACCGAAGTAAATGGAAAATTATATGCTGGTCTTTCTGCTGATGACAGAGATTATACTAATATTAAGGGACATACCTTTGATGCATTTAAGCCTGTTGCAAATGTAGATGAAATTGTAGTTACAGCAGAATGTATTGATGATGCAAGCAATGTGGTTGCTGGTGACATTCTTGAAGCAAAAGCAGACCAAACAACTTATACAAGAGTTGCCGCCGCTACTGGTGCAACCGCTGGTTCTACTGCGTTTAAGGTAGAATGGATTGGTTATGTAAACTTCCCTCAAGCTAGTATCGGTGACGAGAAAGTTAAAGTATATAAGGCAATTTGTGTACAAGAATAATAGACGAAAGGAAAATATTGAATTATGGAATTTATGAATGTAAAGGCATTTTCCGCAATGTCTAAAGATTTATATGATGCAATGAAAGAGTATTCTCGTAATTTCAACAACGAGAGAAAGGGTGTAAAGGCTTTTGCTGAACACTCTAAGGATGAAATGGGAACTCTAATCAATAAGGCTTTTGCTATGGAAGTAGCAAAGCAAAGCGGAATGGCACTTCCTTCTGATATGGGAAATAAGACAGAAGTAAAGCGTTATGCTGAAAACCCTATGGTTAAATATTTTGCTAATCAAATCCGTGATGTGATGATTGATATGATTCTACCCGATGTGCTTATGACTGGCTCTGTAAGATATTTTGCTGATTTTAAGTATGCTGACCTTGGAGACACTATCAAGTTTGATATTAAGTCCAATTCACTATTTACAGTATCTAAGGCTGGATGGAGACAACGTACTACTAATCAACAAAAGACTTTTAGAACTACTGTAACTATGGAAGGTGAGAACCATGAAGTTACCATTGGAGCAACTTTGTTTGAAATTCTTACTGGTCAAGCATTTGTAGCAGAAGAGGTTATGAAAGTTGGTCTTTCTATTGAAAGAAGTATGTTATTTGATGCTTATGACGCATTTACTACTTCTGCAAATGCACTAACTGGTAATCTTCAAGTGGCTAACTATTCTGAGAAGTCTCTTATTAAGTTATGTCAAACTATTACTGCTTACAATCAAGGTAGAAAAGCTGTAATTCTTGGAACGCCCGTTGCACTCAAGAGTGTCCTTCCTAGCAACAATAATTACAGATATTTACTTGATGATGAATATGTTCGTCTTGGACATCTTCAAACATTTAATGGAAAAATTTATTTAAAAAAATTACATAAATAAAGATAAACCATGCGTATATAGTGATATGTACGTACTAGGGGTTAAATGCTGGTAAATCCTAAAGGCTTATATACACCGAAACGAAACTGGAAACGGTAAACGGAAAGGTTATGAAAATAGAAAAAAGGAATAAGCATGGCATATGGTTAAATCCTAAGTGCTGATTAAATGGACGTTCAGCAGAGAAAGTTCTAAGTTCTATTAAAGAATATGAAAAACTCTCAACGACTAGCCGATTGTGTCGGCGTTAGTATGTAAGTTAATGACATACGAAAAATCCCTCTCTAATAATATTATTTATTAGATGAACATATAGTCTGGTCTTATATGAAAATATAAGGGGTCTGTCAGTAATGATAAGACCGTTATGGTGTTACGAACCATAATGAACAAGATAATTACTTAATATTTTATTATTAATCCTTAACCATTATATAACAAAAAAGGAAATTGATTATGGGTAAAACCACAAGAAGAACGAACGAAGAGTTTATAGAAAAATTAAAAGAAGTAAATTCAAATGTCCTTCCATTAGAACCATATATAAATAATAGCACAAAAATTAAATGCAAATGCACTATCCATAATGAAGTTTGTGAATCAACACCAAAAAGACTTCTACAAGGAAGAAAATGTTGTAAAAAGTGTATTAGTGAAGAAAAAAGTAAAATATTTTTAAAAACAAATGAACAATTTTTACAGGAATTAAAAAACAAAAATATTGATGACGTTGTTCCTTTAGAAGAATATAAAGGAAATGCAAAAGAAATATTGTTTAGATGTTCTTGTGGAGAATTATGGAAAACAACTCCAGAAAGAGTGCTTCTTGGAAATCATTGCAAAAAGTGTGGCTATAATAAATTTAGAGGAGAAAATAATCATTTTTATAATCCAAATTTATCAGAAGAAGATAGAATAGATTCTTCTTATAGGTACAGAAATCCTAAATACAAAGATTTTATTCAAGATTGTTTTTCAAGGGATAATTATACTTGTCAAATTACTGGAAAGAAATCTTCTGGGGATATAGTTGTGCATCACATAAATGGATATAATTGGGACAAAGAAAATAGGACAAATATAAATAATGGTATAACCTTAAATATAGAAATTCATAAAGAATTTCATAAATTATATGGTAAAGGAAATAATACAAAAGAACAATTTAGTCTATTTATAGAAAAATTATTAAAAGAAAATAGGATTTCTATTGATAGATACAATGATATTAAGGATAGGTTAAAAAATATTAAGTAAGAATCAAATACGTTTTGATGTAATTCCTATGGAACAAGTAGCAGATGATACTAAGGGGGATTATTCTCTTAAGTTAGCAGATGATAAGATTTACGTTGTATCTCCTGCATCTGATAAGATTGTTAAGATTGGTGTATTTGGTGGAACAGTATCTCATACTGATGGAAACTATGACAATGCCAACAAGATGATTGAAACTACTGTAGAAAAAGCGTGGAACGTGGCTACTGTAACAAATTCCGTGGCTGGTGTAGTATCTGCTCTTAACTAATTTTTAGTTAAAATAAATTGAGGGAGCTTTATTGCTCCCTTGTACATATTAAATGATAATTAAGGAGATTTTTATATAAATGGCAGAAGAAACTAAAACAACTTCAACTAGAGGAAGAAAACCAAAAGCCAAAGTTGAAGAAGTTAAAATTGAAAAAGATGCTATTGATTTAGAATTAGAACAAAAAGATGACCAATCTGAATTGATTAAGCAACTTATGGCTCAAATTGAAGCCCAAAACAAAGCAATGGCTGAATTACAATCTAAAGTCAACACTCAACCTACAATTATGGTTCAAAAAGAAAGCAATTTAGGTGGAAAAAAGATTAAGTGCATCAATTTAATGCACAGTGTTGTAAATATATCAACTGAACCCGATGGATTAGGAAGAGTTTATACTTTTGAAAAATATGGTGATTACAAAATGATTAAATTTGATGATTTATCAGATATTGTATCATCTTATCCTTATACAATGGAGAATGGACTGATTTATATTAGCGACAGAGAAGCCGTTGAAGAACTTGGTTTATCAGAAGAATATGATAAACTGTATACAAAGGAAAGAATGGACAGAGTTGTTTATCTTAGAGAACAATCTGATGTTGATATTTTTCTTGGTATGGAAAAGAATATGCAAGAATCAACAGCTATGGAAATTGCTAAACTAATGAACCTTAATGAAAGAATGGATTATAATTATCTCAGAGAAATTAAGGAAAAAACTGGCATTGATATTGAACAGATTGCTAAAGATTTAAAAGAAAATGAAAGAAAACCTGAATAAATAGTAATGGGAGTTTTCTAACTCCCATGAGTACATAAAGGAGGTGGCAAGATGCGTGTGACATTTAAAGATGTGTTAAATAGAGCATATACCACATTATTCACTGATTATAAATTAGACAACCTAATTAAGATGGATGAGCAAGCATTTTACACTTTCTTAGGCGGTATATTGGTTAATGCAACGGATTTATTTGACGGAGCATTAACTGATTTATCATACCATTCAGAAGTAATAAAAGATGAAAACGGCAATGATAATATTGAATATGTGTTTGATGCTGATTTATCAAGCAAAGAAGTATATATTCTTTGTCTTGGTGTAGCATTAGGTTGGTATAAGAAAGCATTAGATGATGTAACTCAATTTAAGTTACATTTGTCAAGTAAAAATTTTAAAAACTTCTCCGAACAAGCCAACATTTCTAAACGATTAGAAAGACTTGGGGCAATGGAAGAAGAACTTTCAGAAGCTATTACTGCATATCAACTTAACAATTTTGATAAATTGCCCTTCTTTGGAGGTGCTTAATGTTTAATTTTAATGTAAAGAATTATTTAGACAGAATAGTACAGACTCCAAAAGAATATTATCAAGGTCTTGTTCAAGCTACAATAAATGACCAATGGATAAACACAACGCAATTATTTACAATTAAAGAACAATCGGCTTTACCATTTGTAGACAAATATACAGAATATGAAGCATGGGTTGATGTTATTTCAGATAACTTAATTAATACTTCAAAAGTATACTCAGACTTTGTTAGGGTTCTGTTTCAAGATATTGACCATAAACAGAATTATAAGGGTCAGTATTATAAAATGGCTTTAGATGGTGAGCATGAAGAATATTATATATGCTATGACCGTATGGGAGCACTTGACCAAGTAGCTGATTTTAGCTGTGTTCGGTGCAATAATGTATTGACTTGGATTGATGAATATGGTAAAATAGTTGAGATGCCTTGTTATTTGGGAACAGATATTAGTTCTACAAACAACTTAATAAACAAAGATGGTACTGTGCCTAATACAAGATTGATTATTCTTGTGCAAGCTAATGATTACACTATGTCCATTGTTAAGAATCAAAGATTTATGTTCCAACACTCTACCGCATTTAAGGTTGAAGAAGTAAACAATTATATGCGTGAAGAAGGTACAAATGGTCAAGTTACTTGTGTTAAAATTTATGTAGATTATAGTGCTTTATTGCCAAGCGATAATAAAGAGTTGAACATATGTGATTATTACAAAGTTGATTATACATTAAAGATTGACCAAGGTAATATTGAACAGACACAAGGATTCAAGGGAAAATTGACGGCAACTGTTAAGAATGGAACTGATGTTATAGATGTGCCTTTAAAGTGGTCTACAAGCAATTCTGACGTTGTTAAAATTGATGAGCAAGGAAATTATCAAGTTATAGGAGAAATAGGCTCTATGGGGCAAATAACGTGTTCTATGGCTGATAATGAAAGTATATATGACACGATAACAATTAAAATTGTAGAGGACTATTTACCAGAAAAGAAAATTATTATCAATCCTAACAATATCACAGAACTGAATCAAGGTCAAGTAGTTGATTTTACTTGTGGTGTGTATATTGAAGGAGAGAAACAAGACGATATTGTAACTTGTACTCCAAGTAGAGCAGATGTATATTCTTATACATTAGCAGAAACACTTGATGGATATAAACTTACTGTGAGACAAGAATCTGATAATGATTTGGTTTTAACTTTTAGTGCTGACGGTTGTGATGATGTTGTAATGACAATCGAATTATTAGGATTATTGTAGGAGGAAAATTATGTTAGCGAATGAAAATAATTATATGGCTTTTAATAATTTTTCAGAGATGCCAGACTTCCCCTACAAAATCATTGAAGTGTTATTGACAGATACAAGTCAAGACGCAGAAGATTTTTGGAAATTGCTTAAATATACAGAAGTTAATGCACTAAAACAGAAAAATCTTACATTAAAAGAGAAAAAGGCAATGATATGGCAAGGAGAAAGCATTGAACAAAATTTTAATGTTTTCTTAAAACCTTTGATTGGTTCTGCTATGGATAGTGCCGAAGCCCAAACACAGTTAAGATTATATAGATATAATACAATTCCTACAACACAGTTTGAAGCAATAGTATGTTTTGAAGCAGACTTTGTTACAAATGAAAAGACTTCATTAGTAAGAAGAAATAAAATCTTGTGTGAAAGAACAGATGTTATGGAAGCACTATTCCTATCTGTTATGAATGGAAGAGATATTGAAATTGGTAGTGGAGTGTTTCAATTCAATAGAGAATTGAGTAGGTCTTGTAATAGTCAACTAAATATTGGTAACTCTAAATCATTCTATGGTCGTAGTTTGATATTAGCATTACAATTTGTTGGTGCTGATAGTGGAGGTGGCTGTGGTTGATTTAGAAACATTAGAATTGAATTATTTTGTAAATATGGACAATGTACCATACGAATTAAAAGATGGTGGTTTGATTTATATTAAACCTATTTTAGTGAAAGATTATTTACGATATTCATGGGCGAAAGAAATTTTGAGTATAGAGAAGAATGAAATAAATGATATTGAAATTATTCAAATGTCTTATCTTGAATTTCTTATCAAAAAAGTATTCGCAATGAATAAAGAATCAGAAGATAAACTAAGATGGTTAATTAAATTATGTATGGATGAAGATTATGTTGCGTTTGTAGATAATAAAATATATATCTGTGAACAAGATACAACAATTAAAGCAATTATCAGACCAAAAGAATTTGACGATATTTCAAAGATAATTCAATCACAAAATGACCCAAATTATGATGACAGATATGTTTCACCCGAAGTTAAAGAGTTGATGCAAGATTATTATAAGACAAAATATAGTAATATCACTTCTCCAACTTTAGAAAAGAAGAAAGCATTTGTATCAAGTAAGACAAGTAAAACATTTAAAGAATTGAATGAATTGCCTTATCGTGAATTTGAATTGATATATGATGCTTGCAAAGATAGTGAAATATATATAGGGCAGAAAATTATACAAGGGTCTTATAAATATGATGTAAAAGAAGATATTAAGCACCCATTATTTGAACCTAAGAAAGACCCATATGAAGAATTGTTTACAGACACTTCAACGTTGGCAAGTAAAGGTATTAGTGGTGCTGAAAATCTAATTACAATGAACTTACAAGGAGAACGATAATGTATAGAATTATGCTATTAAAAGAAGCAAAAGAGAATTATGGCTCTTTGTATGCTTTCAAAACACAAGTAGTAGATGGTGAAACAAAACCATTAGAATTTTCAACAGAATTAGAATTAGATAACTATGTTGAAGATTTATTAAATAACAAGGGTTATGCAAAATCTGATTTTATTATTGTAACAGTAAAAGATTATGATGTAAGCACAGATATTGCTTGACAGATATAAATAATAGAGAAACACATGATAGGACAAGTTCCTATCACTCTAATAATATAAAAAATATAGGAGGATATAATATGTCTCAAAAATTTGTCCTAGCTTCGGTTGGTACAGCTCAATTTTTTGACCAAACAAGCGGCGATTTAATTGTATCAAGTAAGACATTAGTAGATAGTGGTATTAACTTTTCTGTGACGGCAGAAGAGATTCGTGGGGGTAACTGAATATTTCAACCGCCCCCCATATTCAGTAATGAGTATGGAGTGGTGTTATTATTAACATCCAAAATTCCTTTAATGGCTGGAAACTCGTAAAGACACATTAACTACAACGTAGGTATGAAATAAAACCAAGCGTGAATGTGACGAAAGTAGAAAAAATAATGTGTATGACATATGGTTAAATCCTAAGTGTTTTTATAATCGACAATCAGCCCCTAAGACCCGAAAAGAGTAAAGGTCAACGACTAGAATGACGATTCGTACACTCAAATATCGTGAGTGGAAATGGGGAAATTCCTATTTAATAGGAATGTGATATAGTCTAATCTCTATAGAAATATAGAGCAGTTCATAAGAGAACGGTATAAATTAACGAATTATACGAATAAAAATGTATGGGAAATAGTTTGCTCTCGATGTATCTACATGATTCTGCAATGGCTTTAACTATGACGGATAGTTTGTTCAGTTTAACCTATTTGTCACTACAAACGGGTTCGCTCATTCAAGCAGGTGCAGATGTTCTTACATTAGAGCAAGTTACAACTACTGTAGCAAATAAGATTACAGTAAAAGATACACCTCAAAAATTTGGTCAATTTGGAGTAGTGGGTTGGTATTCCTTAGCTGGAGAAGATGATTGGACTACAATTACTTTTGACCAAGATACTAAAACTGCAAATGTGCCTGACTTACCTCAAGGAACAACTGTTTGTGTTAAGTATACTAAGACAGATGCAAGTGCTGAACAATTTACTGTAAGTTCTGCATTTATTCCTGCTCAAGTATATGCAGTAATCACACTACCTCTATTCAAGAGTGGCACAGATGCAAAGCAATTTTCTAATAGTTCCAAGGTTGGTGAAATTCAAGTAGAAATTCCTAACTTTATGTTTGATGGAGCAGTAGACCTTGCATTAACTTCCAGTGGTGCAACAACTACACCTTTAAGTGGTCATGCTCTTGCAACATTTACAGGTCTTGAGGGTTGTGATTCTAATGATGGCTATTATGCTAAGTTAAAGCAAATTACCTATAACAAGGATGAATTTGCTGATGTAAAGGCTATTGTTGTAGCCGATGCTAATGTAGAATTGAAGGCTACGGAAACACAAACCTTACAAGTATATGCTATCTATAATGGCATTAAAGCACCTAAACTAATTGACAATTCAAAACTAACCTTCACCAGTAGCAATGATACTTATGCTTCTGTTGATGCAAAAGGTGTAGTTACTGCTAATGCAGAAGGTCATGCGGATATTGAAATCGTGGTAAAAAATAAAAATACCTTGATGACTGCCGCAGTTGTAGATGTTCAAGCATAAAAATAACTAAGTTGAAAAGGAGAGTCTTTATGGCTCTCCTTAATTAAAAAGGCTTGGTTATGAAGCCAAGTCTTTATTTTATAAAGAAAGGTGGCTTTTAGATGTATAACAATTATATGCCTAATAATTTTGGCATGAATAATAATCCTAATCCTATGAATATGATGAACATGGGACAATTAAGTACATATCAACAACCTCAACCACAAAACCAACAACAACAAAATAGTGGTAATCCTTTTATAATGGTATCAAATATGAAAGAAGCAAAAGAAAAAATTCTTCCATATGGTAGTACAGTTTGGATGCGAGATAGTAGTGACCCATATTTGTATGTCAAGGGAATATCTTTAACGGGCGACCCATCATTCCATGTATTAAAGGTTGAAGATGTGACAGACCAAGTTTTAAATAATAATGGTCAAACTCAAAACAACAATCAATTTGTTCAAATACAAGATTTTAACGTTTTAAATCAAAAGGTTGAACAGTTGCAGAATAGTGTGAACTATTATAGTGATATTTTAAATAAGGCAATGACTCCAACTCAACAAGTAGTTGAAGAACCTAAAAAGGTTGGCAGACCTCCAAAAGTAGACAAGGAGGTACAACATGAGTAATTTTTGGGACAATATAGGTGGTGGTGCAAAACCACAATCACAAGGTAATAATTTTAATTTACAAGGATTTTTGAAATTTGCTCAAGAAATGAAGGGCAAAGACCCTAATGTGGTATTACAACAAATGATACAAAGTGGTCAAGTAACACAAGACCAAGTAAATAATGTAAAGCAACAAGCAAAAGGAATAGAACAAATGTTGAAAACATTAGGAATTAGATTATAAAATAGAAAGGTGGCAAAGAAACATTAGTTACATTTCCAAGTAACTGATAAAATGAAATGAAAAGATTATATGTAGTTTACAACACTACATTAGGTATGCTTAAAGGAGGTGTATCTAGTGTTAATTTGTAAATATAGATTATATACAATCTCTAGTGCATCTCTTTTAGATATATAATATATCTATATAATGGGTGCGCAACATTATGTATGGTGTATTAACAACTAATAAACTATATTTTATAATGTAAAGGAGATTAAACGTATGGCAATGGATGGAAGCGGCTTATCCGCAAGTGATGTACTCGCACTAACTAAAGATTCTGATGGATTATTTGGTGGTGGTTCTAGTGGCGGTATCTTAGCTCTTATTATCATCTTCGTACTTTTATTTGGTACGGGCAGTGGATTTGGATTCGGTGGTAATGGGGCAGTAGCAACTCAAGCAGATATTCAAAGAGGCTTTGATACACGAACAATCGTTTCTAAACTTGACGGAATTACCAACGGAATTTGTGATGCAAGTTATGCTAATGCTAATCTTATTAACAATGTAAGGTTTGATACTATGCAAGGCTTCAACAGTGTAAATCAAGGTATTGCTAATTTAGGTTATGAACAACAAAATTGTTGTTGCACCACTAACCGCAATATCGATAGCTTAAAGTATGAAAATGCACAAAACACTTGTGCAATCGTAAACGCTATTCATGCTGATGGCGAAGCAACAAGAGCTTTAATGCAAGCTAACACTGTTCAAGAACTTAGAGATAAGCTACAAGAACGTGATAACACAATTTCTAACTTTATGCAAAGTCAAGGGCTTTTAAATGCACTTGGCAGATACGTAACCAACCCTCCTTGTTATCAAGGTTACAATGGATATGGTTATGGATATGGTTGCGGATGTAACACTGGTGTGACCGTAGCATAATAAACAGACACTCAATAAGGGTGTCTGAAACATGACACCCTTTAAAGAAGGGAGAATATCATGTTAGAAGTTGGAAACACAAGCACAACAGCTTTGACAGCTAACGCAAAAATTCCATTTAATACAGTGTTCTTTAACACTAACAATAGGACTTCTTTTGACTCTGCAAACAACGCATTAGTCATTAAAAGGCGTGGAATTTATAAAGTTGGCGGTAGTTTTGTTTTTACAGCTACTAATGCAGGAAATACATCAATTTCCATGTATGTAAATGGAGCTTCTGAACCTACTGCTGTATCAACTTTTACTGCTATAGCTGGTAGCACATATACTTTTACCATTCCATCAAAATATATTAAAGCAATTCCATCTGTAAGCGGAAGTACAATTCCTATCACTTTCGTAGTGAGTGCTGATGGTACTTTAGATAGTGCTAATGCTTATGTGTATTATAATGAAACTGTAAATGAGCAATAATAGACAATGGGAAGCTCTTGATGCTTTAAGTGTCATTAGCTTCCTTATTGGTTGGTTCAACTTCTTTGAGAATGTTGATCAAACAACTATGCAAGACGCTATACAAGAAGCAGTAAGTGATATACATGAGCATTTAAAAGAGCAAGACAAAAAGATGGATGCTATAATAGAAATGTTAGGTGGTGAAAGTCAGTGAAAGATAGAGAAATAATTGAAAAATATATGAAGTCTTTGAAAGAAGAACTTTGTATGTATTCCGAAAATCTGTCTGAGAAGACTTTACCTTATATTGATACTTTAAAGTGTCGATATAATAAATGGGAAAAGGATTTATGTAAACTTGACGGAACATGGGTCAAGAAAGAAAAACATAAAGAGGACAGAGAACGAAAAGATATTGAAGAAACCGAGATAGATGAAAAATTATATGATGCTGTAGATGAATTTGCTGACTATAAGAAGTATAAAGATGAGTACAAGAAGACTGGAAGTAATGACAGTTTAACTATGTCGCATCAAGAACTTGGACACTTCTTAACCAACCTTAAAGATATGTTCAAGGAACTTAATGAGCACAGTAAAGACAATACAGAAGAACGTGCTATGATTAAAAGCACAATCAAAGAAATATATCAACTTTTTAGTTAGTGAGGTGTAATATGGTAATCATACAAAACATTTCTCACGACATAAAAGAAAAGATACATGACGCTGATAAAGATATTCGTAAGGCTATTGACCTTAAACACGAATATCCAAGTTTAGCAAATGATTATTATGAGTTCTCAGTAGAACGGATGCAAGAAGCCATGGATTTACATTCAGAAGTAGTTAAAATCATTGACGAATATAGAAAAGAAAATGGTGAACCTCCTGCTACTATGAGCACTCTTTGGGATTTTTCTCATAAAATAATCATGGAAGAAGCAGACGATGTTAAGATATTACAAGAGCATTACAAAAAGATGTAATGCCAACAAGGGGTAGTTTAGGCTATCCCTTTTACATATATAAGGGGTGAGGTAACACTTGCCCCTACTAAGGAGCGAAAATAAATATGTGTCAACATATGTATTATAAAGATGAAACAGAGTATTTCCCAAGACTGTATTGCAACATTGATGATAAAATATGTATATATGCTAAACAGTGCTTAAAGGAAAATAAATTTATACCAAATGGAAATTTATGGAAGGAATGTTACAAGATGATTGAAGATAAAATTAAAGAAATCCCACAAGGTTCTTATTATGTGCAATCATATAGACCGAACAGAAGTGGTAAATTATTCTTATATGTTGTAATCAATGACCATGTTGAAAAAATACCAACAGAATTAACATCTATTGACCAAGATTATGTATATCTTAAAGAAGGACTTGACGGATATGAAGTTTCTCTTACGCCTTTTAGGGGAACTAGGAAGAAATAATATGAAGAAAAAAGAAGTAAAACAAGGCGAGGTTTGGATGTGCAATTTACCTAAAGGTGAAGATTCTGAGCAGATGGGGGTTAGACCTTGTTTAATTATTAGTGCAGATGCAAGGAATGAAACGAGTTCTAATGTCTTTGTGTTTCCTATTACACATGCAAGAAAAAAAGAGCAACCTTGTCATTACATATTACATAAAGAAAACTATCCATTTTTTACATATGCAGAGAATACAGTAATATGTGAAGAAGGACGTAGTATTAGTAAAAGTCGTTTAGAAAGACGATTAGGATTAATCTTTGCAAAAGATATTATTGAAATCTTAAAATGCAAAGAATTTGTATTTTTGAATATAAAAGATAGTATATAAGGAGATTAACATATGGTAAATGTATTATTTAGTCGAACAGATAGCCCAAGTACTAAACCTATTACTGATGGACAGATAATTTTTGATACAAGTGGAAATGGAAAAATGTACTTAGATAATGGTACAACTAGATTAGAAATGGGTGGAGCAATAGATGTGGATACCACATTAGATGCAACTTCTACTAACCCAATTCAAAATAAAGGTGTAGCTGGTGTAATGCTAAGTGAACTAGAAGAAGTTAGAGGTACTACAAAAAAGGGATTTTTAACTGATGCTTTAGCAACAAAAACGTTAGATGCTAAGATTGGAACTACTGATATTTCAAGTATTGGAGATGGAACTGTTACTGGTGCTATTAGTGATGTAACTGGCAAGTTAGACACCGTAACTGAAGCAATAGTTCATGATAATATCACTGGCATATTTACATATACCAGAATCGGACATATGTGCATTGGATGTGGTACATTAACCACCACAAATGATATAGATGCATACTCCGCTATAGTTAGTAATCTACCACAAACGTATACAGGTAATCCTTATCCTGGTGCCTTTGTTGCAGAGGATAATACTTATAATGATTTTTATATCAATGGTTCAGCAATCGTAAACCGTAAGCCAGTATCAAAAGGGCATATATTGAGGCTATCATGTGTCTATATGTGTCAATAATTAGTTATTCTGTAAATATTCTAGGTGCAATCAAAAGTCCAGTTGACCATATATTATCTGACGAAAAAGTAACAGTAACGTTATCTCCGTTCCTAGATATCGTTGCATCTACGCCTGCAATTTTATTGATAGTTTGACCAACATCATTAACACCTATAGCATATGTGCCAATTAAAATTGTATCTTTATTGCACAATACTAAAAGTGCGGTGTATCTAGTATATGAACCACTTGGTGTTAATTTTAATTTAAAAGTTGCACTATTACTATCGGTGTTAACCATCATTGATACTACATCGTCCAAAGATACTAACTTGCCATTTAAGTAATTAAGATTTTGTGTTCTAAAAAATAGTTCTTTACAAATCTCCAACAATGTGTTATAATACAAATATCAAATAACACATTCAAATTGATTGGAGGATAAGATATGGATGCAAAAGAACAATTATTTAGAAGCATTATTTTGGTAATGGGACAGTATTTAAGCAAAGAGCACCATGATAAATTAAGAAATGTATTGACGACAGAACTTGAAAGATATAATATAGAAGAAATTGAGCAAAAAGATTTACCATGTGCTTATGCTGAAAGGAATAAGAAACTCATTGACTCTTATCTTATTTCAAAAAGAATAGAAGGTCTTTCTATGAACTCAATTCATTGTTATGATTATACTTTGCGCAGGTTTGAAAGTATGTTTGATGTGGATTTATTGAATGTTGACACTAATCATTTTAGAACATATTTTTATCACTTAGAAACTCTTGGAAATCAGTTTTCTACAATAGACAATAATAGAAGAGAGTTAAATTCTTTCTATCAGTGGCTTGTACAAGAAGATTATATTAGGCACAATCCTGTGACTAAAATTAAAGTGATTAAAAGTGAACAAAAGGTGAGAAATCCATATAGTGATATTGAAGTAACAAAACTTAAAGATATTTGTTTATCTTATAAAGAAAAAGCCATTATAGATTTATTGTTGACAACTGGAATTAGAAACTCTGAATTGTGTGACCTTAAATTAGAAGATGTTGATTTTTATGATAAATCATTTATTGTACATGGAAAAGGAAATAAACAAAGAACTGTGTACTTTTCTGACGGTTGGTTTTATCATGTGAATCAATATTTAACAGAAAGACAAAAGAACGGAATAGAGTCAGAATGGTTATTTTGTAATGACAGAAAAACAAAAATAGGTGAAGGATATGTTTATGGAAAACTTTCAAATGGAAACTTAAGAAGAATTATTCATATTTTAGCAGATAAAGCTGGAATTAAAGAAGCGTTTCCTCATAAGTTTAGAAGAACATTCGGAACCAATTTATCAGAATATGCTGATATTACTTCTGTTCAAGAGTTAATGGGGCATAGTTCTGTTCGTACTACGATGTTGTATGTAGCTTCTAACAAAAAGAAAGTAAGATATGAACATTCAAAATTAAGAATGTCTTCATAAAGATATTGACAAACCTTCTTTTTTATGATATAATATATTATAATTATAAGAAAGGAGGTTTGTAGAATGGCAAAACGTATATCTATTTCTTTGTTTACTTTATTAAGTATTTTTTGTATAGTATATTATACAAGTAAGTTTTACTTTGAAGGAGAATTATTTTTTGATAACAAAATGATATTAGCATGGACTATTATAGTTGTGTTAATTATTTCATCTTTGATTGTCGGGTTGTTCTCAGTTTGGAAAGTATATAAGTTAGACAAAGAAAACTTAGAACTAAAAGAATTAGTATTACAATTAAATGAACACTCAGAAAATCATTATGATTCACTTTGTAACTACTTGCTAAATAGTAGAGAATTAAGTTTAGATATTTTCGACAAAGTGCAAGGGAGAGAGCAATGATGAATCAAAAGTGGTACGACAGAAACAATTTTAGTGACAATATAGAGTACACAGAAAAAGTGTTAAATAAATTTAATATCGAAAAATATCATTTTGCTTATGACAACGGTGAACTTGCTTTATTGATTGAAAGGGGTCTTAAGAAATATAAAGTTGTTATTAGTCAAAATAAATGTGTTGTAGAAATTTATAGGTGTGAAATACATTTGAACTATGGTAAATACACAAAAGAAAATATGGTATTGAAAAAATCGTTTCAAGACGATTGTATATGGAATAGTATTAAATGGATTGCAAAAGATTCTAAGTTGTAATCGTACATAGAACATTTCCTCTTGACAAATCCTCCTTTAAGTGGTATAATATACTTATCATTTAAAGGAGGATAAATATATGATTAAAGAGATTATTACTGATTGTTTATTGTTTAGTTTATGGGAAGGTATTTATTTTTATTTGTTTGCTAAAAATCATAGTAAAATAAGATTAAAAATTTATCAAATATTTGTAATGATTATAGTAAATTTAATAATAGGAATTATATTCCCACCTACTATAAAACAAATAATTGCAATTATTTTTATGAGTTTATATTATTTTGCTTTTAGTGATGTAAATTTATCTAATTGTTTTAAAGCTGTTATTATCGGATATATGGTTTTATTTATAATTGAAGTTTTATATAGTATATTTCTTGAATATATATTTAATATAAAATCATTAGTTTTAGACTTAAATATAAATGAACAATTTATAATATTTTTATATTTAACACCAATTAGAATAATTGAATATATTATAGCATTGAAAGGTAAAAGAGGTGTAAAATAATGAAGCTAGGTATTGGTGGCGTAGTTCGTAAGTAATTACAACTGCAACAAAAGGTCTTGTCGGCTCTTCCTAAGAACCGAAGTACATAGAAAAGGAGTGTTGATATGTTAGACAAACTACAATTATTCTTGAAGTCTAAAATTGGTCAACCTTGGGCTTATTATATAACTTGTGTTGTCTATCTTATATTAACATTTGGTGGACTAATAGGCATAGGTTATATATTTGGTGTTTGGTGGCAAATGCTTGTGTTAGGAATTTGTTTGAGTTTAATTCGCAGTTACTCGATGGGCTACCACTGTAATACAAATGTGCATTGTTTTATTATTAGTTCAATAATCGGAATAATGTTTTCTATTATCTCACAGACTACTCCTATATGGGCGGTCTTTTTATTGTGCTTATATTCATGTGTAGATATTTATAAGAAAGCACCGATAGAGTTAAATGCAGAACACGAAGGAAAAGATGAGGACTGGCATTTCAAAAGGGTTGTATTGATTATGACTATTTATATGGCTATTTCTCTTATAACATATTATTTTGGATTAGAACAATTATGTAAATGTGTATTATTAAGTCTTGTAATGACAGACTTATTACTATTTAAGAACCATAAAGAATATATATAGAGGGGATAGACATATGGAAGACAATCAAGAATTACACGACCTTAAAGCCAAGGTTGATAAAATAGAATATACAGAAATCAAAGAATTAAAAGAAGAAGTTCAACAAGTAAAAATTGACCTTAACACAAACAATATTTTAACAAAACAATGTATTGAAAGCAATGATAAAATGTCAAATACATTAGATACATTAAAGGATACAATGATTGAAGTGGCTCAAAGTGTTAAGGATAGTAATAGAGTAACATCAGAATTGGCTTCAACAGTAAAAGACTTGAATGATAAAGTAAAGAATGTTGAAAGCACAATGGACAAGAAATTTGATGAAGTAAATGAACGAATGGAAGTTATTGATGATAAAGGTAAATTTGATTGGATGCTATTCTTAAAGCATAATGTAGTTAGTATTTTGCTTGGAATAGGTGCTTTAATTTATGCTTTGTCGCAACTTGGAATAAACCTATAATGGAGGTAATATATGATTAGTTTAAATAAAATAGGCGGTCAAAGTGATACTGCAAGTGCCTCATTCAATGTAAGTAAAACTGCTGATGTAGCAAATTTACCTACTAACGGAGTGCCGAATTGTAGTACCTGTATTGATTGGTCTACTGGTGATTTATATTATTTTGATGGCGATGATAATACATGGAAAAAACAAGCGTAAGGGGGGATATGATAAATGATAGCAGAAGAAGCATATGCCCTTAGTAAATCTTTTACAAATAATTCAATCAAAGGTGTCACTGGTGCTTTAGCTGGTAAGAATTGTACTATTAAATCAGCTACTAAAGCAGATGGTGTTACAACTGTTGTATTCGCATGGACAGCAGATGATGGAACAGAAAAAACTACAACCATTCAAGTTAATGATGGAAATAATGACTACGAAGATTTAATTAACAGACCCAAGATTGAAGGCATTGACTTAATTGGTAATCTTACATTTGAAAATTTAGGTGTTGCAAGTGCTACTGATTTAGCACAGACAGATGAGCACTTACAAGATTTGGCAGACTTAGTAGGTGACAAGGCTAATCTACCTATGCCAAATGAAACAGTGGTTGATAACATTGAATATGTTGATACAAAGGTAGACGGTCTAATTGATGATAATGCAACTGGATTGACTAAGACATTTTCAAGTGACAAGATTACAAAGACATTTGCTACACTTGAAGAAGTAAATGAACGTATACCTCAATATGAAATTATGCCTACTGCAACAGAATCTTGTGGTGGTCAAGTGGTTCAATTTATTGGAACAAGCACAAGTGATTATACACATGGATATTTTTATGAATGTGTTCAGAATGATGGGACATACAAATGGACAAATATAAAAATTCAAGAAAGTATTATCACACAAGAACAATATCAAAGCATATTAGATAGATTAAATGCTTTGGAAAATAAATAATAAACAGGAAGGAGGCTCATAGAAGTTGACAATAGATGATTATTTGTCTGAAATTAGCAAACGGTCTAACAGATTTGGTTCACAATTAAACAAACTTATGGATTTTTGTGGAGTAAATTGTTTAGTAGACGTTAGTTATGATATGGCAAAAATGTTTTATGAAAAAATGGTCAGAGAAAATATAGATGATAGTGTTTAATGTTAGCTTCTATGAAGCTAATTATGGAGAGGTGGAAACATCTCTCCATTTTTTAATTTAGGATGGGTAAGACACCCATCCGTACATAGAAAGGGAAAAATATGAAAAAATATTTAACATCTAATGAAATTATGGAAGTAGTAAATGAATTAACAAAGGCAGAGAATGGAGAATTAGTTCATAAGACTGCTGTTGAAAGATATATATTAAAGGTAGGTATGGTTGCACAAATTGTCCTTGATGATATGGATAAGTTTAAGGATTGTAATGAAATCTATGATTATGTAGTAGAGAATGATATTGACTTTGATATGGAAGTAAATAACTATTACATGATTGACCATTTAGTGAATGAAGAATTAAGTACAACTAATGTGATTAGAGATTTTGTAAAGTCTATGGAAGTTTCTATGAAAGACTTGTCTAACACATTAAATCTTGAACAAACATTAACAAAGTTTAGAGATGAACTAAAATGATAATTACAACATATACACAACTTGAAAATATATTAAATGGAAAATGTCAAGAAGCGTTGGATAGAACGACAGACAGATTGTTAGATAAATTAGGAGAGTTCATTCAAAATGATGTGTATGAATCATATTCACCTACATTTTATGATAGAACATTTGATTTCAAGAACTCTTGGGAAAAGACTTCTGCTAAACTTAAAGGCAAAATAGTTGAAGCCGAAATTTTTCAAAATATTGATGCTTTGGCGTTTAATTCTGACAAATTTCAACATGGTAGTAATGTGTGGGTTGAATCATGGAATGATAATGAAAATGAATTAGCACATATTATAAATGATGGCACAATAGGTGAAGCATTTGGCTTTCCACAATTAGGAACAAGACCATTTTGGAATGATTTCATAAAATATTGCGAAAGGGAATTTGAGAATATATTTCAAGAAGAGTTGAAGAAGATAATATAAGGAGAAAACATATGGTAACTTGTGGAATAGACGCATCAAGTTCTATGACAGGAATAGGAATATTTGATGATTTGAATTTGGTGTATTATAATAAGATACCACCTATATCAAAGGATGGAACATGGGAAGACCATGTGTTTGAAATAATAGAACAAATCACTCCCATATTAGAAGAATATAAAGTCGAAAAAATTTATATGGAAGACGTACCTGAATTTGTAAGATATGGGAGTAAAGGAAAAGCTATTGTTAAGCCACTTATTATACTAGGTGGTGTTCACATGGCTTTTTATTTAAAGTTGGTCAAAGAATTGCATTATAATATAAAGTATGACGATGTAGATGAATGGCGTAAAGATATGGGATTTTTGTTAGGAAAAGAAAGGTTAAGAGAAGACCAAAAACAAAAGGCTGTTGATTTCGTCAATGAAACATTTGGATTAAATTTACATTTTGTCAAAGGGTCTAAAAGTAAAAAACAAGATGATGATATTGCAGAAGCTATTTGTATAGTGTGGAAGAATATTAGACCTCAAGAAGATAAGAAACAATTTGGTCGGAGGTGATTAGATGGCGAATAATTTAAGTGCTAATGATTTCCAATTAGGAGTACAAGTCATACCGAAAACCGAAACTTTAGATGCTGAATTTAAAAAGATTAGTCAAACCAAATCTATAAATGTTGATGTAAAAATAGATGGTCAATCTTTTAAAAATGTTAATAAAATAGTAGAAACATATAGTAATAATTTAGGGACAACTCAACAAAAAATTCGTATATTAAATCAAGAAAACGAAGAGTTATATTCTAAATTAAATAAAATTACTAATAAATTTAAGCCATTTAATCAAGAAGTAAAAAAATCAAGTCAAAACCTTAGTGAAACGGCTAAAACAGCAAAACAAGCAAGTGGTTCTATTACAAATCTTGGAGAAGCAACTTCTAAAGCAGAAACACAAGCCAAATCATTAGGTCAATCATTTGGTGATATTGTAACAAAGGTCGGTAAGTTTTATCTTGCTACAAAGCCTATTCAAATGATGCAACAAGCATTTGATGAAGCTGTTGAAACAGTTAAAGAGTTTGATGATGCTGTCACTGATTTAAGAAAAGTTTCTGATTTAGAAGGTCAAGCATTAGATGATTATACGAAAAAGCTAGGAGAATTAGGAGAAACCGTTGCGAGGACGAGAGTTGAGATGGTTCAAAATGCAACGATTTTCAAACAAGCTGGTTATTCTGATGACGATGCGGCAACATTAGCCAGAGTAGCCTCTCTCTATCAGAACGTAGCGGATTCAGAGGTGTCTGCTCAAGAGGCAGGACAGTTTGTTGTATCACAACTTAAAGCGTATGGATTAGCCGCTTCGGATGCCGCTACTATTGTGGACAAATTAAATGCTGTATCTAATAATTATTCCGTTTCTAACAGTGATTTAGCAATTGGTTTGACTAAATCAGCCGCCGCATTGCAGACATTAGGAAATACACAAGATGAAGTAATGGGTTTATTAACGGCTGGTACCGAACAGCTTACTGGTCAAGCATCTAAAGTTGGTAAGGGATTACAGACAATCGGTATCAATATTGCACAAGTGGCAACAGAAGCAGGAGAATTATCATATGAAGTAGGAAATACTATAAAGACAATTTCTTTATTAGACGAAGCCACTGGCGATATGCGTTCCACTTTTGATGTTCTTAGTGATATTGCAAAAGATTGGGATAATATGACCGATGCTCAACAAACTGCAATATCAAATGCTTTGGCTGGCAAGACGAGATTTGATGTGTTTGCCGCAGTTATGACCCGTTTTGATGATGCAATATCAGCAACAACTACATCTATGAACTCATTTGGCAGTGCAGAAATCGAAAATGCAAAATATATGGAAAGCTTGTCTGCTAAAACTGCTTTATTAAAGCAACAATTTCAAGAGCTTGTGTTGGGAGATGGCGGTCTTGAAAAAGTAGGTAAAATATTTTTAGACTTAAGCATAAATACATTAAAATTAGTTAATGATTTAGGTGGTCTTAAAACAATAGCAACAGCATTAATTGGATTAGTTGTAGTTAGCAAAGCAGATGCCATTGTATCTTTATTTAAAAACTTACCATTATTAATTACGTCTACAACTACTTCTATGAAAGGTTATCTAACTGCCGTATATGCTACTATAACTGGTAACAAGGAATTGACAGCGGCATTAGAATTAGAAGGAATAGCTGTAAATGGTGCGAAGTTAGCTTTTGGCAGTTTCTTTGCTGTATTAACTCTTGGTATTTCAATATATAGTCATTTAAAGCAAGCAGAAGAAGAAGCACTTGCACAAAGACAAGAAACAATAAAAACGGCTAAAGATGAGATTGCTTCATTAGAACAATTAAAATCTAAATTAGATGATGAATCTCTTACAAGAGAAGATTTAAGCAATATAGTTTCTAATAGTACCATTAGTGCATATAAGGATGAAATGGACGCTATTTCAGACCTTAATGAAGCTAGACAAGGTGCTATTGATAAGATTGATGAAGAAATTCAGAAAAATGCAGAGTTAATTAAAAGTACTGGGTTTACTGATTATGTAGATGCAATAGAAGAATTAGGAGATCAAACTAGCAGATTTGGAAAAGATTTTACTTCGGTTTTGAATCCAACATTGGGAGGAAACATAGTTGGATTTGCTAGAAAAGAAGGATTGGAATTTGATACATCTTCATTACAAGGATATTATGATTCTTTAATGAAAATCCAAGAAGCAATGCTTTCGGATTCTCCAACAAAATATAAAACAGAAATTGACGCTTTATCTACAGCAATATCTAATGCTAATAAAGACTTACAATCAAACAACCAAATAATACAAAAATATAATGAAGCATTAGGTGTTCTTGGTGAAATTTATGATGCTACTTTAGGAAAAATTGTTCCTATGACAGAGGAACAAAAAGAAGCATATAAAACTCAACAAGAATCTACAGAAGCCTTAAATAAACAAGGTCAAGCATATGAACTCACTGATGAAGAAATACAACAATATGCAGAAGATATGGGTATTTCTATTGATGAAGCTAAAGAACAATTAGGCATTATAACTGAACAAGCAAAAAGTTATGAAGATTTGGCTAAGTCAATAGGTGTTTCTACAGAAGAGCTTCAATCTTATGCAGAAATGTTAGATTTGACCGCAGAACAAGCCGCTTTATTATTATCTGAACAAAATAGTCTTAACTCTGAAATAGATGGAATACAATCTGCTTATAGCACATTAAGTTCAGCAGTAAAAGAATATAATGAACAAGGTGGATATTCCATAGATACATTACAGTCTCTATTAGAATTAGACCCTGAATATTTGTCTATGCTTCAATTTGAAGGCGAACAACTTACCATCAACGAAGAAGCAATCAGAAATAGAGTTATAGCTTGGGCTGAGGAAGCTAAACAAGGTGCTTATAATATTGCCATTGAACGAATGAAAGCACTAGCCGCTGGTCAATCTGGTGAGGCAACAGAGGACTCCGCTCAAAAATCTGTTGGTGCAATAGAAAAGCATAATAAAAACACTGAGGCTATTCTTAATGAAGCTAATGCTGAATTATATTTAGCCACAGTTGAGGCTAGACGTAGTAAATTAGGTACAGCAGATGATGAAATAAAACAAATTTATACTGATTTAGAAAATCAATTAAATGCTATTGACAAGCTAGTTGATAACGTTGGTAAAAATTTTGAAGGAACTATGGGTAGTGCTTCAAAATCTACAAAAAGTTCGGTTAAAGAACAAAAATCAGCTCTTGACCAACTAAAAGATAAGTATAAAGATGTTATTAATTTTATTTTAGATGGCTATGATAAACAGATTGATAAGCTAGAAGATGCTAGAGATGCTGAAATTGACAGAATCGAAGCAGAAATTGATGCTCTTGAAAAAGAACGTGACTCACAATTAGATGCTATTGATGCTGAAATTGACGCTCTTGAAAAAGAACATGATGCAAGAAAAGAATATTGGGACGCTCAATTAGATGCTTTAGAGAAGAATAACAATGCTGTAAATGATGCTATTACATTACAAGAAAAGTTAAATGCTTTAGCTACCGCACAACAAACTAAGCAAATGGTCTTTAAAAATGGAAGATTTCAATATTCTTCCGATGAAGAAGCTGTTTCTAGTGCACAATCTGATATAGATGAATTTAATCGTGAACAAGAGTATAAAAGGCAAAAAGAACTTTTAGAACAATTAAGAGATGATGAACTTAATAATTATGATGAACGGTTAGAAGCATTACAAGATTTTAGAACTGAACGTGAAAAATATTATGAAGATTTAAAAGAACAATTAGAAGACCAAAAAGATTATCTTAAAGATTATTATGAAAATAGAATCAATGACTTAAAAGCGCAAAAAGAAGCAACAAAAGAATTACTTGAAAATGGAGTAAAAGACCAAAAAGAGTATGAAGATAAAATGCTTGCTCAATTAGGAAATTTTGTTGCCGACTGGAACGCTACTGTTGGTGCTATGTCATTTCCCGATATTAGTGGAAGTGGAATTGATATAGGTAAGATTAGTGTTAGTCAAACATCAAGTGGTGGTAGTAGCACAAAAACTACCAAGACCACTACTGTGACTAAACCTAAAACAACTACTCCTTCTAAGTCAACTAAGTCAAAAGACAAGAACATTCATGTTAAGGGTGGTCGTATCATGGCGTATGCCAGTGGTACAAATTCAATTAAAGACAATGAAATTGCTTTAGTTGGTGATAATCCTAAATATCGTGAATTGGTTATCGGTTCTAAATTAAACAATGACCAAGGAACTTTAATGAGATTAAGTAGTGGAAGTGGTGTTGTAAATGCTGATTCTACTAAAACTCTTGCTAGTATTTTTAATTCGTTAAGTGGACAAATTAATTCTGCTCCGTTTGCAAACAACGGAGTGAATAATGGAACAACAATTTCTATAGGCTCTATAAGTCTTCCAGAAGTAAAAGATGGACAAGGATTCGTTGATTATATGCAACATTTTAGTACAGATATTACTCAGCAATCTTTTAACAGAGTTTAATTTGAGGGGCAAAATTTGCCCCTTGTACATATTAAGGAGGCACATTTTAATGACAAATGAAAGAGAAAAAAATGCTTATGACCAATTATTACAAGGTATACAATCTTTTGTAAAAAAATGTGTCAATGAAAGCAATAGAGATATAACTACTACTGCAAGAATTGTCAGTATTCAATCTGATGGAAGTTACAATATAGACTTAAATGGTGTAGAATATAAGAATATTGATACAATAGGTGGGGAATGTACTTTAAATGAAATGGTTAGAGTTGTTATGCCACAAGGTCAATATAACAATATGTTTATATTAAAAGGTGGTAGTAGTAGTGGAAGTATAACTCCTACTCCTAGTGTAAGTGGAGTATTAAGCGTAAATGGTAAAACGGGTGATGTTACACTTAATTATAATGACGTAGGAGCATTATCAAACAGCTATAAAACTAAAGTAGACGATGTATATACTAAAGCACATGAACATAGTAATAAAGCTGTCCTTGATGCTACAACAGCTAGTTTTACATTAGATGACCAAACGAAACTAACTAATATTGAAAACGGAGCACAAAAGAACACTGTAACAGGTGTTAAGGGTGCGACAGAAGAAGATTATAGAGTTGGCAATGTAAATATCACAAAGACTAACATAGGACTTGAAAATGTTGCTAATGAACGTCAATGGTCTGAAATTAATCATCCTACTACAATGAGTGGTTATGGTATCACTGATGGTGTAAGTAGTACAGATTATAACACATTAAAAGGTCGTGTAGATACTAATGAAGATAATATTGCTATGTTAGACAGTGATGTTGAAGGTATAATCACAGATGTAGGCACGTTGAAAACTGATATGACCACTGTTAAAGGTGCTGTAACTACAATTCAAGATAGCTTAAATGATAAACTTTCAAAAACTGAAACAGCGGCTAAAGCAACAGCAGATGCAAGTGGTAATACTATAACAACTTCTTATGCAAGCACCATAGAAATCAGTGGAGATACATTAACGTTAAAATCAAAAAGTGGAGTGGTATTAAAAACTGTAACATTACCATCATCTACTTTACAATGGAATGAATAAGGAGGCGAATTAAATGGCATTAGTTAAGCCTATTGCACAAGGCGTATCAGCATTTGACGCAACACAAGATAAGACATTTAGTTTTACCTCTAATGGCGGTAGCCAAGTTGTTGCCAATAGATTAACAATTAGACTACAATCTAACAATAGTGTGGTCTATCAAAATAAAATAACATCTTATCGTTTTGAACAAACTGTACCTAGTGGTACTTTGAAGAATGATAATTATTACAACTTCTATTTCAATACATTTGATGCAGATGATAACATGAGTGAAGATAGTAACGTGGTTCAATTCTATTGTTATAGTGAACCTACATTCAATTTCACAAATTTGCCATTGAATAATTTAGTTGAAAATAGTAGTTATATATTTAAGGTAATTTATAATCAGACAGAAGGAGAACTTCTTAATTATGTCAAGTTTTACTTGTATAATAGTTTAGGACAAACAGTTGATGAAAGTGGCTTGTATTATGGCAATGTTCAAATACCTATATATTTTTCGCATACATTTGGTGGATTTGATAATAACGCGAATTATGAAGTAGAAGCTATTGCTACAACTGTTAATGGTATGACTGTTTCTACAGGCAAGTATGCGTTCAATGTAAGGTATTACCATCCTCAATTATTTAATCTATTAGATTTAGAGAATAATTGTGAAAATGGTTATGTAAATATTAAAAGCAATGTAAGTGTTGCTGACGGTGAAGTATCTCCTGAGTTTGACCCACCTATATATCTTGATTCATTAGCGGCTTCAAATCCACAAGATTATGTACATTGGGATATACCATTCACTTATGAAGAAAATCAAGCAATTAGTTTATGGCTTACTCCTAGTGCTTTAGACGTACACCAATATGACAACTGGGTAAAGTGGTCTAAAGGATTTAATATTAAACAGAATTTTACTTTCACTTCATTTATGAAAGTTGGTCGGCTTGGTGAATTTGCTTTAATTGGAACTAGACAAAATGGGTTTATACTTAGCTTAATTAGAGAAATTCCTTATTCTGAAACAGAAGTAAAAGACAAGATTATAGTGGATGGATATGTCAATGGTGTTAGAAAAGTTCATCAAGAATCTAATTATGTGGATATATTAAATCAAAAGTCAAAGTATATGGTATGGTTTAGAAAGAATGGAGATTACTATGATATAAGGCTTGAAGTACTAAATCGTGGAATAGATATTTTAGATTGGGATGTAAAAGACATTGAATTTGAAAGACTTACTGACAAACGGTATGTTGATGAAGATTATAAAACGGGTGAAGAATTTGTTGCACAAGCAGATGATATGTCTAGTGTATTTCCATTGTTTAATTTAATGTTATGGAATGGCATATATGATTTTATGGATATTACTGGAAATGTCTTAAGAGAATTTAATACTAACAAAAATCCTTATGATTATGACACATTTATACAATGTAACTTTGACGGTAATATTAGTGGTAGCAATGCTAATGTGCTATTATCACAATTAAAATATGCTCGCATTAAACGTAGAAAGAAAGACACATTTAAGTGGGTAACATTGAATCAATATAAAATTACTTCTATTGAAGACTTAAATTCTATTTTAATGCAAGATTATTTTGTGCCTACAGATTATGATGCTGAATATGCCATTGTACCTGTGTTAGATGGTGATGTTGAAGGTGACTATGTTATCAATAGTATTAAGACAAAGTTTACTAATGTGACTATAGCAGATGCAGATACAGCATTTAGTTTTAGAGGGAATATAACATATAATAACAATACTAAGAACTCACCTATGGCTATATACACACCTTTAAAGGGAAAATATGCTATCATAGAGAAGAATAGTAAACTTGATTATTGGAGTGGTTCAATTACGTTGTTAGTATTAGGATATAATTTTGATAAAACAAAAAGAATAGATAGGGCAGATGTTGTAAAAGAGACAAATGACTTATGTGAATTTTTGAACAATACAACTGCTAAAATTATAAAAGATTGGAACGGTAATATTCATATGGTTAGGTTCACTGGAAGTCCTACTGTATCATATAACTCTTCATATGGAAATGGTATTGCACAAGTAACTGCAAATTGGGTAGAACAAGGTCAATTTGACAATCAAAATGATTTGTACTATAATGGATTAACAGATGTACTATCTTAGAAAGGAGGACAAATATGCCTACACAAATAGAATATAATTTGTCTAAACAAGGTGTTAGGATTATAAATTATAAAATCAATTTATTAAATTATCAATTTCAAAATGTGGGAGAACTTACTGGTGATTCAATAGAAACTCCTAGTTTTAATATTGATGCAAATTCAGATATTCGTAGAACTTGTGGCATATCTTTTACTCCTAGAGATAGTTCTTTTGATATTCGTAACGGCAGTAAAATTTGGCTTGACAAATATATTCAAATATTTGTTGGACAAAAAGATATACGAACTAATAATGTAGAATATACTAATATGGGAATTTATTTAATAAACAATCCTCAAAGAGTATATTCTGCTACGGAAAATAAAATAACTATTCAAGGTTTGGATTTAATGTCAAAATTAACTGGATTAAGAAATGGCAATCTGATTGGATTGCCTTATCTTATTCCTCAAGGGTCGAATGTTCGTACTGCAATTATAGCTTGTCTTGAGATAGCTGGTTTTACGAAATACGTTGTTGATGAATGTGAAATTGATACGCCTAATGATATTAAAATTGACGTAGGTGGAACTGTTTATGATTTACTGAAACAATTAAGAGATATACTACCAAATTATCAAATGTATTTTGGCGTAGATGGTGTTTTCCATTATAATTTGATACCTAGTGGCAAGAACGAACAGATTATGGTAGATGATGACATATGGAATATTAATATTGTAGACTATCAAAAAGATACTGATTATGAATCATTAAAAAATTCTATTACAGTAATTGGCAAAACGCATGATATTAAAAATTATGGTGGAGTTGCAACTATTAGTGGTGATACTTACAAAATAAAGTTAAGCGGATTAAAAGATTTAAGCAGATATACAAAAATAGGATTTAATACAAATGTTGATTTAGGCAACAACAAAAAATTAGAAATTACTTTAGAATATCAGAAAGTTGATTCTAGTGGTAATATTACTACAGAAACTAAAGTATTAACATATCCTATTAAAAATGAAAATGGTACTATTCCTACGTTTTCAAATGAAAATACATATTATGTAGTAAAATTTGTGTACGGTACAGACCGTTGGGAATTTGTTAATGTGCAATCTGTTGAAAATCCTAATAGGGCAATTATTAATGATAGTACATATATTGTTACTGATAATTCTATTTCAGATTATATAGACGGAATGACATATACATTTAGAACCCCTATGACTGGGTGTGAGAATGTGTATATGCCTTATTTTCAAATTAACAGTTTAAAGAAAATTGAAATACATAATACTGTAAAGTTAAGAAATGACACTACATATACACTAAAATATTATGAAGCTAGTGAGTATGAGCAAGAAAAATATTTTCAGTTTATGGGTGAGGTGACTCCTCGCGGTGAAGCTAAAGAATTAAACCCAAATAGCCCATTTTATATCAATAGTACAATAGGTGAAATTAGAATTACATTAAATGGTGGAGACTACGATAATATCTATACTACTGGTCTAGCAGAAGAAAGAGCAAAATGGGAATTATATACAAGGTGTCGTTTACAAGATAGTGTTACAATAAAATGTATTCCTATATATTGGCTAGATGTAAATTGGCTTGTTGAAATTACGTTGCCAAATAAATATGGTGTTGAAGAAACAGAACAGTATATGATTAAGTCAATAAATTTAGGAAGCGGATTAGGTGCAACTATGTCTATAAACTTAGTTAAATATTATCCTTATTATGAAGATTAAAGGATTTTATTTAATATAGTTGTTATAAAATAAAAAAGGAGAATATTATGTCTTATATTAAATTTTTAGATAATGATGAACATTTGCAAGGTTCAATCAGAATGATAGATGAACACACAGTAGAAGTAAAAAATTGTAATAAGAATTTAAGTGGATTTCAATTATTTACAGATGCAGGTTTTATGTTTGGTGATTATAGTAAATTCAAGTATGACTATGAAGAACCAATTTCAGAAGAAAAGGTTTATAGATATACTAATGACAATCATAAATGGGTTAAGCCAATGAATACAGTTGTTTTTTCTTCTACAGTACAAGACTCTCTTGTTGGGAAAACAACTCAAAAAGCATACAATTATGAAGAATTAGAAATCCCTTCTGTTCAACAAGTTGAAAATTATGAATTTGTTGGTTGGGAACCTACAATTCCTTCTAGTGGCTCCATTACAGAAGATAAAACTTATGTTGCAAAATTTAATTATAATGAACCTATTGAAAATGTGCGTGAAAGAAAAATTTCGGAGATGAATACCGTACAACAAAGTATGATTACAAATGGATTTGATATAGTAATTGATGGTAAATTAAAACATTTTACTTTAACTGACCATGACCAAACTTCTATGTTAGGTTTAATGAGTCAAGTTCAAATGGGGATAGAACAAATTCCTTGGCATACAAGTGACCATGATGAACATTGTGAATATTTTACCAATGAGCAAATGAAATCAATTATAGAAAAAGCTACTGGATTTTTAACTTATCATATCACTTATTTTAGAGATTTAAGAATTTATATTAATAATTTAAGTTCAAAGGAAGAAGTTGAAGCGGTTGAATATGGTATTCAAATTCCAAACGAATATAAATCTGATGTATTGAAAGATTTAGAGAGTAAAATGTAATGAAAAAATTTATAGGTAAATTAGGATTGTTTCTATCATGTGGTTTTATATACTGCATGATAGAAATTTTGTTTAGAGGTTGGTCGCATTGGTCAATGTTTGTGTTGGCTGGATTTTTAGGGGTATTTTGCATTGATTCTGTAAATAATGTGTTGTCTTTTGATTGTGATTATATAGTGCAAATTCTAATTTCTACTATATTGTGTACAATAGGAGAAGGGATAAGTGGAATAATACTTAATGTATGGTTACAATTAAATGTATGGGATTATTCTAAAATGACTTTTGGAACATTTTTCTTTGGTCAATGCAATGTATTATTTTGTTTTGCTTGGATGCTAATTATAAGTATTATTATATTTTATTGTGATGCTTATAATTATTACATATTAAAAATAGAACCATGTCCTTATTATATAATATTTGGACATAAGTTCTTACAATTTAAAGAAAGGAAGAATTAGATATGAGTGAAATGTTAATTCAATTAGGGTTATTAGCTGTTGCAATTATTTGTAATATTTTATGTGGCATTTATTACAACATCAATATTAAAGAGGCAAATTTTGATTGGTATAAATTAGTTAATGGAGTGCTTAAAGCTATTGTTATTTCTGCCGTAGCGATAGGAATGGCTTTTGTATTTGAAAATAAACCCGAACTATCCGAAGCTGTTGGAGTTACGCCTAATTTTGTGATTAATAGTGCTATTATTTTATATGTAAGTAAAGCTATTGTTAGTCTAGGAAATATTTTAGGAATTAAAATTGAAACAAAAAATAAGGAGTAATGTGTATGAAGTATGGTATTGATACAAGTAAATGGCAAAGTAGCAAAGTAGATTACGCAAAAGCAAAACAAGCTGGCATTGAGTTTGTGTTCTTAAGAATCGGTTATAATAAAACAAAGGATAAATGTTTTGAAAGAGATTATGTGGCGGCTATTGCGGCTGGTCTTAAAGTTGGAGCATATTATTATACTATTAGTCAAAGAGAATCTGATGGTACAACAGATGCTACTAGAGTATTAGGATGGATTAATAATCGTCATCTTGATTTTCCTATTGGTTATGATATAGAAGATACTAAACAAAAGAGCACTTCAAGAAGAAAAATCAACTCCGCTATGTATAATGCTTTTAAGTCTAAAATTGAGCAAGGCGGTGTGTATGATGCTATGCTTTACACTGGTGAATATTTTTATAATACTTACTTTGACAAATCTAAGGTAACTGATGATTTATGGATTGCCAAATATTCTAATAGCGCACCTAACGTTGGTAGACAAGTTGCCATTTGGCAATATAGTTCTAACGTTGTAAATACCGCATATTACAAAGGAAAATTAGATGTTAATAAAATGCTTGTTGATAATTTCCAAGGCAGTAGAAAGCCTTCTGCGAAGCCTACAAACAATCCTTATCCTGTTCCTACAAGACTATTAAAGAAAACTGTTCCTTGTATGAGAGGAAATGATGTTAAATGGTTGCAATGGGAACTAGGGATGAAGAAAATTGATGGTATTTTTGGTAATGATACTAAGAATACTCTAATTTCTTATCAAAAAGCACATGGATTACTTGCCGATGGTAAAGCTGGTTCTGCTACAAGATATGCAATGTTAAATGATTAAAACAATTATGGGGAAAAGTCAATTAAGACTTTTCCCCATTTTTTTTACTTTTCTAGTACTTTAAGCATAGAGTATAATCCATAAATGAAACTAGAGTGCCATTTATCAATTCTTTGTTGAAGTTTACGGTTATAGTCATCTACAAACTCAACAAATTCTCTATACTCTTCTTCTGTGATAGGTTTATTTTTCATTTGTTGAACCAAATCCTCCATTTCTTTTTGTATGTACTTTATTTTCTTTAGCAAGATAATACTTGTTGAAAATTCCTTGAGCAAAGGCATCTCCACGTTTTAATTTAATAGTCTTTCCCTCAAGTGTATTATTTGTAATCTTGATAAAGATATGTCCTTCGTTGTCAGACTCATAATAATCACTATCAATTATTCCAACAAGATTATCAAGCCATAGACGATACTTAAATCCAAGGCTACTTCTAGGATAAATTTGTAGCACATAATTTCTCTTCATCTTACATCTAATACCTGTAGGAATCTTAACTGTTGTATTAGGTACGATATTCAAATCAATAGGTGTATAAAAATCATATCCTGCACTACCACTTGTAGCACGTTGAGGTAACTTAATTGAATCATAAAATGGTCTGATAAATGAATCTAGGACAACTGTTTCAACAGTTCCATCTTCAAGTTCTCTTGTTGTTTGTAGATTAAAGGTATTAACAAAATCCTTAAAGAATTGTTCATATGATACCTTTTCAAATTGTGCGATTGTTCTAAATAGCATTATTTTTCCTCCTACGATAATATCTTACTTCTGAAATGCCATTGATAAACCATAATAATGCAGTAATACTCTACAATACCGTAGAAAATATAGTAGGCATTGCAAATGCGCAGATTATAGATAATAATGACAATGCAAATTTCATAATGATTAAAAACATATTTTCTCCTTTACTTTACTTGCATATTCAAATTAGTTACAATTTTAGCACCATTGATTTCCTTGCCACTCTTAATGTCTTTCTTTAATGCAGTTTTATCTGCTGATACTTCAACTTTTTCTTTGATATACTCTTTAGGCAATGAATCAATATCATATACATCAACAGAATCGGATTTACGATATGACAACTTCATTCTAGGTGTTTCCATCTTAAATTTATTAAGACCATCTGTATCAACAACGCCATCTTCATTAGTATACTTCATACGGATATAATTGTCAATACGATTCTTAATACGTTCAGCTAAATTTTCCTTAACCTTTCTACGTTGTGCAATGTTCTTTTCCTCTGTCTTAAATGTTTCAATGTCTGCTTGTAGATTCTTGTAGAAACACATGGAGTTCTCAATCTTTTCATTTAAAGCCATTTGAATTTCATCAAATTTAGCATTGAAAGAATCCTCGTCAAGAATTTCACCTGTTTCCACATCTACCATATAATCTTCTAGCATTTGTAGTTGATAATCAATTTCATATAAATTAGCCATATATTTCTCCTTCCTTAAATAGCAAATCTTTTCATTTCATCATAGAAATGAACAATTTCATCTTCATTTACCGAATGAATAACTACTGTTACAGGTTGAGTAAAGTCTAAACTCATAATTCCCATAATGGAGCGTGCATCAATAACATAATGGTCTTTAATCATATCAATATTTGATTCAAACGATGTTACGATCTTAATAAATTCCTTTAAATCTTCATACTTTAGTTTAATCTTTATACCATTCACTACAATCAACTCCTTCCTTAATTTTTGCGTTATCCCATTTTATTACAGCTTCATTATTAGACCAAGAATTTGCACCATTTATAAAAGCAGTGATTTGATTATTAGCATATCCTGCGAAATATCTTTTATAAATGCTATCATCATTATTCCAAACATAAATAGGAGTATCAATGGGAACTTTATTCCAATCAATTTCACGTTCTTTGTATTCTGAATTAGCCCATTCTACAAAAGCATCGCTACAGTCACTACTACGAAAAAAATTACATCTGCTACAATCTATATCATCACATTTAAAAGGCACATTATCAGCAACAGCAGGATTTGAGCCAGTTTCACAGACAATATCAAGAATTTCCTTTGCATACTTTTCTTTGTTTAACATAATATTATCTCCTTTCATAAGTCCAACCATTATTAGTTGTATAATAAATATTTTTTATACCAAGTTCTTCAAGCCTTTTTGAACAAGCATTACATGGCTTTGTAAGCCTCGTAGACCCATCTTTCTTTTCACTATACACAAATATACTACACTTGCTTAAATCACCCTTAAATGACTTTGTAGCGTGTTGTAGAGCCATTAACTCAGCGTGTAAACAAGGTTCATGCTCATCACATATATAGTCTCTGTTCTTAGCAAGCTCTCTATACTTGTTATATTTAAGTTGGTATGGGTGAGTTCTGCTTGTGTTCCAACCAATGCCAATCGGCTTATTCTTGTATAATACAACAGCACCGATATGTACATTTTTCTTGTTGTAATCACTAAACTCACTTGCGTTTTTGGCTAACTTAAATCCACGTTCTATGTTCATAACTATCTCCTTTACTATGAACATATTATACCATAGAATTGTTAATCTGTCAACCCATATTTGTTAATCATATCTTGTCTGACCCAATTAAAATAATCAACACGGCATTTATAACAATCGTTACAATCAATCGTCATTTTATGTGGATATACACATAACTCTCTACTATCATGGTCTAATTGAGTGATAAAATTTTCTAACTCTTGTCTTGTCAAATATATTCTCCTTTTACATGACCACTTAATACACCTTTAGATTGCAGATAATCCATCCATTCTTCAACTTGTTCATATACAATTAAAGCTGGTTTAAATGTAGGATTTTTGTGAAGCATAGATTGATAATCATAAGGTTGACAAAAATCTTCGTCTAATACATCAATGCGAATATCTGAACCGTCTTTAGGGATTGATACGTTAAAAGAAATGTCAAAACCTCTATAGGGGAACTGAATACTTCTACAGAAAAACCATCTGTCTTTACTATAATCAGTAAAGTCAATTTCTCTCATTTCTTCATCTGACAAAATATGTGCTTTGATTTTAGTATTAACACAATTACTATTTACTTCTACTTTTTCATCAAACATAAAATCACCTCCTTTATGATATGTATTATACCATATAAGGAGGTGATTGTCAAGTATTATTTATGCTTTACTCTCATTTCTACTTCTTGTTGTTTTCCTTTATTAAACGCACTCTTATAATCTCCTGTTAAATACCCTGTTACTCTTCTAAGTCTTCTGATACTATGACTCCCACATTCAGGACAAGCATCATTCATATCATCAGTATAACCACAATCATTACACATATCGTTTGGAACATTGATAGCAAAATATGGAATATCTTTGTCCATAGCATAATTTACAATGGTTTCAAGTGCTTGTAGGTTATTTTTAACAGAGCCATCTAGTTCAACATAGGTAATACAACCAGCACTACTATAACCAGTTAATTGAGATTCAATATCAATCTTTTCAATAGGACTCATATTTTCCCATACTGGAACGTGCATAGAATTTGTGAAAAATTCTTTGTCAGATACATTGGGAATTTCACCATATTTATCTTTGAATTTCTTCATAGACGTATAACAAAGATTCTCAGCAGGTGTAAAATATACACCGAAATTTAATCCATATTCATGTTTATTGCCTAAACTATCTGTATATTGATACTTTTCTTTTTTAAACTCTGCACATCTATCTTTGAATAATTTCTCAATCTTTTTGGCTAATTCCATTCCCTTATCGGTAGTATGGTCGCAACCAATAAGAATTTGTAAAGTTTCAGCAAGACCAATTTGACCGATTGCTAAAGTTCCATGTTTCAATGCCGAAATAATTCCTTCTTTTGGTATATACCCAGCCATTACATTATTCTCATACATAAACTTAGCAGAATCCGGTGATTGTGAACAAATCCAATTAAATCTTTCAATAAGCATATCTTTGGCTTCATGGATTTTTTTATCAAGTAAAGCAATAAAATCTTCAATCAAAAATTCTTCTGCGTAATTTACTCCTAAAGAATCAATAATATTTTCTTTGGATTCCATTGCCAATGTTGGCATGATAATAGTTACGGGACAAATATTTCCTCGTCCGTCTTTTAATTGTCCAAATCCATTAACGTCATATCCGTTTGCAGTTCTACACAATAGCATTTCAGCTATTGGACTATATCTTATACTTTTGGTAGTATCTTCGCACTTCCACTTAATGAATTTCACATTAAATGTACTCTACTTGGTTACTTTCAATGACAACCCAAAATTACATCATTGATACCCTTTCGATAGTCTCTTGACCTTAAATATAACTAAATATATAACCTAAATAATCTTTTCTAAGTTCTCCTTTTAATACTCTTGAAACTTTATGCCTATCTAAATGCAATTCTTTTGAACATTTTCTGATAGATTCATATTCTCCAATAATTTTATTGTCTAATGTTTCCACCCTTATGTTAATTTTATCAGTATTGTTTCCATTGTTGTATGAGTGTTGCACATTATATGAATTAGTACACCATTCAAGATTATCTAATGAATTGTTTAATTTGTTTGAGTCGATATGATTAACATATTTAAACCCATTTGGATTAGGAATAAAACAATGTGCATATATTACATGAACTCTTTCACACGTTTTACAATGAGCCATGTTAAGTTTTACTGTCATATATCCGTCAGAACCTTTAAAAGGTGTAATTTTATGCCCTGTATGAGCATTGTATATATTCAAATCATCATTAACTAAAAAGTCTCTATATTGTTTTATATTATCACTTACTTTCTAAGGTGATATATTTAGTTATAAATTTTGGCACTGGATTCTTTGAATCCCCAGTTAGCATAACACCTAATTGTCATTTCCTACAATTCCTTAATGTGTGTTATACACCCTAGTTTTCTAGGTTCACGAAGTTTTAGATGAGCCATAGTGTAATTTTTAACCCATCGTTGAAAAATATGTCTTAGGGTCGTTTCTATCATATCCTTCATTACCACTCCAATCTACATTGGCATAGTTGGGATATAATCTCTGTGCAGTTGATTTTAATGCAAGTTGAAATAAGTCATAATTAGGGTCACCCTCATGTCTATTTACTCCTTTCATACATTGAAAAATACCACATGGAAAAATGCTTGTTTTATGAAATTTCCCAACACCTTTAAGACTACCTTCAAGTAATGCTTTCGTTACCATTCTTCCTTCTGTTAAAGTGCAAGTGCCATAGTTAATAGATGTAAACGGTAGTTGATTACCGCTTCGTGATTGAAGCGTATTTAGGTTATGATACATCCCCTCAACAGCTTGCCGTAATTCTTTTTCTGTCATATCCATTGCGTATTGATATACTTTTTCGTTACTATATGTAGCATTAAAATCACCTTTAGATTTGCACCAATCTTTTTTAGCAATAGAACAATCCTCAGGATTTGAATTTTCAAACACTTCATATTCTAGTTTGTCATTTGATAAATATTCCAATCCATCTTTATAATGTTTATAAAAACTCTTTCTTACATAAGGTATCATAGTCCAATCAAGATGTGTTGCCGAGACACCACCAAATTGTTGTAAGGACTGTAATTGAAAAATAACCGCAACTAATTGAAAAGCCGTTCCGATAGAATTAGCTGGTCGAACGTCTGTCTGTCTTGTATTAAATCCATTAGCAAGTAAATCATCAAATGGAATAGATAAACAATTATGTGAGCCTACTACATAACTGTTTAAGTCATGGACATAAATCTCATTGTTTATATGATTGTTCCTTGCCATTTCAGACAAATAATCTTCCAATGCAATTTTCTTCAATAATACATCACTTGCTTCTCCAACTCTGCCGCCAAAAGATTTTTCGTCAACATTAGCATTTTGATTTTGTACACTTGAAGCAGATAATTTTTCATTTAGTTCTTTTCTAAAAGCACTATTTCTATCTCTAATTCTGTTTCTTTCTGCTCTGTAAAGAATATATGCTTTAGCAACATCCTTTCTATTTGTAGCCATTAGTTTCTTTTCAATAATATCTTGAATTTCTTCAACTTGTAAATCCTTAGATTTATCAATTTTTTCAATATCTAATGCAATAGAATGGATTTTACCTAAAGATACTTCTGTTAATTTACCATCTACCTCTACAAAAGCACTTTCCATAGCCTTGATAATCTTTGCAATATTAAATGGTTCAATTTTGCCATCACGTTTAATTACATTCATCTAATCCATATCTCCTTACAATCTTCTTCATCATTACATTCCATAAATTCCATTTGTAATAATTTTTCATCTATTTTATCATAATCATTTAGCCCATATTCCTTACATCTTATCTGCCCTCCTTCAAACCATAATAGAGCAATTTGTTCATATGGTTGCTCTAATAAATATTCCTTTAATGTCATTAGTAATTATATCCTCCTTTCTTTTGGTTCATAAAATATACAAGTTTCACACATGGCATAAATTTTATTATAAATATCACACTCTCTCCATAAATTATAATCATCAACATTTGGATTAAAACAATCATAGGTTCTATCAAAGAAATAATGAAAAATTCGTTTTAGTAATTTCATTGTTATTTCCTTTTTGTTTTATTTAATTTAAAACATCAATTTCATATTCGTATAAATATTTTTTATCATTTGTAATTATAGCGAAATTTCCTTGTCCAAATGTGTCTTCATTGAAAATTATTATATCCTTTACTGTATGAATAGTGTTTTCTTTTTTATATTTTATTTGTTTACCTATAAGTGGATGCACTAAGTAATTTACTTTTTTCCCATGTTCTTTAGCATATTTGATTTCTGACTTTGTACTTTCTCCAATATACCCATCAACATCAATGACATAAATTTCATCAGCCATATCAATTTTTCTTTTATGCATATCATCAAGCATAATCTTTTGCTCGTTTGTAAATACATCACCTGAATGACCAAAACATCCAACTGAAATCACAATATATCCTTTTAATGTAAGTTCTTTCTGAACTCTCATAAATTCATCTTTAAATTTTGTGCTACCACATAATGTAATAATTTTATAATTTTCAATCATTTTTTTGCTTAACCGATTCCTTTCTATTTATAAAATGTATGACCACTTTCATCTGTAAATTGTTTAGTCCACCCATTCCATTCATTAGGACTAGAATCACTTCTAAAAGCAATACAACCATTAGTAGTATCTTCATAATAAGCATATTCTAGTGCCAATATAGTATCTTCTGTAATCTTATTTCGACCATAAGAAAATTGATTCTTTTCTGTAATGATTTCAATAGGGTCTGTTGGGTATAAGTCATGTTTTACCCTATTTAGAATTACACAAGCAACATTTACCTTAGAATCAAAATCAGCTTCAAAAGTTTCTGTTTCAATACATTTTTGCATCATTTTAATTTGTTCGTCAGTAAAATGATTATAAATTGTATCTTCTGTCTCGATTGATTTATATAAAATAAACCATAATTTTTTATCCATAGGTTTAATTTGGTCAATCAATTCTAGGATATTATTATACCATTTAATTTGTTGATTGTCAAGTTCTGTTTGTAATTCTTTATTGTTAGATTGTAACAAATTATTTTGATGTTCTAATTCACTACAATATGTCTGTAAGCTCGTATTAGCCGATTCTAGGGCTTCAATTTGTTCTTGCTTGGACTTTATTGTATATCCCATAATAATTAAAATTAGAGTCAATAAAACGATTCCTACGCACTGAATAATATTATACTTCTCTATCTTCACTTTCTTCTTCTCCTTTCTAATCTGTAATTTCAACTTCATAAGCATATAAAGCATCATAAAGTTTTTTCGGAAACTTAGGATATTTATTTTTATAATAATCAGCTACTTCTTTAATAACTTTTTCTTTAGTTGTTTTATAAGCTTGAAATGCTTCTTCTGGTGTATTAAATGTACCTAAATCAATTCTTTTATTATTTTCTAATATATGATTACTTACTCTTGCTCTATAATGCTTTTGCCCTTGTTTGCAATAAGAAACACCGATTGGTAAACTCCCTCTTACAGTTTTACAATTTGTCAATAGACTATTTAATTCTTGAGGTATAATCACACAATTTTTGGGACTGTATATTTTATTTCCTTTGTACAAAATATCTTTATCAACTACCATTGATGAATTACCGCATTCCCAATAATTTTCGTTATACCACTTTGCAAAATTTTGGAAATTGCACCATTCTTCACAAATTCCGCACCCTATATATGTAGGCTTTTCTTTGTGGTAATTTTCGTTATAACACCTTGTGAATATACCTCCCCATGCAATATATTCTTTAGTGTTATTGTTTCTATTTTTTGACGGGACAAATTTAGTTGGTTTATATTCTCCCTCTCCTAAGTATCCTCTTCCAAAGATTGTCCTTGCATAAGGGCTAAAACATTTTCCATTTTTAAAAGCATCATGTGTTGTTTTCGTTTTGTAATTGCTTTCATTAAAAATTATATAAATATGTTCATAATCTTTGTAATCATAAATTGTAAACTTTTCTCCAAATTTATTGATATTTGATTGTCCTATCATGTTTTCTTTTAATATTTTCATTTTACAGTAATTCCTTTAACCATGTGTTCCTTTGTTCATCTTCATCTACTAATAAACCATTGTTAAAAGCTGAAACACTTCCAATATCAACAACTTTTTTCTTCGCTCTTGTGTTAGCAACATAAAGTAAATTCTTTGATAACATTTTTGTATGTTTTTCACTAACTATATTTATAACATAGTCACTCTCGCTTCCTTGAGACTTGTGAATCGTGATGCAATAAGCCAATAATAAATTTTGTAATTTAGGTTTATCGAAAACGATAAGTTCATTATCAAATTCAATAACCATCATATTGTCATTTACTTCTCTAATGACACCGCACTGTCCATTAAATACTTGTGTTAATTCTACATCATCACTTGTCAACATATTATCCGAATTTTGTATTTCTTTATAACTCTCTAATGGCATTGCCTTATAGTCATTTTTTGTATTGATTACTACATCTCCAACCCTAAAAATTATGTTAGTTTTGTTGATTTGTCTTGTCATAATTTTCTCATTCGGTTTTGGCGAATTTATAATTGCTTGTATTTCATTATTGATAATATAAGTTCCTTCTTCTCCAACATTCATAGGAGACAAACATAATATATTCTTTGGCTTAATATTTTTATCAATAAGTTTAACATATTCTTCTTTTACAGTATTTAATATATCGTTAGTCTCAATAAATTCATAATTGTCACAAATCTTATATCTGTTACCTATATGTTTCACCATTTCAGCGTCATCAAAAAACTGTTTTCCTTGACGTACATTTGTCGCAACAAATAAACTGCCATTGCTTTTATATCTAAAAATTTCGTCCAGTGTAATGCTTGGAACTTTGCCACTGTTAATCAAATCACTAAATACTCTTCCTACGCCTACGCAACTTAATTGTTTAAAATCTCCAACAAATACAATTCTTGCATTTTCATTAGTGATATGTTTAAATAACATTACGATTGTTGGTAAGTCATTCATTGTAGCCTCGTCTAAAATAACACAATCAGAAAAAATTTCTCCGTCTTTCAAACATTTTCTATGTACTGTACTTGTTGGTCTATGCGTTGCTTCTGCCATTCTAAGGCTTGCTTTTCCAGTAGAAGATAACAAAGTGTATGATAAATCATTATCTTCCATAAGTTTGATAAGACCCTTTAGCGAACTCGTTTTTCCGCTTCCAGAGAACCCAGCCAAAATCATAAAATTATATTTACAAAATAATTCTAATGCTTTTGATTGCTTTTCACTTAGTTGAAATCCATCAATATTACTGTATTTTGTATAATCAATGTCAAGTTGCTTACTATTCATAATTTTATCCTTTACAAAATCAGCAACATAACATTCACCTTGGTAAGTTGACATAATACTTAAATCTTTTGATTCTTCATCGTAATAGAATAAATCATTATTCATTGCGGTAGGAACAATTAAAGGTTCAAGCTCGGTCACACTATATTCTTCCATAATATAGTAATATAAATCATTGCCATTGAGTCTTGTATCGCCATCTTGCTCATTTCTTTCCAACACACTTAAAATCAAATAAGCACATCTCATTTCACTTACTTTTAAATCTTCTCTTAATTCCATAATCATTCTATCAGCAAATTCAAAAGAACGACCAAGTGTTGAGATTAAGACTTTATAAGGATTGGATTGAATTTCTTTAGTAATATGCTCTTCGTCAAGATATTCTTCAATTAACTTCTTGCAGTCACTTACATCAAATTTATATTCCTTGAAATGTTGGATAATACCAAGATACTTATATTTTTCAAGTAAGTTTCTTGCGTAAGCACCAAGATAGACTTCCCCGACACCTTTTATTCTACTTACATCAATAGTCTCTTTGCCTTGAGTTAAAATCAATTCAATGAAATCAGGATATGCTTCTAAGATATTATCAGCAATTCTTTCACTTGTAGTGCAATCCATAAGAATTTCTTTCTTTTGGTCTAAAGTAAGTTTTGACACATCAAAGTTGCTCATAGATGGAACTGATAAAATCTTATATGTGCCACCGTACTTTTTATCATAGGCAATTTCTTCAATCTCAATTTCATAGTCCTTATTTTCGTCTATATATGAATCGTTGCCCTTCGTTGAAAAGGTAAAATAAGGACTTAATTTAACACTTTCGTTATGGTCGATGGGACTCCATGAAAATATTCTATAATCATCTTTCTTAAAACAACACTTTATACATCTTGCTTTTAATGTTATACTTTCACTCATTTTTGCTCTCCTTAAATTCTATATATCCATTTTTTAATAACCATTGACTATCTTCAACAAATTTTATGTATTCCTTATAGTTGTCTAAAGTAACATTATGTTCTTTACAAAATTTATTTACAAATTTAATCATCTGATTCGCAGTTTCAATTTCTTTTAACATAAAAATATCTCCTTTCATTGATATAGTAATTATACCATAAAAGGAGATATTTGTCAAGTATTATATTCTATTTATTATTTTCTGGGAAACTAAAAAATATGCTTCTCCAAGTAGAATGTTCATCAAACCATTCATTATTTGCCACATGATAACCATATTCATTTAAGTCATCAACTATTTCGTCCCAATCAAAATCAATATTATCCATATTTTATCCTTTCTTATCGTTTTGATTCAATACATTTATTAAAATATTTATCACAAATCTTATCCCATTCTTCAGGTGTAATTCCACCTCTGTCATACTTTTCTTCTAAGTTGTAAAGACATTGAATAAGATAACGTTTTGTGTGCCAATTATCAAATAGCGGTTCATATTCATTGTTAAATAATAATACACTTAATCGTCCACCAAATGTATTTGATACTGTTATTCTGCCATTGAGGTATTGTTTTAATTTTTCTTTGGTCTTATCAGAAACATTGTATCCACGCTTCTCCATTTCTTTAATGACCAAATTACAATACAATCTAAAATGATTCAAGTCATAATTCATAATAGGATTAACAAGAATATGATTTGGTTGTCCTTTTTCATAAATATCTTTAGCAATAGCAACACATTCTCTTAATTGTGAACATAACTGTTGTTTAGGTAATACATCTAATAAATCATAATGCCATAATCTCATTTTGTATCTCCTTTTATTGGCAAAAACATACTTTCACTCGATAAATAAGTTTTCCAATCCTCTGATGTGGGAAGTTCGTCAAGAGGTCGTGTATGATAACAAAGTAATATTTGTGAAAATAATATAGCCATTTTTTCTAAAGTGAACTCTTTTATAATTTTATAATTATTCATATTTTACTCCTTTACAATATATTTACTCAACATATCAATTTCATCTTGCAATTCTTTAATATGAGTTGCAATTTCTTCCCATTCATCTGTTGTAAAGTCATAATAAAAACTTGCTGGGAAATTGCCATCACAATAAATTTCATTTGCACCATTGTTTTTAAATATTTTATTTAGATAGTTTAGTGCTTTATCAGATTTGCAAACTACATAAACACTGCCTTCAGATAACCAATAGTCATTATCAAGTGCAATCAATTCACCATTTTCATCATATACTAATAAGTCCTTACCATATTTATTTTGCAATTCTTTACTTTCATATCTTTCACATTCATTATGGTCTTCAAATTCTTTGCCATCAAATGCAACATAAACTGTCTTCTCTGTCATATTATTTTTCCTCCTTAAATAATTCCAATCGTTTCGTTTTCATAATTACATTTCTTTGCTTTTTCAAACATATCTAAATATTTTTCATCAAATTCAAATGTATCTTTTTTAATATTTGCAATTAATGTCAAGCATCTATTATACATTTCTGTTGTAAAATCTTTGCAATTTATACCATTTATATTTCTATTAAAAACATAATAAATTAAATTAGGAGTTCTTTTAATTGCTTCTGATACCAAAGGTTCTAAAAATAAATCCAAAGCAAAATCTTTGTTCAATTCTACTTGTGACTCACCGTAAGTATAATATTTATCATAATATGCTTGCATAGCTGAAAGTTTGTCTTTATATAATTGTTTGTTATACCAACCTTTACAAATTAGCATAATATCAATTAAAGTATTGTCTGTCATTCTTTTACCTCCGCATCTAATTTTTCGCATTTCAATCTACTAACAATTTGTTTATCAAGTATTTGATACTGATAGGGATGACGCAGAGCAATACATTCTTCTGCTAATCGTTCACATGCTTCTTTTAATAATTCTACATCATCTGTTAAAATTTTAATCATTATCGTACCTCCTGTAACTTTTCATATAATTCTTCATACATTTCATTGTTGAAATAAACTACTCTACTAGCAAACATCTTAATAATTTCTTTAGCCTCGTCCAATGTTTGAATATCATCTACTGCTTTTGGGTCATGTTTCATAATACGTTTGTATAAACTATAAATATTGCTCATAATTTAACCCTCCTTATTTCCACCATTGTTTTGCAATATTGTAATGTTCAGACCACATATAGTTATGGAAGTCTTGATTACTCATTCCATCTTTCCAATCATCATAGTCTTTATTTGCAAAGACTTCATTCACATAAGGCTTACATCTATCACAATATCTCCAATCATATATCGTATCATCAAAGTACGTTGCAATCTCATATTCTTCTCCAACATATATTATTTTAGCACAACAATCACAAGAATGAACTTTTCTTGCTTTAACTCTATGTGGTGGTCTTATTACAGTGAACATAAACAAAAATCTCCTTTCCATTTGATACTTGTATTATATCATAGGAAGGGAGATTTGTCAACTACTTATTTCTAAATTCTTTTAATCTATTTTCAGCAAATTCAACTTGAGCCGAACTTAATTCAGAACCATAACAAGTTAAGCTGAGTTCTTCACAAGCAATACCAGTAGTACCAGTTCCCATAAACGGGTCATAAACTACAGTGTTTTCATTTGCATATAATCTTAATAATTGCTTACATAAATCAGTGCTATATGTAGCTTTATTTAACTTACAAGAACCATCATTGTTTTTAGCTTCTATGAAATTGAAATAGTTCTTATAAAATGTTTGACCATTTTTACCTACACTTGACACTTCTTTATTCGCATTAAATGTTTTATATTCGTCTTTTCTACAAAATACAAATACATCTTCAACAATGCGTGTTAATTTATTTTTACTTACATTGTTTGGTAAAGCAGAATTTTTCTTCCAAATAATTCTATCTGCTACTGTAAAGCTAGTGTTTCTAATAATATCTGCTATTGCTAACCAAATTAAACCAATACTTTCAGTATTTACAGTTCCGTCAGAACCATATGACACATTCCATAATATTACTCCATTTTCATTTAACACCTTATCAAATTGATTAAATAAATCTATGCACCAATCGCAATACTCATTTTGTGTCATTGTGTCTAAATGAACGTCATATCTTCCTTCCATGTTGTCACGACTACGTTCACTTGTGGATGGTCTACCTGTGTTGTAGGGGGGGCTGGTAAGAATTAAATCAATCTTTTGATTAAACTCTAACATATTGTTCATTGTTGTCATGCAATCTTCATTAAAAAATTTTACTTTGCTCATTTTAACTCCTTTCAAAAATTACCTTATGAATGTATTATATCACATTCATAAGGTAATGTCAATACTATTCTTCAATTTCTTCTTGCAATCTTTCTAATCTTAAATTTAATGTTTTATCTTCGTTCACTTTTTCAATCAAAGACATACTATGTTGGAATATACTATTTTTATAACTTTTAGCAAAGAAAGCATCTTCTCTTCTGTAACCACACACCATAACAAGATTGCCACGTTTTATCCAATTATCATCTTTGACTCCGTTAATTTCAATTACTTGCTTGTAATAAGCAAATTGACCTTTAGGCATATTAACAGCCACAACTTCATTATCGGGTGTCAAGATATTAAACATATGGTCTTTATCTTTTCTATCTAACACAGTTCCACAAATACGATAAATTTCATACTGTCTCCATGTTCTTTGTCCTCTTGATTTTAAAGTGAACGTGGGTTCTTCTGGCAAGTCGTTGAAATGGGATAAATTGTAAGCATCATAATCAATATCGTTTAATTCATGTTCTCCATTGGGATAGAACGATACAGAGTCAAATGACCATTTATTCTTATCTTCTGTACCAACCATATTCTGATATTCAGATTGCCATGTTAAGGCGTTATATTGGTCGATTACAGCTTGTGTATTGATATATGCCTTTAGTTTATCCATAGACTCTTTTAAAGCCTTTTCTAGTGCTTTATCTACGACTACAAGACCATTCTCTGTATAATAATAATCTTGTTCTTCTTTTATTTTGTTCATACAATTTTCTTCAAAATAATCTACTGCATTGTCCATTACTAAATAATGCTTCTTTGATTTATATTTAGGGTCGTTACAATAAAAGAATTTCTTGTCTATTACATACTTGTAAAAGTAATAAGCTGTAATTAGTTCTTGAGGAAAATCTACACCTAAGTTAATAGCATTAGGAATATTAGCTGTTGTCAATGATTCTTTCTTGGGATTTTCATACACAGTTAGCCATTTCATAGCCGAAATTTTGTCATCTGTGCTATCAAAACAACCGCCTTTAATCAGCGTAACAAATTTAGACTTCGTGATAGGACTTCCAGTATAATGAAATTTGTTATAAAAATCATCAAAATCCTTATATGGTCTGTTATCAATGATAGCTTTAGCAATATCCAAGTTAATACCACTAATACCACCTAATCCAAATAAAATAGTGTTGTCTTCTTCATTCGGAGTAAATGATATACCCGACTTTTCAATATCGGGTTGCAACACGTTGATGCCAAATTTCCTCATTTTATAGATTGATTTAGCAATTTTGCCATAATCGGTTTGTCCATTTGCTCGTTCGTTTGTTTCATCTGATTGTGATTCCACTGTTAAGCAAGCTGTATTCCAATAAACTCTTGGGTAATAATAGTTAAGGTTCAATTCTTGTAAAGCAATGACAGAATAAGAATATGAGTGCAACTGACTAAACGAATATCCAAAACTCATACCGAACTCTTCTTCCCAAATATACTTAGCAAAAATATCTCTTGTGCCTTGTTCTTTACATGACTCAAAGAACAATGTCTTAGTTTCTTCTAGTACATCAGCTTTCTTTTTAGCAATGGCTTTACGCAATTTATTAGCTTGCTTTAGACTAAATCCACTTACCCTTTTGTCCATAGACAATAGCATAACTTTTTCTTGCGATTCAGCCATACCATAAGAATTTTCCAAATGTTCTTTCAAACATTGTTGCTCACTATTGCTTAATCCATATTCGGTCATATCAGCATACCATTCATTTATATCACGCTTATAACGTGCATATCGGTCTAATGGTGATTCTTCTCCATCTCCTTGCAATCTTAACAAAGAGTTGGTTGCTGATAAATCCATAACAGAATGTGGTTCAACTTGATTCAAGGCTTTAACAGCGACAGGTGTATCAAACTGAAAGATTGAATAAATTTGCTTAATCATATCCCACATTTCTTTAGTTTGATAATCTAATACGTCTGGGTGTAAATATTTCCAATATGTAGCCTTTAATGAGCCTTGCCACTCCATGTGACCATTTGCAATAAGCAAATCCATTGTCTTACGAATTTTGTCGCTTGCTTGAATTGTTAGTATATCAACTTTAGTCCAACCGCAACACTCAGCATCATGCAAATCATAACAAGAACACAATACTCCTTTAGGAGAACGCATAGCAGATATTTGATTTACATAAGGTTCGTTACCAATTAAAATACCGCTTGCATGAATACCACGATTGATAATCAATCCTTCAAATACAAAAATACACTCTTGTAAATATTCATATTTGTTTATTTCATTGATTAACTCTTTAACTGGCTTTCTATCTTTGTCTTTATTGCCATAAAAACAATCTTTCAAAGACCAAACTTGACCACGCTCTGTCGGAACTAAAGATTTCAGATACCCAACTGTCTCATCTGTAATATCGTAACCAAGTTTCTTTAAACCTTTACCAGCTTTCTCAATCGCAGTTTTAGCACTAAGCGTAGAAAATGTTGCTACATTTAATACTCTATCTTCACCAAAATAATTACGTATTGCTTCAATGATGTTGTCACGTTTAGCATTTTGTGAATCATTGTCAATATCTGCTATTTCCACGCCACGTTCAGCAGATAGGTGTCTCCAAAATGGAAAATAATCGCCTAATGGAACAGGGTCAATTTGTGTAATCTCAAGCAAATAGCACACTAAGAATCCTGCTCCACTACCTCTCGCTGGCATTGATAAACTGTCACTATCCCAAATCAATTCAATAATCTTTGACATAGTTGTATAATAACTTGCCATAGAATCATTAAACGCTTCTGAAATAAGTTTCAGCTCATGGAACTCATTGTTTAATCTTGCAATATATGTTTCAATATCTTTGCCTTTATATTCAACTAATTCATATAAAGCCTTTTCAATACGATAAAAGAAATAGCTGTCTTGTAAATTTTCAATATAGGCATAATATTTGAAATCTTCATACTTGTCATAGTATTGCTTATATCTATGCTTAATCGTAAAGCTAGGAATGTTCTCAATAGGAATCTGAGGAATCATAGGAGCGTGTTCAAATGAATAACCTTGGACTTTACTACCTATTTGATTAGTGTTTTCAAACAATTCATCAATCTGTTCTTGTGGGAATAAATTAAGTAAATACCCTCTTAACTCTTCTTCTCCCATAAGGTAAGCAGTTGCATAAAATTCATCTGTTTCTCTTGCGTCACCTCCATCTTTGGCATTAAGCAACACCTTATGAGCAAATGCTTGTTCTTTATTCATAAAATGGGAATCTGTTGTGACAATACAAGGTATGTTAAGTTTATGACCAATATCCCATAGATATTTATTAACGGTCATTTGTTCTGTATTACTTTGATAGCAAGGTTGCATTTCAAGATAAAAATTGCCATGACCAAATAAATCATCAAAGTATTGAATGGCGTTGTTGGCTTTTTCATAATTTTGTTCCAAAATTGCATGAGGGATAACACCACCTAAACAAGCCGAAGATGCAACAACATGACCTTGATTTGGTCTAATAATATCTTCTAAATCAGAATAATAAGTTGGTCTACGCATAAGACCTTTATAAGTGTATGCTCTATACCAAGCTCTACTTGATAATTCACGAATCTGTTTATGACCTTCATTGTCTAAAGCGTTTAAGATAAAATGATAATATGGTGTTTCATCTTCAAAAGGCGTTGTTACACCTCTCATTATGTTATCTTCATCTTCTGACAATAGATAAATTTCATTACCAAGAATTAACTGAAATGGTCTATCTTTGATCATAGATTGATAATATTTTAATGCTTGCACATGACCACTAATACACTCATGGTCTGTTATGGCTATACCATTCAACCCTAAATCATAAGCTGATTGAATTAACTTGTCATACTTGTTGATACTGTCAGGAAAGCCTAAAGAGGAATTACTGTAATCTGTATGATTGTGTAATGTTGTATATGACATTTGCTATCTCCTATTCATCTTTAGTCTGAATCTTAATTGAAATTTTATGAGGGTCAATGCTATTTTCTTTAGTTTTTCCAAATTCAATACTAATATTTGAATTATCTTTATTATACTCTTTATCTCCTACCATAACACTATTTACTTCTGATGATATATAATATTTATTCATATTTTATTTTATCTCCTTTCTATATTTACTCAATTATACCACAAAAGACCACTTTTGTCAAGTGGTCTTTTAATTCTATTGCAATTAAATCTCTTCAATTTCAAAATCATCATCATAATCAACATCTTCTAATTCATAATCATCAAGTACAAAACCTAAATAGTCTGTATATCCTTCATTTCTTAATTTATTTAAAGCATCGTCCCTAGATTCTGCTTCAATAATTCCTTCTCTGTGTCCATATCTTAAATGCCCTACTGTGTAATTTGCGTCTTGATATACTTTAAATTTTGCCATGACTATCTCCTTTCTATGCCATATAATATCCTTGTTTTTGAATTTTATCCCATTCTGACTTATGATGCCATAAAATATTATATTCTTCTACACCCATACAATTAATTAGTATTTTGATTTCCAACATAGGGTCAGTTTCAACAAAATTTTGGTCTTCTTCTTGCATATATTTTTCCCATTCTTTAGTCACATCTCCAACTGAAATTACCTTTTTAATATAATGTTCTAATAAATTCATTTAATCACCAACCTTAATAATATGTTTAAATTGTTTCTCATAGAAATCAAGATACAATTCCTTAACATCACCATTATATGTTGCTTCAATAAATTGAGGGTAAATAAAATCATATTTGGTATTTTTTATAATAAGCATAGCTTTGTTATTTTGAATTGTATGATTAGCCCATACAATAATTACTTTTAAGTCATCATTTGTTTCATCATTGTTATGAAAGCAATTTGCATCTTTAATTTCTTGATAACATAAGTCTAAAAATTCCATTGTGTCCATATTATACCACCCTCCAATCTTCTGCTAATACATCACTAACACTTGGAGTCCAAGGAACGACTTGACCTTTTACTGTTTTAAGTGCGATATAAGGCATATAATCAACTAAACCTTGTTCATTAACTAATTGTTCAGCTATCTTAGTACATGGCTTATATGAGCCTTGTGGAACGTAATAAATGAATTGATTCTTTCCGTTCCAACCTTGTCTTGTTAATTTAAAACCTTTTAATAGTTTATCTAAAGCTTCGCCAAATTTCATTAAATAATCATCCGTTTCTGCTATATAGTGTTTAAATAATGAATTTCCTTTCCAATATATTCTACATGATTTAGGACAAGCAACTCCTTTTCTAATGTCATCAATAGTATAACTTTTATATATTGTTCCATCAAATAAAACATCAGCAATTTTATGACCATTTGATAAAATATGTACTTCACTATCTATTGATATAAAGTCTACACCATCTGCTCCAATTTCTTCCATTTCTTCTAAAATTGATTTCATATTGCTCTCCTTTCAATAAAAGGAGTGAATAATATACTCACTCCTTTTCGATTTATTATACTTCTACATTTCTCTCTCTAGCAAAGGCAACTAGATTATTATAAATTGTTTCCAATTCAACTAATTGACTTTCTTTTGCTTCTGAAATTCTTACACCTTCTCCAAGTTGTTTATAAATAATATCCTCTACCTCTTCGGGATATAATTCAAATAATGCAGTTACATAAGGTTCAATACAATCTAAGTAATCTTGCTTGGTATATCCATTAGAATCCATTGTAAATGATACTAAATCGGCACCATAATTTTCAGCAGACCTCTTTTGTGCTTCTTTCATAGCATTAATTAAATTCTCTGCTGTAAATGGATTGATAACAGGTTGAATATCAAACCGAGAACCAGCGTAATATTCAGCAGTTTCGTGTGCATATGCAGTAGACATGATTGTTTTTCCAGTTGTTTCGTCAACTCCATTGCCCTTAATGTAAAATCTGAAATCACACATATCCTTTAAAAATCTAGCTGAGTCTTTTACAGAATTAGAACCCTTTGGAACAATCTTAAATACCCCACTTCCAACAGCTTTAACTTTACCATTTACTACTTGTTGTTCTTTAATTTCAACTAACTCTTCGTGCATGATAAAGATGACTGTATACCCACAAGAACATAGCTTATTTACATCAGCTTTAAATGCTGTTCTATATAAAGCATACCCATTAGGCATATCTGATTGACCGTTCATTTCGCTTACATCTCTTACTCCATATTCTCTTGCGGTTGCAGAAGCATATATTTCAATAATGTCTGTTGCTGTATCAATTACAATCGTCTGAAATTTCTCCTTCATTTGGTCAAGAGTTTTTTCATCTGTTAGTTGTTTAACAACATCTACAAAGTCCTTCTTTTGTTTGATGGGAATTTTATATCCTTTAATAGCTGTACCACCAGCCTCGCCCATTAATAGTAAAGGTTTTGGAAATCTCATAGCTTGTGGTGTTTTTCCAAGGGTATTTCCACCATAAATAAGTATCTTCAAGCCTTCAATTCCATAAGATACTCCACTCTCTTCCAACCCTAATAAGTTTAAATTTGCCATCTTCTATTTACCTTTCTATATTCACTAATAATAATCAATTCTCTAAAAGGGCAGACATTACATCTGCCCTATATCTTATCTTAGAACGGAGACTTTTTTGTACTTGCCGAACCAAACGGATTAGCCTTTGCACCACTAGAACTTGCTCCCTTTGGAGAACTCTTAGGCTTATCCTTATTCTCTTTAGCAGTCTTTACCATATTATCAATCTTAATATCACGTTCATTCAGTGCTTGCTTCATATCTTCGGGATTAATGTAGTATTCATTTTCCTCATCAAACGCTTCATCACCACGGAATACACTATATTCAGTAACGCCAAATCCCCTTACCATGTGCGACTCTCTACGACCAAACCCACCAGTTGTAGGCTTCTTAGCTCCTACTTGCTTAGTGATAATCTCATAATATAGCTTTACAGACTGACCAGCTTCATAGAATGAATTGAAATCATCTGCAAGGTCAGCTTCTACAATAAATGTAAAAGGTGTAGTTTCAGCATTTCGATTGAATGTATAAAGTTCAACCTTTAGTCTACCTGTTTCTTCTGCATCCTCACCCTTTGTTTCGGGAATAATACTACGGATAATACCACTGATTTCACAGTCTGCACTGTCCTCTTCGGGAACACCAGTAGATGTAATTCTAAATCCATTTACTTGTGTAATAGACTTAAATTCATATGTGTCCTTATTAATGTATTCATTCGCAGATAGGATTCCATCAATCTTAACTCTTGTAGGTACTTCCCCATCCTTTGCATTGTTCTTAGGAATATAATTTTCAAGAACAGTCTTTAAGGACTTAAAATTTGGATTGTCGATAAGCTGTCCGTTATCATCTAACTTCTTCTCACTTGCGGGGAAGAAATCTACACCAATCGCATTTCCCTTTACATCTACAAGGAACATAGGATTCTTAAAATCCTTCTTTGCCATCTGTTGACAAGTTACTTTCTTTTCAACTCCATTTGCTCCCTTTAAGGTAACTTCCTTTGTAATCTCTTCAAGATTCATCTCAAGTAATTCACCAATAACTTGCGAATTGTTAATACTAGCCTTAATTTCACTCATTTTAATTCTAATTCCTTTCTTCTCTTAAACTTTTTTATGTACTTATCTATAATATCACTCCGAAGAGATAAATAAAATAAATATATCATTCATCTAAGGCATCTCACCCTTAGTCATTCTCTGTCTTACCATTTGCCACTTTTTCGATTACATCTTTGTTCTTCAAATTACTTTCAATCAACTCTTTTAATTCTTCTATTGTGCAACCACTGTCAATCTTATCAAGATATAATTGACTAGCAGTTTCAAAACCGATAACAATATTCTTGATAAAGTTCTCTTTCAAACTACTTTCATAGTGATTAACAATGTTTGCCATTGCTTGTTTCTTTGTTGATTTCTTTGATTGCTTACTTTGCATAGCCATTATTGAACCACCTCATCTCTGTCGCACACTGGACATAACCATTCGGTAAACCATTCTTTATTGTTATACTCCAATTCATCATGGATTTCACAATACTCATAAGGTTGCAATTTTTCACCACATTCAATACAATATTGCTCATAATTAAACCAATGCAAAATTGCTTGTTTCAGCTTGTCATTATTAGTATTATGGTATAAATAAAAAAGAATATCTTTTGTTAATTCTTTTCCTTCTTCGCCATCCTTACTATAATAATCTGTAATTGTTTCCACTACTTCAATGGAAAAATCTTCCATATTTATCTCCTTTCTGTTTTATTAAAGTTAAGGTCTTGATTGAAAGCCCAATAAAGGGCTTCCAAAAGGAGGTAAAAATGAATTTCTCGAATATTAGATTTCCAATCAAAACCTTAACTTTTATATGTATTATATCATATTATTTAGTTGATGTCAAGCACAATTCTTTAAAATGTGGTAAAGTTTCAATCCAATCACAAAATACTTGCCATTCAGGAAGTCTATGATTCCTTCTTTGTGTATAAATTGTCTTTAACTGCTGATAGTTTGTTGTCATTCTTGCAGTTAGATACATTCCACATGGGTTACTGTATAAGATTTCAAGATACATTTCTTTTAGCCATTCAGAAACTTGTGATTTAGTTTCAAAATGCGCATTACATAGTCTGCTTTCGTTTACGATAAATAAATTGTCTTTATTCTCAAGCACAAAATTATAATCACGAACCTTTTCTCTGATTACGTCAATACATCTTTGGTCTACATATTTAATATACGCTTTATCTAAGTCAAACTTTGTAATCTTGTGCATTGTAGATTGACTTGATACAAAATCAATAAAATGATAGCGTTCTACTTCTACTGATAACTTAGGTGTAAACTTCCAATCAAATTGAACAACTATACCCTTTAGAAAATTATCATGCCCTGTTCCAGTTTGAACATTTCCAAGTTGCCTTGTTCTATCAGTGATTTCATATGTGCATTTATTAGTGTCAACAGCCATAGGATATTTACTTGCTTTGATTGATTCACCAATGCCATATACTTTAACATCACTAATTATATCTTTGAAATCTTCTAAACAAATTTCGCTCATCAATCTTCCTCCACAATATTAACAACTCTACCATCATTAATAATCAATCTCTTACCATTCGCATAAAATCTTTCACAATCTTCTTTTGTAATATTGTCTAAATCAATTATTTTGCTATAATCCATATAGTCTCCTTAATCAATCAATTCAATTTCATCCCAACGCCAACATAACCTTCCATTCTCTTCATCAATAGCATTCATATATTTCTTATCAAAAGTAACAGAAGAACCAAAAAGACATCTGCTTAAAATATCATCGTAATTAATAACACCTTCTTTTCCAATGTATTCATCCAAACAAATATAATCATTACAAATTCTATGTGGTTCAACATTGATAATACGAACTCTTTGACCTTTCTTAATTGTTCTACCAATTAAGTCTTTACCTTTTGTTACAGTCTTATCAGTAAAATCCATTCTATCAATACAATTATCAACAGCGGTCTTGAAGTCAAAATCATCATATTTTTCATTGCGTGATGTGTTTGATTCAGATATTAATTTATTACCAATATAATATCTTGCGTTAGTATGTTTCCCGTCTATACAAGTAATAATCAGCTTGTGGTTATGCAATAATTCAATCATATTGCACATTCTTCTTCCAATATATTCTCCATGACCATCTTCAATGTCAAAATCACTATCACCCCAACCATTTACATCATTGTCCCATTTAACCGTCATATCGTCTTTACTAAAACCAACAACTGTACCTTTGTCTCCTGTCTTGGTATCAAACCAAGTCTTTCCCGTTGCAACAACTCTGTCTCCCACTTTTAAATTCATCAATTCTTCAAATGTCATTTCTTAATCCTCCTTTAATATAATTTGAAGTCATACTCCCTACCACAAACTTCATTGTAATCAACCCTCTACCACGATTACTCACCATCTAAACTTTTAAGATTTAAGTTTTGCATCATAACTTCGCTTGTTAAAGTTTTAGTCAATTAAAAGCTACGAAAAGTTGACTTCATTCATGCAATAGGTCTCGAACCTATACCTCTCCTAGAAATTGTATGCTCTACCTTACTTGGTATCTCCTCATATTACACCATACATGAAACCTTAATTCATTTCGGTTTAATCGACCTCACCTTAAACGGAGTTGTCATCAACTCACATGGAACAGTTTTACCATTTCAACTGCGCATTTAACGACACGCCCAAACTCCAACTGCCAAGTCATAACATATAGCCATGGTGCATTGTAGGACTCGAACCTACATTTCTCCTTCATAAGGGAGCGTTTTCTCCGATTAAACTAAATACCTATATGTTTCACACCTTCCTTGTACTTCGGTTGATGCTAAAGCACAGCTTGGATTTGAACCAAGAGTATGAGTGTCTATCGTTTCTCATGTGTTATCATTACACTACTGTGCTCGTAATACCTTTTATTTATAATCTTTTGAATGATATGGCATATTATATTTTTTACACCATTTTCTTACTGCATTATCTGTGACATTATACATAGTCCCAACTTTTGTAAAATTACCTTTATTATATATTAAATCACTATACAATTTTTCTTTATTTGGTATGTTAATAGCCATTATTTCTTTTCTACAATCAAAACAAATTTTTCCTCTTCCCGACATTTTGTTTCCACATTTAGGACAAATAAGATTGTTAATGCTATAGCAACCATATACTCCGTTATTTTCATTAACAACAAATCTTTCTTTATGTTGAGAATTTAACATTCCATGATATGTAATATGACTTTTATTACTATCAAATATCATTAAATTATCATAATTATTATTAGTTTTATCAAAATCTACGTGATGAACGACTTCTTCATCTTTTAATTCTCTTCCTATTTTTTCTTCTGCTTTTAATATATGTTCATATATACATCCATTATCAAAGGCTCTATGATGATTTGGCATATAAACACATTCATAACCGTTAAGTAACATTTTTAATCCTTTCTATTTTTAGTACGCCCACTGGGATTCGAACCCAGACTGTGCCTTGTTAGGGTCTTCGCTTTATAAGAACTCGGCTTTTCCATTAAGCTATGGGCGCATGTGAGGTTTGTAGCTTTCACTACCATGTTTTATTTTCAATGGGCTAGACCTCAAAGTGACCATCTAGTTAGGAGCGACCTAACAACCTCTTACTTTATATGTATTATACCATACATATTAACATTTGTCAACTACTTTTTTGTAGAAACAGTGTATCCTTGACTTTCATAATTTTTCTTTGCATTTTCACGTTCGCTCGTAGCAACTACTACCTCAAACATATCCATGATACCATTGCCAAGTTTCTTTCTGCAAATAAGTGTCGTTCTTCTTTCTTTCTTCATATTTCATTATCTCCTTTCTTGACTATATATGTATTATACCATATATTATATCAAAAGTCAATCATTATTTTTATCAAATGGCATAAATGTTTCATAATAATTCTTACATACATAAACATCATATTCTTCATCTGTATAAAATTTAAACACAAATACCATAGTATCTCCGCTTCCAGTAAATCTACACCAATCATTTTCATCATTAGGGTCAAATTTATCAATACATTCTTTCACCCATTTATTGATTGTGTCATCGTTAATATGCACACCATCACTAGAACTAGAAGTATAATGTGTTGGAAATTTTAAATTATCTTTAGTCAATGGAAAATAATCAGCTAATTCATCAGAATATGTTTTCTCACCACAACAAGGACACACTACATACCCCATTCCATATGCTCCAACTTGAACATCATCGTCTTCTACTTCAAGTTCAGAGCCACAATGCTCACAAGTAATCTTATAAGTCTTTGGCTTAGATTCCGTTTGCATCATGCGATTGTATTTATCATTCAATACTATCATTCTTCTACCTCCTTGATATAATAAATACTATTCATTGTTTCAATAATATATAATTTATCCTTTTCAACATAATCCCAATGATAAATGTTTGAACTTCGCATCATTTGTCCACTATAATCATCATATACAAAACAGAATGGCATACCTACGAATAAATCTTTAGAATAAAACTTACCATACAATGAATGATTAGTTTCAATATGTTTGATTGTTTCTTCTTTAGCAACTCCATCTAAATCTGTAATACCTACAATTTTTAACATTTTTACTCCTTTCTTTGTTCCTTATATTGATAAATACACTCTCTTACAATCATAGGAATATTAGGCTTTGTTTGCATATAACAATCCCATTTTTCTAATTTATTACAATCTTTTTCAAATGCATCCCCTACAGAAATTTCATACTCGCATCTACCCCATTCTTGCCATTGAATAGTTCTTTCAATCTCTTTACATAGTCCTTCAAATCCATATAAAGTATCTTCACCATATCTTTCATACTTATAGTTTTTAGGAGAACGTAAATATTTCTTAATAGCCTTTTCAGTATACTCTTGAACATAACAATTTCTAAAAATATTGAATGATTCAATTTTCTTTGCATTTGGATTATAATTCAATACATAATATTCAAATTGCATATCGTCACCTCAACTTTACTAAATGTTCATTTACAACAGTCCAACAGTTAGATTTAATCTTCATATCCTTAATCCATTGTTTTACACACTTGTCAATTCGATTAGCAAGTTCTAATTCTTGCTCTCTTGTGATTTCAAAACTTTCACTGGCTTCCCCACATTCTTCATATAAATTATCATACATAGATTCAATAATTTTTTCTTCATTACTATTCCATGACAATATTGGTTCTTCACAATTTCCTACATATATTTCTTCACAAACATCATTAACTGTTTCTTTAGCATCTTCAATAGCTTCTTGTTCTGTGTTAAAGCTACCATTATAATATTCACCATCAGATGACCAACAGTATCTTGTCTTATCTACTTTATCAATCCAATATGGAGGAATATCATCACAATCATTTTCATCAAGCCAACCTCCAAACTCTTGAGCAATTCCTTTCATAATTTCAACTGAATTACCATAGCAACCTAAACTTAAATATGTAGTTTCTGATTTAACCATATTTTCAAGATTATACTTACTATAATACTCTAAATTTTCATAGGAATTTATATTCTGATAATCATAAAATATATTTCTATTTTCATCACCATCATTAAATGTAATAAATCCACTTGTTATTTTCCATTCATTGCTATCATCATATTTTTCTTTAACCCAATTATATTTATTCAAAGAACCATAATTGTCTTCTCCAACACTGTTACTAATGAATTTATAATGCTCATCAATATAATCAACAATCTGTTCTGCTGTGACGTGTCCTTTTAATCTTAAATTTGTATCACAACCCATAATCTCACTCCTATTCTACAACCAATTTAACATCACCAATAACAGGTTCAATATCATACATATCAACATCTTTATAATAGTGGTCTTCTTCTAAATCATATAAAATTGGATTCTCTTCATCTATATTAGTTAAATAAATTCCATAATAACATGGTACTAATCCTTTATCATTGAATTTTACAAGTGTACCACTTTGAATCTTTTCTGTTTTTGTATTAAATTCTATTTCCATATTTTCTCCTTTCTAAAATAAATCATCTTTACTAGGTCTATTATAACATGAAATTTCATATTTGTCAATAATTATTTGATAAGTTTTTTTACCATTCCATTCATTTATTCCCAATTCACCAACACATTCCATCTTTAGCTTAGTTTTACTTGGTTCATTTACGAACACGTCATTTTCATAATAACCTAATTGTAAATCTTCCTTGTCTTTTTTTAGGCAATTAAAAATAACAACATCAACGCCTTCTTTATGTAACTTTAATGTGCGTTTATTCTTACCCATAATCTGCCATTCCGAAGGAGTAAATACAATATTAGTAATGTGCCACAAAGGTTTTTCTAAGCCTTTGCCCCACAACGCACTGTAAGGCTCAAATAGACCAAAAAGTTTAGTAGGTATAGATTTTATTGAATAAGACTTTAAAACGTCTATATGGGGCGTATATGAAAGCTCAAGGGTATTGTAGTAGTCTACAAGTGCTTGAATGTTATCAACTTGAATCTGTATTCCTGCACTGTCTTCGTGACCACTAGCCCAATCAACTAATTCATTATTATCCAACTCTTTCCTTAATGGAATAGGACTCCTTAATGAACCAATCATGGTATTACCTTTAATAGAACCAACTATTGTAGGCTTGTTATCACATAATGTCTTAATCTTACCAGCCAACAATCCACTATAAGAACGTGGTATATCATCACTTGCAAATACAATCAAATTGTTCTGTCCACAAGACAATATTGCGTCCATATTGTTCTGAATCACATCATCTACAATCTTAATCTGATTTTTATGTGCTTGCTCACATAAAATTGCCACTTCTTCAAGATTGTCTTGATTTAATAATGCAAGACAAATCCTTTGTTTTAATTCTATGTCATCAGTTCTAATGCAAGCATTAAATTTAGGGACTATCTTAAAAGCAATATCTCTTTGTGTGTATTCTTCATAATCACCGATAAACTTATCAAATAGAACCTTTATAAATGGATTAACAATGTTATCTTTATATAATACTCCATAATATAAATATTCTCTATTTTGCATAGAAGAAACATCCATACTATCGCTAATAATGCTTAAAGACACCATATCTATAAACCATTGATTATATTTTACATTAAATTCATTGTCTAATACTCGTAAAAACATATGTGTCACTAAACAACCACTGCCATTTCTATCAACTTCTTCGTCATCAAATTGATTAGAAATTAAAACTCCACAATCAATAGGAGTTTGAATTTCGTGATGGTCAAGTACAAGTATGTCTGTTCCATTGTTAAATATTTTTCTAGTTTGCTCAATAACATTAGTATTAGCATCTGGAATAATCAATAAATTTGGTTTCTCATCAATTACACGGTCAAATAATTCTTCGTCCTCTAATCCTCTTGTTTTCCCATTATGCAGTAATATTTTAATATCCCAATTTTCGTTAAGCATTTTCATATATTGATACATAATAGTTCCACTTGTATAACCATCTAAATCTGAATCATATAAAATATATACTGTACTATTTTGTAAGTAATGATACTTAAATAATTGAATTGCTTCAATCATATTTTTATATAACATAGAATTTTCTATATATTTTCCTGTAGGTGCAAGATATTCTTTTATATCTTTTATTTTATTCTTGTATAAATATGTTTCTATATTTATAATTTCATTATTTGAATATATTTCATTTACTATCATTAGTCTGTAATCTCCACTTGATAATTATACATAGCATTATATAATTTTTGTGGTATTATTTCTTTATAATTATCAGCTATTTCTTTTATATAGATTTCTTTTGCTTTCTTATATGCACGAAACGCTTCTTCTTTTGTTTCATATATACCAAGACATTCTTCTTTTCCATTCTTTAAGAGTCTACTAATCCACTTTCTTGTATTTTTATATCTTCTTACTCCTATAACTTCGCTTCTATTTGCATCTTTTTTAACAAACAATGAATTTATTCTTTTTGGTACAAAACAACAAGTTTCTGGACTATATATCTTATTTCCTTTAATAAGAATATCCTTGTCTAATTGCAATCTTTCATTGTTATTAAAATTATAGTAATTTTCTTTATACCATTTATAAAAATTACTATAATTATGCCATTCTTCGCACACTAAACATTCTTGATAAGTTGGATGCTTTCTTTTAAAATTTTCATCGTAACATCTTGATAACATATTAACCCAACAATTATAAATAATAGAATTTGTTGAATTTTTTAAATCTCCAATAAATCCAACTCCTTTAACATTTGGAAAGAATGGATTAAATATTTTTCCGTTAATAAAATTACGATATGTTTTTTTAGTTTTGTATTTATAATCATCTTGAAATTCAACTACAATATTATCATAATTTTTATATTCAACAATCTTCATTAAACAATTTTGATTATTATAATTTTCTTGACCCAATCTTTTTTCTATTGGAACACTTTTTACTTTAATATTTTCACCCCCCCACATTTTTTTAAATATGACTCTATTGTTATAGGCTCATTTCCATATAATTCATTTACTTGCATGGTAATTCCCTTACACGTCTGATAAGGTCACAAATTGTTCCATAATTAAAAATTCCACTTTCTTTTGTTTCATAAAGAATAGATAATACATCATCTTTTCTTATCATTTCTTTATCGTCATCTTTATCTACAAATTTTAATGATTTTTCCATATACCAATATTCAAATTGAGAAATTTTAATAAGGTATCCATTAACTCCCTCGTCATTATTATAATCTATAATAGTGCCAATTTTTCCAATGTCATCTTCCATAGTGTCAACAGACCAACCATCCATTTTCAAAATTTTAACCCTATCTCCAATGTTAAACTTATAATCACTCATTATCAATTACCTCCACTTCATATCCTAATGCTTCGCTAATCTGTGCTAATGTCATCTTCTTAAGCACTTTACGTTCCCAAATACAAATAAGATAATTATTATTAAACAACTTTTCTAACACATAAACCTTGGACTTATAAATTTTCATAATATCAAAAGTTTCGTCATGATAATAACTCTCACATAAATTTTCGTCATACGTTGCCTTAATCCATCCGTCAAAATTAGAACCAATCAGCACATCGTCAACCTTTCTTAATAAATATCTATTTCCGTTTCTACACTCAATAATCATACCTTCTTTTAGTTCCATTTTGTTATCCTCCTTATATTCTACAACTGGTAATTCAGCTTTGAAGTCAATGTTCATATTTCCATAATTTAAACGCAAATATGAATCACAACAATAATAAGTGTTTTCTTTATACCATTTCCAATTAGTTTCATTTTTGCACGAATGCTTCCAACTTATGCCATGTTTATAACATTCTTTTATAAATTCCTTTGCTTCTGTTTCTGTTTTACAATGAGCTTTAATTTTACCATTCTTAAAATCTTCCCAATTAAATTCCATTTCTATTCCTCCTTTTCTTCTAACAAATCAATAATTACATTTGTTTTAAACACATATGTTTCATTGTTTTTATATTTAGACTTTTTTGATAAATCAGAAATTGAATTTAAAGATTGTAACTCTTCTTTAACAATTCTCCTTTGTTCACTGATTTCTTTTAATTTTTTCATTAGTTTTGCACTAATAATTGCGTCACATTTCTTCATTTCAATATAGTGCAGAATATCTTGTCTTTGTAAATCATATTCAGATTGTAGCTTTACAAGTTCTGATTTCCTTTTGTTTACTTTATCAAGAAAATTATTATATTCTAAAATCCATTCAGCACCTTTACAGGAATGTTCTTTTTCTTGTAAAATTTTATTGTTCATATTCTACCTCCAACTGATATATGTATTATACCATATCAATCAATGTTTGTCAAGAGTAATTTTCCAAGTTTTTCATTTTGATTCTGTAATTCAATAATTTGGTTGCTGTTTCGTCTAGCTATACTACAAACTAAAAGATTCTTATACTTTCCTACTAATTCTTTTGGACACACATATGCTTCTCCAAATTTCCCTTTTTCTGCAATATACAAATGTTGTGTTGCCGCATTGTTATTAGCTTCTTCAATTTCACAAGTCCCATCATAAAACACTTTTACTTTTGTCACACTACTCATAATCCATATCTCCTTTTTAGTTCTCTTTCTCTCCTTGAAACACCCTATCTTTATGATTAATACAAAATATATATAATTCTTTCTTTAATTGTTTATCTTTTACAAGTATAAACTTATTTTCCTCACAATTCAAATCTGAAATAAAGTATGTGTCTTTATAAAAATCTCTCATATTTAATTTTAATAAAGTGTTCGGATGAGCAAAACATATTGTTGCTGTTCTTGAGCAAACATCATATACAGTATTTAATAAATCATCTAACACTTTCATTTACTTTACTTCCTTTCTCCTTTATTTAATAAACTAATTATAACATAAAAATCCAGTCTTGTCAACTGGATTTTTAATAAATTTAGAAATTAACATTTGCTAATACATCATTCAATTCTTTCTTTGTTGTTTCACCCAACTCTAAGTCAAGAATAATTTGAGCAATTTTATCATTACACTCTTTTTCTAATTCTTTCTCTAACTCATATCTTTTACTACGTCTTGTGCCATTACCTAAACGATAGGTATGATAATCAATAATATTATAATTCTTTTCTTCTAACATACCGTACTTTTCTGCAATTTGTCTTGCCTTAATATCTGTTTCGTCAGCTAATGCTTCAATTTCACTAATCATCTTATCATAATCTTCTTGATAATCATTAGGAATTGAATCAAGTTTCTCTTGATACTTCTTTGTTACCTCTCTTGTGATATAATCCTTAATTACTCCTGTTACTCTCATTTTTTAATCTCCTTTCTTTAATCTTCATATTCAATTTTTAATTTATCTACATTGATAGGATTATTTTGCTTATCAGTGCAAAACATATCTAATGTTCTACTTGTTGATAAATCAATATACTGAAATACTTTAATATTCTTTGGATATTTACTGCCACGACCTTTAATAATATGTATGACATTGTTTGGATAAATTGTACTACCAAATGATTGTTTATTATTTTTACAATTCCACTTGGCAATAGCAGATTCAAGTTGTGATAGTTCTTTCTTTGTTGGCGGCAACATAATCATTGCTCCATCTGTTTTACGCACTTGGGATTTACCACCAGCTAAACAAGATTCTGTTGGATATTCCATATTATCTTCTTGTCCATTTGTTTGAACGGCAGAAATTAAACTAACTCCACATTCACGTTGTACTTGTTTAAGTCTATCTGTTAATGCAAGTAATACCATATCTTCTCTTTGCGGCACTTTTGTTTCGTTTGATATTTCTTTACTTACGAACCCATTATTAGAAATATAATCATAACATATTGTCTTAACATTTTTATTTAAAGCATAGTCTTTAATCGTTTCAGTTAAACTTTTTGTCGTAAACGCTGGATCGTCACAAATATATAACTCACTATCAAGAAGAATTTCATTTGCTTTATCAACTCTTTCTTCTTCTCCCTCTTCATAACTGCCATCAATAATATGATTTCTTGGAACACCACTTATCCATGCAATAATCATAGGGTCAAGCTCATCTCTTAAATCAAGTTCTGTATTTATAAATAATCCAGCACCCTTTCTTGATTTATTTTTAACATAGCATTGTTTGTTTAAATCATAATATTCTTTAATTGTAGCTTTACATAAATCACCCATAGAAAGAATAGATTTACCACCACCGCTTTTTGCTCCACGAATGATAAATCCATACATACCTCTATAAATGCCATTGAGATATTCTGATTGAAAACTATTGCCAATCAAAGGTGATTCTTTGAATCTTTCTTTAGACTCCATAAAATCAGTTCCAGCTACATATTCTTCCTTTACACGTTTAACATTAAATTGACGTTTAATTCCTACTTGTAATCCTTCAAACCAATTCACAATATCCTCAATACTATATTGGTTCAAATTTTCAAGCTGACTTTCTTCACTCTTATCTTCATCATAGAATTTCTTAATATCAAATCCTTTTTCTTTATAAGCATTAAGACAACTGAATGTCCTAAACTCTGTGTAATAGTATTCAAAGTTATCAACGTCTGTCAATTCAATAACTGTTGTTATATAATCTTCAAAATTGTTGTCCTCTAACACATTATATTCACTTTGATAAGGCTTAACAAACTCGTCTATATCTATAATACTAACACTTTTACAACCGTTTAATGCTAAATTATATATCGTAGCATATAATATCTTTTGAAACAATATAGTCCATTCATCTTTATCAAGCGGATATTTTGAATCAAGTGTTAATTCGGGTCGTTGTAAATAGCAACCAAGTAAACGGTCGTTCACTGTATGATTACATATCATAATCTATCTCCTAACCTATATTCTAATGTTTATTATAGTAAATCATAATATCATTTTGGTATATAATAGTAAACATTACGTTTATTCATTCTCCCAAATAATACAAATCACACCATCTTCTCTAAATGTTTTTCTTACTTCCTTTTCTAACAGCTCATTAGGAATACTACCGACATCCTGATAATCAATTCCATATTCATACAATCTTGGTGTAATTGTCATATTTTTACAAATACTTGGACATAACCAAAATCCTTTACTATCATGTTTATGCTGATTACAAAACTCTTTTACTGTCATGTTAGTCCCCCTATATCAATATATTTCTTTTTCTTGCCACTACAATTTTTCTTAATTACAATTTCATTATCAGTAAAATCAAATTCATTAATACTCTTTTCAATCTCTTTGGTTTGATTGAAATATTTTTCAGCTTCAATCCCATAAAACGGCAATAATGATAAAATACTACCATTTGATTCTTCTGAAAATAGATTAAGTTCTAATACTTCATACATATAGTATAGGATATATTGTAATGTTAAATAAGACCATACTTCATGTTCTTGTAAGATGTTTTTCGTCTGCGCACCTATAAGTTGCCAAGGAATTTCTGACTTGTCATAACCATTATCAGTATATATCTTTACTATATAATCAGTATAAACCCTTCTATCGCTTGGGTCAATCGGTTCATATTTAGCCTTTGCTTTATTTCTTTTAGCCATTACCTTATTATAACATTCTTCATTACAATAATAACTTGCTTTACCAACTTTATAAGCGGTATCTTTATCAAGTTGCTTACCACAACAACGACATTTTGGCATTATAATTCAATCCCTTCAATTTCAGCCCTCATTTCAAGATAATACAAATACTGTCCCATTGCACTTGCTTGTTTCTTTAATAAGTCAAGACTACAAGACGGTTCAAAATCTAAAGTGTTAGATTCATACTTAACAATCATCTTATGTAACTTATCATATCTAATCTTTGTTTGAAAATATTCTGCCTTCATACGATTTTTTATAATCATCACTTACCATAAGTTCTACTGTATCTAATAGTTCCATATTTTATCTCCTTTCTATAAACCAATTATACCACATAATTTATTCATTGTCAAGTTCAAGTTTATCAAATTCAAAATTGTTTCTTAAACTAATTTCTGATGCAAAATTCAGTAAAATATCCATTTCTTCTTGTTTAGTAACATCAAATATTACATGACAATCATATACATAATAATGACAAGTAGGTTTAGATATTTTTATAATATACTCATGCCCGTTTCTTAGACCATTTCTTGACTTATTCTTATAATTTGCTTGCATTATCCACCTCTGTATGTTCACAAGTCCAAACACTTGTCTGCATCTGTATAGGACTTGTTCTCATAGGACAATCTACACAACCATTATGTTCTGCACACATTTGTAATATTTGACTTTGTTCTTGTATCATTTGACCCATATCAATATTAATTTGCATAAGACAATTCTCCTTTTGGTTTATAATTATAACTATGCTAAACAATAGGCATAACAATTTTCTTACCACAACAAGTACAATATTTACCTATATAATCATGTTCATCAATCTCTTGATTACAACAACTGGTGGTATAATATTGTCCTGCTTTATTATAAATCCATATACAATAATCTATTATTCAATTACCTCAATTTCTTCACACTGTAAATCTTCATCATAGCATAATTTTTGATCTTCAACCACAACATTTCCATAATCATCTTCATGTTCATCAATCCATTTATTCATTGCCTTTGTATTAGAAAAATATCCTAGTGTAATATCGTGGTCAATATAATTGTCATAATAATCATCAACGTACCCATCTTCATCAATATAATCACTTGGAATACATTCTTGTTCTAAGTAATATAATCTATAAATTTTCATTAAAATGCTCCTTCCATAGTTAATTTATTTTCATTTGAATCATTATAAAAATCTAATGCTTGCTCGCAATTACAACCCTCACATGAAACATATCCATTTGGCGTAATTTGTTCACAAGGAATTTCACCATATTCTGTACAGCTACAATATTCACAAATAACGCTTGGATAATTATATTCTTTCATACCACAATCTCTCTCCTTTCAAATAACTTTTCCCATACTTCTTCTCCTTGGTCAACTGGCGAATCTTTATACCCTAAGAATCTATCCTCATCATTATCCCATACAACTCCTATTTCTTGAGCATATGGTCTAATCATATCAATAATTCTATCAACCTTTTCACGGTACTTTAAGAACTCTTTAGTATATTCACCATTTATCATAACATTTTCATACTGCCTATCTAACGCTATGATAAACTTATTAACACCATACTTTAACAACAATTTTAATTTAGCCTTTTGTAAATTCATACCAAACATGGCAACTGATATATTATAGTCATAAAATCCATCTATATGAATAACTGATTTAGGAGCTTCAAACAATATAGCAGTTCTAGTCCGTTCAATATCAGCTTTGTTCATATTTAATCCGTATAGAACAAGACCCATTTGAAACTTATATTCTGTACCGTCTAACATTCTCAAATGGTCATATTTGAAGCCATTATCAACCAATTCTGGATTAGTGTTTCTGCAATGTGTTCCCACAAAATTACCTTCATCATCAAATATAGGAATAGTCACTTGTTGATTATAATTATACCACCTTATATCAAATTTGTCAAGTGATTCTTTTGTCATACCTTCTTTTAGCCACGGTTCATAATAACATGGTGTAAGATAATTCAAGATTGACTTGTCATAAATTTGATTTGTTGCATTAGAATAGTTCTTAGTATATTTCAACAAGCTGTTTTGCCATTTGTATATGTTAGTATTGACTTGTTTAACTTCTTCTTTGAAATTGAATGGAATATTTACTTGGTCGCATATAAATTTCATAGCAGACCAAGTAGAACATTTGCCATCAACTAATTCTTTATGCTTTTTAACAAGACTTAATAAAGAATAACTACAAGAGCATTGACTAAAGCACATAAATGATTTAGAATTAGGATTAAAAGCAAGATTATATCCACCATCATTTGGGTTACTATGATGACAGCATGATTGAAAACGGTTGCCTCTATGATTTACCCCTAATCTGCGCATAACAATATAATAATCATCTTCTGTCATTTGTTCATATAAAACCTTGTTTATAAATTCCTTAAATGCTTCATATTCTTGTTCAGTCATATTTACCACACTCCAAGAGTTTTTCCTTTACCATTTAATTCTTGTTCTACATCAAAAACTCTAAATTGCCTTTTTGTTCTAGGTTTATAACCTTCTTCAATATCTTTCTCGTTTTCTGTATCAATGCCGCAATCTTTCCAAAATTTTTCTAATGCTTCTTGTTTGTTTGTAGCCTTATTAAGATAAAATCTATGATAGTCGGCATGAGTATCTTCAATTAAATAAATTTTCTCTTCCATAATTATTCCTCCTCTTCAACATCACCACACATCATATCACATAATTCTTTTTCTTCTTTAGTAGCATATAGCATATAATCATTTTCTATACAAGACTGGCAAAATATATTGCCAACAAAATCAAGCCAACCACAATCAAAACATTTCATAATATTCTCCTACGCACTAAAACACTTATCCATAATATAATTCGTGTTATCTTTATTATATAAATCTTTACAAGCCTTTATAAACTTATGAATTGATTCACCATAATCAGATAAATCAACATTTAGCACCTTTAATATAGTTTTGTCATCTAATTCTTCTGTTCTGTATTTGTTTGTTGGACTGCCTTGACCATCTCTATTACAAAATCCTTTAACTTTATCACCTAATCGTAAAATAGTTAAGCTATGCAATCCATACATTTCATTTAGAATAATATCATAAGTTTTGCCATAATATTTTACACTAATATCGCCACATAATACAGTCCCATTTTCGGAAATAGATACTTCGCCAATTAAAGTTCTATATAAATCATAAGTTCCATTTTGAAAATAAACATATGCTTCCACAGCACAAATATTAGCCATCGTTCCAGTTAATGTATGAAAATATTCATATTCCTTTTCATCGTAATGGATTAAAGGTGTGTCTCCATAATAAACTTCACCAATATCATGCTTTTCATCATTCCAAAATGTGCAATATTTTTCTTTTAATTCAGCGTTAGATAGTCTCATAATTTATCTCCTTTGATTTGATAATACTATTATACCACAAAAAGGAGTCTTTGTCAACTCCTTTTTACCATGTAAGCTAAGTCTTTTACAATATGTGATATTGAATATATTTTAAAATTTTTATCATAAGCAAGTCTAACATATTTCCCTTTTAAATTATGAATAAACTCTCCGTTTTCCCAATCTAATTCAGGAAAAATATCTGTAAATTCATTTAATCTATCAATAGGAATCGTAATTCCCCAATTATTGCCATATACTTTTACTTCTGACATATTATAATGAGCATTATAAATTAATCCGCAATCTATGATTTCTGTATTCATTGTGTTCATTTTATACTCTCCTTTACCACTGGTACATTACTAATCCATCCCAACCTTTTTGCCATTCACGCTCTTTATCATCACAATACTCCCTCATCTGTACTTTGTAGTCAGCATTACAATCAATTAAATTCTGTGTACTATCATCAATAAATAAAGACCATCCATCAATACTATTCATATTTAAAGATTTACTAACATTTAATGGCAATGCAATAATAGGCATATTAAACCCTCTATCATCAAACCATTTTCTCTTATGTGCATAATTTTCAACACTTGCTTTAGTCACGAGAACAATCTTATCTCTATATCTATCCATGAACTCTAAAGCTCCGTCAATCGGTTTGACAATATCAAAAAACTTAGGGTCATTAAATGTATCTTCAATTTCTTCACTCGTCATTCCACGATAACAACACTGAAAATTCCAACTTGTTACATCCGAACCATCAAAATTGCCGCCATATCGTTCATTCAGAATGTCAATCATAGCTTGACAAGAATGAAAAATTACTCCGTCTATGTCAAGGAATATTTTGTCAATTTCTCTTTCATCAATAAAACTATCAATATCTTTAATTATTTTCATTATTGTTCTCCTTTTCTTTAATTGTATAAATCAATCCATCTTGGTCAATTATTTCATATTTGTCGTTGAACTCAACAAAATTTACTTCATCTGAAATTGTTACTTTGTATGCATATTTTCCAGTGCCGCTTTCGACAAAAACCATACAAGATAGTCCGACAATAAATAAAATGAAACTACAAATAGAACTTATTCCAAGTATAATTTGAATTATTTCTTGATTAAAATTTATAACTATAATAGAACTAATTGCAAAAATAATCATTCCAATCATTGTTATAACCCAAGTCCACGTTGGAGTAGCCATAATTTCATTTTGAGTTAATACTGTAATTCCGTCCATCATAATTATTCCCTCCATGTATCATAAATTTCAAGAGTTACAAAACCTCCAATATCTGTTTCTAAACAAATAATAATTTCTTGGTTTATATCTTTAGCAAATTTTACCAAGTCATCAATTTCTACTAATAATCTACCATATGTTTTATTTTGATATGGATAGTCAACCTCATATTTATAGTTTTTAATTATAGGATATTTCTCAATAATTTTGTTACTGTTTAACAATGCCGTACATACTATAACACATTTCATTAAATACACCCTCCACAACTTCCATGCCGCCAATCATTTAATTGAAAAGCATAATAAATATCTTCTTGTTCACATTTGTCTATCATAATATTGTTTAACCACTCTTTATTTTCTTTAATCCAATCTTTACATTCAAGTCCATCTATGTAATTATTCCATTCTGTTTCGTAACCATTTACAAAATGCCATCTTGAATACATTCCATAAGTATACATAGGTTCATTTTTCAAATCTTTTGGAATCTTATCAGATACATCTTTCCCATCAATAAACAATGTCCATTCTCCGCTACATAAACAAGGATAACTACCACTCCAATTTGCTTCTACTTTCATTTTAATCCTCCTTTTCTAACACACTTTCATCATAAATCCTTCAATCTTTTCACTATCAGCTTTATAGTAATGTTCTAATGTTACATCGGGTTTCTTATGACCCATACTACTTGCTACTGCTAAAATCGGTACTTCTAAATCATTCAGACAATAGCTTGCATAACTCGCTCTAAGACAATGATTACTTAATTTTGCAATCTTCTCATCATCAAATCCAGCTCTTTTAGCCAAGCATTTCCATGTTCTTGAACAACTCTGCTTATCCATTTTAGTACCTTGATTACTAACAAACAAATATTCACAGCCATCTTTTCTCATATCTGAAATATACTTGTCAATAACCTTGCAAGTATTTTCACTTAAATATACTGTCCTCGGTTTCATACCTTTTGTAATGACTAAATCAATAGCATTATTACTATCTCTGTTCAAATACATATCAAGTGTTACATTGCTGATTTCACAAAATCTTACACCAGTATTGAACATAAACATTAACATAGCCTTCTCCCGAATGTTCTTTGCATTATGAATTAAAGCCATTATTTCATCTTTAACTAATACCATATAATGTTCTTGTTCTTCCTTACGTTTAGGCAATTTAATACCAATCATAGGATTGACCATATCAACTAACTGTAACTCATCAAGAATAATATTATAAAAAGAACTTAAACTTCTAACCATAATCTCAAGTGTAGAATAGGCATGACCATCTTTATATTTCATAAGATACATATTAACATCAGCTTTCTTAATATCTTCTACATTTTTATTGACAATATTGAAAAATTTAGTTACATTCTCAATATATGTACGGATAGAGTTTGCCGATAAATCAATATATTCTGCATATTCTGTATAAGATTTGATATAATCGTTTAAGCTCATAATTGTTACCTACCTTTCATTTGATAAGGTAATTATAACATAGATAGTTGAAGTTGTCAATAGTTATTTCAACAAAATCTACTTTTAGCAACTTCAAAATATTTGTCATCAAGTTCACAACCGATGAAACGTCTATTTAATTCTTTGCAAGCTAAACAAGTTGAGCCGCTTCCCATAAAACCATCAAATACAACTTCATTTTCTTTAGAAGAATTTATAATTGCTTCCGATAACAAGTCAATGGGTTTCTCCGTAGGATGATTTTCGTTTTTTGTCTTATTATAAAACCAAACATCTTCTTTTCTTCCATTTTCAAATTTTCTTCTACCTTTATTACCATATAGAATCAATTCATATTTAGGAGCATAACCAGCTTGTAAATCACCGCTTCCATGATTGTTTTTAACCCATACAATAATATTCTTTAATTTAAAATATTTTTCAAAAGTTTGCTTAAAAATATCTATATTATGCCAACTACAAAAACAATAAATTGCAGTATTTTGTTTCATAATTCTACTACACTCTGCAAAATAATCATCAAGAAAATCTAAATTGTTATCATTTTTGATTTTATCATAAACTTCTTTTCTTCTATGCGATTGAAAGCTCATTCCGTAGGGGGGGTCTGTTAGACATAAATCAACACAATTATCATCAATTTCTTTTAATAAATTCATGCAATCTCCATGAAATAACATTCCCATCTCATCTTGATAGTCTGCTTTTGCATATAATTCTGTTAAATTCATTTTTTATCTCCTTTTCATTTAATACACATATTATACCACATAAAATATAATATGTCAATATTTTTACTTAAACTGATTTATTAAAATATCTTCAATATCAACTAATCTTACTGCGTCTGTTTCAGTATATCCTAAGTCAACCTTAAATGATTCCTTTTCTAATTCTTGATAAAATTGCTTTAACTGTTCTTTAGTAAATAATGGCTCTGTAAGATTTTCAATGTGTCTAAATTGAAAATCCAAATATCTCATTCTATCATTGGTCACTTTAAACATTTCTTCATTAGTCCATTTATCTTGTAACTGTGTTTTAATTTCTTTTTCATTATTATTAATATCAATCCAATCACTTAATGGTATTGGTTCATCGGCACTACATCCTTGCCATACACAGCCTTGAGCAATAACTCTAATTTGTTTTTTATACATATATGACTTCGGGTTCATTTTGATATTATCTCCTTCTTTTTTATTAATCCACATAATCAGTAAATTCTGCACCACAACACATACATTTTACAGTTTGACATTCAATAATACCACTTGGTAAAAACTTCCATACAAATTGTTCTCCTGATGTTGCATGAGTAAAACATTTCTTTCTATGATTTTCTACCCATTTGTCCAATGTTTGACTTGTTTCAAATACCATTTTTAGTTCTCCTTTCATATTGCATTTTAGCTTGAACATAAGGAATATGATTATCTATTAAATATCTAATACATTCTGAACAAAAATCCACTTCTGATTCTTCAAGATACGAATGTAATACTGTCTCATCTTGTATCAATTTACCACATCTATCACATTTTTCTTTCCATGCCCACCAATGACCATTTATGTTCGAAGAACCATCATAATTTACTTTATGAATATTACTTTTCATTTTCTCTACCTCTTCAACATCCATTTAACTTGTTTCTTAACCCAATCCATATTCAAATTTGCAGAACTATTATCAATTAACAAATCCCAAGGTCTATTAGATTCAAATTCTGTAAATTGTTCATCTTCTGCTTTGTTCCTATCTTCCCATGCAATCTTAAAATCAGAACGTGTTGAAGCTCTTGCTCTACGAATATATTCATCACAATAAATATAGATAATTTTAAGATTGATTTTGTCTTTGAAATGCTCTTGTAAATATTTGATTCCTAACGGGTCAATCACATATATACAATTATCTTCAATGTCCTCTAATGTAGCACAATATTCATACTCTCCTATTTTAGTATAAGCTATTACAGTCTGATTGTCAAGTACGTTTTGAAATTCTTCTTTTGAATCAAACCAATGCTCAACCCCATTAGTTTCATTTGACCGAATAGGGCGTGTTGTATGTGATACTACTAGTGGACAATTTAAGATTGTTGATAATCGTTTTGCAATATAGTCTTTACCAGATGATGTGCGACCTGTCACACATAAAATTGTCTTTTTCATTATTTAATCTCCTATAAATTTTCTCCATCTATAATTGCATTTTCAATCTTATCTTTGAAACAATATAACACTTTAATTTGTGCATCCAATTTTCCTTTTAAAATTTCATTTGTGTTATTCATATAAGTATTATGCAACTCTTCAATCATTGTATCAATTTCTTCATTTAATCTTGAGCCACATACATTATACCCATATTTTATATCTTCTTTATTCATCTTCATTTTCCTCGTTTTCATCAAAATATACTACTAATTTTAATTCATAAATAATTCCAGTTCCAAAAATGTGAATCTTAAATCCATTTCGTCTAAAATAAATCCAATAGTCCATCTCCCAACCATTTTTATCTGAATCATAGTGTTCAAAACCTAATTCCTCAAGAAAACTTTCAAGCTGATATGGATTAATACCGCAATCAGTTAAATCTAATTCTTCTTCATCTTTTTCTTCTTGCAAGATATGAAAATTAGTTTCAATATAATCAATCCAATCTTTAATTCTTACACCAATTCCATTTCTAATTTCATCTGTTAAATCCCATCTAGTTGTTGCCATTTTCATTTTCCTCCACTACTTTTAATGTTATGATATTATCATTAATTTCAAACTTTAAAAACTTTCCTTCTGAATCTGTAATCTTAGTAGAACCAAAAAGTACCTTCCTAACTTCTTTAGGAATATTTACTCTTGCTAAATCATCAATTCTTCTAATGTTATTATCCATTTTAATTCTCCTTAATTCAATTTTTCAATAGTGATTTTAAACATATCGCCATCTTGTGAATCAATTTCTAAAAGTTCATCAATAGCGGTTGGAACATTAAAATCATAACTTTCTTCATCAGTTTCAAAACCCCAATTACCACTACCCCAATTATCACTATAATAATTAACATAACCAATAATCTCTTTTTTCATTTTTAATTCTCCTTTCTAATTATCATACTCTTTAACTTTATCACTAAACATGTTACTAAATCCATTCTCAATTTCAGTTTCAATTCTCATTTTTCGTTTTCGATTTTGAATTTCCTTTTTCTTTTGAGATTGTTCATATAAATAATTATTCAAATTTCGATTTTCAATTTCAATTTTCATTTTTAATCAATCCACTCTTTCACTTGATTGTCTTTAATTAATGGTAAAATTACTTCTTTCCATTCTGTTTTACAATCTTTTTCTAACTTATATGTGTAATTGTTGTCCCCATAACACCATCCATCACATACTTCGCTAATCCAACAAGCTACGTCATATTTCTTACAATAATCTTCATAAATCAAATCAGACACTCTGTTAATATACATTTGTAAAGATAACCAACGGTTAGGGTTCATGCGGTCTGTGCAATAAAATAAATAATACATAAAAATGTCATAACTTTCTTGATATGACTTCATTTCAATAAATTCATTCATATCCATCCAAATTTTCGCAAATGATTTTGTATCAATATTTTTTAAATACTTCTTACTTGCATGTTGCCATATATATTGCACACGCTTAATAATTCTAGCATCATGTATAATATCACCGTTTAACTGGAATTCATCTTTTTGAAAATACTTTTGTAATGTGTTCCAATAATCGAAATCAACTTTTGCTTTCATAATATAATCTCCTTTCATTTGTTTGTATTATAACATTGTTTTTGAAAATTGTCAATATATTTTGTGGGGAAATTTTTGATTCCTATATTACCCTTGGGCGAATTTTAAGTTGCATATTACCACCCAATTTTCTATTATCTAACAATTCGTGGGAATTTTTGAAATATTCTGACAATTTAATCAAATTGCGGCAATTTTACAAACAATTCAAATTGCATATAAAAATAGCACACTATGGTCAATTATCTGACAATTAAAAAATTGCACGTTAGATGATTAAAACCGCAGTGTGCTAGTCCTCTACAGAACCGCCCCAACACCGTTCTTTTATTATACCTTATTTTACCATATTTACACCAATTTGTCAACAAAAATTTGCACAAAATTTTATTAAATTTTTGTACAATTTTTCCTATTGAATATCTATTGACTTTTGGTATGATTTTAATGTAAGGTGGAGTAGGTGTGCTTCATTAATATATTGCACCAAAAAAGAGACTTATTCAGCCTCTTCTTCCTGTTCTTTCTTCTTCTTTTCTTCATGGTATTCTTCAATCGTATCATAATTTCCAACAAAAATACCATCTTCATACACTTCTACATATCCATTGTTATGTTTATACAATATCATATTTCAGACCTCCTTTATTTGATATATACATCTTACCACATCCATATCCCTTTGTCAACACTTTTATTTGCCATTTTAAGCCACTTTTAATCATTCAATGATAAAATATACCACAACACACTTTTACACGCTTAAAACAGCTTGTACATGCTTACAGACCTATTTTGGTATTCTGATATACCACTGTAACACGCTACAATACCCTTAAAATCAATTTAAAGTTATTCAAGGCACAATTTACCACTGGACAACAAAACAAGCCTTAAAATGGCAAATACGCAATACTACTTCATGTAGTTTTTAATACTAGGTTAGTTACAACTAACTTATGCCCTCACTCCCCTATTCGATAGCTTCTTTTTTTGTGTTGCCTTCCCTTTATCACAATTTTAGTATAGCATAAACTTGGTAGTTTGTCAAGCATTTTTTTGCAAAAAAATAAAACCGTTTATAACGGTTTTATTTCACACTCTGTCCCTTCTTCAATTTCCCAGACTTCTTTCTGTTTACGTGGAACATATACAAGTATGATATTCTTTTTTCTATACTGATTATATTCTGTTCCATAAAATCTTGTATTTTTTGTAATAATATTTCCATCACGGTTTAAATAAGATACTGTTATTCTATCTTTCTTTTTTAATCCTTTTACCTGTTCAAGTGTAATTTTGTTCATTTTTATTCCTCCATCATACTAAAAAACCATTCTATATCTTCTTCTACTGTTGTCAAATTGTCAAATTCTTCCTTGTGTTCTTTTCTATATTCTTCCATTCTAATTGCATTATCAATCTTGTCCATTTCTCTAACATAATGTTGTTTTGCCAACGTTTTATATGAAAATCCGCTTGCCATTCCTACTACCTTATAACCGTGAACATATTTTTCCACCTCTCTTCCTCTGTATGTAATCTTACCGTTATCATCAACAATTATAGGATATTCATAGCCTCTGTATTTATACTCTTTCATAGTTTATTTACCTCTTTCCTTTTCTTGATAATATTACTATACACCTTATGCAAACACTTGTCAATACTTTTTCTAAAACTTTTTAAATTTGTCATCACTTTAATGTGTTAAAGCGTAAATTGTACTTTCCCTGTTTGCGTCCTAAAGTGTCAACTCCATATCCTAAGTATATATTAGCATAGATTTATTTCATTGTCAATACTTTTTACAAAAAAATAAAGCAGGAAATTTATTCCTGCTTTATACTATATTATCTAATATAATGTACCATCTTCTAAAAATTCCCATTCATTAGATTCACACGTTTCTTGTAACTCTTCTTCGTCAACTTCATATAAATAATTATATCCATATTTTTCGTATGTAGCCGATAGATTTTCAAAAATTTCAACAATTAGATTTTCCATTTTTTCAATGGTTTCAATATCAATATTTTTATAATTATAATATTGCAAATTTTCAATCCATTCATTAGCAAAATCAATTTCGTTAGCAACACAATAACAATAACGACTATTATACGGCAATTCAATTTCTCTTCCACAAACTTCCATATATGCTTCAATAGTTCTCTGTTCGTGTTCTGAAAATTCATTATTGTATTGTTTAAATAACTCTTTGTTTTTTTGGTTTCTTATTACAGTAAACACATCCGTTAAATCAAGTTTCCCGTAGATGTTTAATCCATCTCCTTGACAGTAATATAATGAAAACTGCATTTTTAAATCACTATTATGAAATAGATACCGTAAATCTTCGGTATAGATGTTTTCAAATTCCTGTGGTCTAAAATCATCATTTAAATACCATTGTTTTACTGTTTCTTTTGCTTCTTCTGATAGTTCCTCATATTTATAAATATTCTTTGTTTCTGTAATAGTTCTCATGTCTATTACCTCCATTCATTTGATAATACTAATATACACCATAAGCATATATTTGTCAATAAAAATATTGCACAAAATATAATCATTTTCATTGTATAATTTGCACAATTTAAAAAACCGCACCTTCCATGTTTTCGCAATTCCTATGGCTTGCACTCCTCACCTCTTGATTATATGATAGTATAGGTTGATGTATATGTCAAGTAGTTTTTTGAAAAATATAAAACTGATACAATTTCTGTATCAGCTTTTATATTTTTTACTGTATTTCAACTGTGCCGTCACGATATATACGAATCATTTTATTACAAAATCCTTCTTTATCTTTTGTATAAGTAGTAGTATAAAGAAAATGTCCATTTACATAAACCTTCATTACCTTTACATTTTCATTCTCAAAAAGAATTTGTTCTACTGCACCGCTTTTACTTGTCATATTATTTACCTCCATTTTCTGTTGAAACTCTTGTTTCATCTAATATTAAATTTCTGATAAAACACCTCTAATTCTTCTTTAGACATCTGCTCATATACTTCATTCATTACATTATCAATGGTATCTTTATCCCAGTCAAAATCATATTCAAAACCAAGAAATTCCTCAATATAATCTCTGCCCCAACTAAATAATTCGCTTTTTAATTCTTCAAATCTTTTATCTAACATAATTTATTTTCCTCCAATCTTATCTTGAAACTCTTGTTTCCTTTACTGTACTTAAAGTATACTACATATAACTTTACTTGTCAAGATTTATTCAACAACAAATTTTCTTAATTCTCCTGTATCTATATCTTCAATAAATAATACAGTCCCTTTATTGTACCATGATTTTTCTCCTAAATATACCATATAGAATGATTGTGCCGTTATCAATGTTACTTTCTGATTGTAATATAAATTATATGCTTTCATATTATTTACCTCTCTTTCTTCTTTTCTACAATCATAATATCACAAATAATAATCGTTGTCAACACATAATTTCCAATACGGACAATTTCCGTCATTGTTTACATAATGCTCTTCAATCTCCTGCTCTGTCATATTGTCCATATTTTGACATTCATATAACCCAACTGAATAATCAATAAGGCAGTGTTCACAATCTTCACAACATTTATTCATTTATTAATTCCTCCATTTTATTATAAACTTCTTCTATTGTGCTAAACCTATGCAATGCACCTTTATCTTGTAACATATTATCTTTTGTAAGCATAAAATCTTTAATAGTATAGTTGACTATTCTTTCGTTCAGCTTTTCTGTAGCAGGTCTTAAAACGTGTAAATAACCTTTTAAATTGATAAACCAATAAATATTGTATTGATTATTTTTGTAAGTCTGATTCGGATAATAACTTCTTACATTATCCATAATCTTTTCCATTGTTTTAAGTGCTTCTCCATTGTATACACCAACCATTTTTTTATCCTCCTCTCTTTCTATAACTATATTATCACATCTTTTATTTATTGTCAACTACTTTTTCTAATTCTCCACCACATTTACTGCATTTATACCAGTCTGGATGTATATACCATTTTGGTGAACGATAACCTAGTCTTTTTGTTATAGTTCCGCAATTACAGCACTTTATTTTATACGTATTCTTTTGTATCTGTTCTTCTGAAAACTCTTTCCCTAACTTCTTTTCATCGCTTGAGCATCTTGTAATATCTACATTATAGCAATCACTTACAAGTTCGGCTAATTGTTGCCATTTAACACCATGATTCATGCAACCATCTACACAATGTAATAATTCATGGTATAATGTTTCGTATAAGCTATTTTCGGGGCAATCCTCGTTTAATAACAGTGCATTGATATTGATACTATAACGGCTATTTCTCTTTTGTGCCTGTCCCCATCTTCTTTTGGCTCTTGTGTTTACAATAAAGCTATCAATTTCATGTGGATAAATGCCAATAGCATTAAGATTTTCAATACATTGTCTGCCGTACATCTCTAAATTTCGCATTTATAATTGCCTCTCTTTCATTTACTATAACCATTATATCATACCTACATTTAATTACAATATGCAAATTGCACAAAGTTTTAATTTAATATTATACAAATTGCATAATAGTTAGTATTAACTAACTATACTATATATTTTCCCATTATTATTATAGCATATTAAAAAAGGAATGTCAATAGTTTTTTTGACATTCCTTTTAATTTTATTCTTCTTCCTCTTCTCCTTCTAACACTTCTGCAATTTCATCATTTCCAAAATCTTCTTCATTCTCAACGATATAATAAACTAGCTCATCAATATCAAACGGTGATTTTTCTCCGTCAATCCAATCATCACTTTCAAGATTAGCATAACCGTTAAACCAAAAGTATTCATGTGTGGGATTGAGGTCTCCATAATAACAAGTCCTTACAATATCCCACGGCTTTCTTCCACTCATAATTTCATCAAATTCTTCCATAGAATAAACCCAATCATCCGTTCTGTTTGTTGAATCACAATATTCATTCCATAATGCAACCTTATCCTCTGTACTCATTTTTTCAATAATCTCTTTAATTCTTTCTTCCATTTTAAATACCTCCAATGTTTTTTGTTGATAAGTATATATTATCATATGTTATCAACTATGTCAAGCACTTTTTTTACAACATATAATTCATTTTTCATAATATTTTCCTTCCATAGTAAAATTAGATTTCCTCTGTATTAAATTCTCTGTAGCTTCCAATTTCTATTGCATCAACAATTATACCACCATAAGATTTTACTTCTTCAATAGTTTCCATCATATCTTCTTCAGTTTTTAACCACGCAATAGACAATCCATCTTTTTCACTTTCATACACTAACATAAAGGGCTTTTCAGGTCGTAAAAATGGCTTTCCACCATCAAATGATTCAAATCCTTTACTCATAATTATATTTATCCTTTCCATTCTACAAGAAAACTTAGTTTACTTGAATCTTAATTTAACGCATCCATCTTCAAAGACTTTGTTTTATTTGATATAATTATATTACCACATTTTATACTGCTTGTCAACACTTTTTAATAAATATTATACTCAAAATGTTTCGGATTATCCAAACACTCTAAATAAAGTAGCATTTTCGCATGGTCAAATGTAGTAACTAATATTTCCGCTTCTTCATTCCAATTGTGAAAATAGGCTGTAATAGACTCTAAATCACCTATAACCGCATCTGCTTGCATAGTTGTCACAATTTTATCTATTGTTTCTTTTGTTGCCGTAGTAATAATCAAAACCTTTTTCATATTAAATTTTAATACAATTTTAATCATATGTTTAACCACTCCTTAAATACAGAAATATGTCGTTTGTTTGTTATAGTCAAATTATCATTACAAATATGAATTTTACCGTCATAATAGGCAATAGGCTTGTTATAACTGTAAAGCCATATATATCCAGTTACATTATCTTTAATCAGTACATAATTTTTGAAACTTAACAAAATATCAATATTCATTCATAGATTCTCCATTTCCTTCGTTAAAATATAAGTCAAAATCTATATCACTTTCTTTTAATTTTAACGCAACCCAGTCTGCCATCGTCATATCGTAGGCTTCTGTATCTCTCCAATATGAATCATATGCTTCGGATACAATCGACTTTGCACTATCAATATTTTGATACTCATATGGAATGATTACAAAATCAATAAAGATATTTGTTAAAGAATAAACATGAATACAATTTTTAATATTTGTCATAGTTAAACCTCTCTTTCAATTTATATACTCATCATTGACTACAATAATATGATAGCATATATTATAGCCAATGTCAATATGTAAATCTATTGAAATTTTAAAATCTGTGTTGCCTTAATGCGTCATCAAATGCTTTGATTGTAGCCTCTAAACAGTTACCATACACACAAATGTTTCCGCATGTGATTCTTACACAATCAAACTCTTCGTTAATCTGTTCCTTTGGAACTAAATTTATTTTTATTTCTTTTTCCATATTTTCTCCTATCTTCTAAAGAAATGCGAATTTTATATACACCAATATTCTTCTCCATCCATTGCTCGCTTCACTTCATCAATGGATAAATCGTATAAGTCGGCAACAAAATCTATGGCACTATCTATACACTGTAATGAGGCAAATTTCCGTCTATACCTTAGACAACTGATTGCCTGCTGTAGATTTCTTTCTTTATGCAATAATTCCTGTTGTTTTACTTCTGCATACTTTTCGTAATTGCTTTTACTCATTTCTCTTACTCCCTGTTATGAATTATCCATTTCTTAATTTCTTATTTACAATATTATATTACCATATACAATATATCATGTCAATACATTTTTAAAAGAAAATCAAAAATAAAATGAAAGCTAAAATTGAAAATATTATATGACATTCACTTTTCTTTCCATTATTTCGTGTAATGGTAACGTTAAACATGGATATAAAAATTAAAATTGCAACTAATGTTTTCATTAAAACAAGGCTTCCATATCTACATATTCGCTAATATCGTTCAATGTTCCGTTAGCAACAAGCATTTTTACATCTTCGTAAGCGCAACCATTTTTATACAAAATTGCGATAATTTTGTTTCTTGTGAAAGTGTCCAGTTTGCTGATTCTTGTTCTCATACTCATTTTAGTTTTCCTCCATATAATAATAATTCTTTTTCTTTTTGAAATTAAGACCATATTTTTTCAAAATATCTAACAATAACTCAATGTCTTCACCATATTCTTTTGATAACATATGTCCATATATATCGAACATTTGTCTTTCTGTAAATAGCAAAATAATTTTTTTATCTTCCTCTTCCATTTAATCCTCCCATAGCACATCAACCAACTTTTCAATTTCTCTATTTTCTAATCTTACAACACTATTATAGTCCATTCTTTCCAGTTCGTCAAGTAGCAATTCCAACTCTGTATCATTATCATTCATAAAAAGATAATCTTCTGCAAGACCCGAAAACATTAACATACCATCAATTCTAACTTCAATTCTCATTTCTGCTTCCTCCATGTTTCGTACTGGCTAGGTGTCATAATTGTATAACCACCATCTACTTTTACTGTTACGTCACTTGTCGAATACCATTGTGAATTTTTCTTTTCCTTATTTGCTTTATAGCGTGTTTCAAAAATTACCATGTTTGTTTCCTCCTTATGCATATACTATATCATATCTATATATAGTTGTCAAGTATTTTTATAAATATTTTCCTTTAAATTTTTCCAAACTTTCTGCCAAAAATTCACAAGCTATTTTAGTTTCGCTAAAATCTGCAAAATAAGCTTTATCCTTAGCCATATTAATTATATTATTAAATTCTTCTTTCATTTCATCACAATTTTGCATTATGTTTTTTAATTCTCCTTTTTAACAAATTATTTGTTTTTCTTTAGGAATAAAACATCTTCTTTTTTTAGTGTCAATCATATAACCGTCATTTGAATGAACCACTTCGATAATATCTTTTTTGGTAACTGAACTAAAACCTTGATGATTTTTAAGAATAGATAATAATTTTGTTTTGTTGCCATCAAAAACATTTTTATATTCCTTTTTTTCGCTATTATCAAATCTTAATAACTGTTTCAGTGCAATGTTTACCGCTTCGATATAATTATCTGTAAATACAGTTTTTCCATATGGATTTTTGACTACATAAAAGAACTTACTGCTTATATATTCACCTTTATCGTTCCATAAAGTTGATGCTTCAAAATCATAATATTTTTCTATAATAACTTTACAATAATTAATAGAAATATATTCTTTTGATTCACTAACTACTCTTGTTTGATAAGAAGTTAAACGAATAGTAATAATATCTTCATCGTCTGTTAAAGCAACTTTACAAACATCCCCCTGCGAACCGGACATACCATTATGATAAAATCTATATCCATTATTCAAACATTCTCTTACTTTATCACTATAATACTGTTCAACATCTTTTATTTTTAAAATCATAATTTTACCTCTCTTTCAATTTGTAATTTACATTTTCATCATTGATTACAATATTATAGTAACATATATTATAATCAATGTCAATATATAAATTTATTGAAATTTTAGTTTCAAGACCATTCACGGTTTAATTCTTTAGATATTTTATCAATCATTATGTATATACTATATCATATTATGATTTATATGTCAACATCTTTTTTATAATTTTATCATATTCTTTTAATGTCAACTCTAAACATGATTGATTATTCCAAACTGTTAGCCATATTATTACTCTATCTAATACTACACTACTACATACATTTTGATTATATTTTTTCATTAGAACGGCAATAACCTCAATGTCATTCTTTTTATTATCACAATCACATAACCGTTCATAAATTGCGGTGTAATTGTTTTTCAGTTCTTCTCTCCAGTCATCATTCCAAACCATTTTTATCTCCTTATATCGTACTTACTAATTATATCCCAATTTGCAACCATAAATACAATTAAAATCACCGTACAAGCAACTAAAATAACATATGGTATATAGCTGTCACTGTCAAGCATACAAGCCATAATTAAAGCTATAAACGCTACACAAGCCATGATTGACTTTAGGATTCTGTTTTTCAATTTCAATTTTCGTTTTTGATTTTCATTTCCAAAAATTAAATCTGGATTCTGAAATTCATTTTTGATTTTCGTTTTCATTTTTAGATTCTCCTAACTTTATTCCTTGAATGATTTTTTGTGATAGAAATTTTGCACATTCGTTACATAATGGTAAAACATTACTTCTTCTATTTATATCGTTTGTGTTAATAATAAGAAAATCTGCCATATCATCACAAATTTTACACCAATGTTTTCGTGTCGGCTTTATTTTGATAGCTTCAAAATATTGTTCTCTTGTCATTTTGTCCACCTCCGTTTTCTATACTATAACATGGGTTGAATTGTGTTGTCAAGTGTTATTTTACATATTTTTCATATAAGAAATTACAAACGTTTTCCCATATTGACTCATTTAACATTCCCATCATATCATTGTTTTCACAGCAAATTCTTACATATCGTCTTACAAGCATAATAGGGCAAGCCATATCTTTACTTAATCTTGACAATTCTTTAGAAAAAACATTTTCAACTTTTCTAATAATAATACTTTCAATAACTGATAATTTCATAAAAAATACCTCTCTTTCATTTGATATAACTACTTTATCATAATTAAAAACCATTGTCAATACCTTTTCAGGGAAATTTTTAAAATCTTTATTACCATTTTATTATAGATATAATTCGTTCTATATATAATGTACTCTGGGGAAAATTTGAAATTGTATATTACCCTGCGGAAATTTTAGGGTCTATATTACCTATTTTCAGATAGATGAATGTCAGAATTTTCTGAAAATTTCGTAAATTGTGTGAATTTTTCAAACAATTTGCACAATTAACACAACTTCACCCAGTCTCCACCCGTTACCATATGCCACGGATACATGACACCATTTTAATGCCCCTAACAGCCGCATATATCCACGTTATACGCTTGCATGGTACTTTATACCATAATCATATAAAACCGCCTAAAATCGCCTTTAAACGTGTTATAAGCCTATGTCCATTTTATAGGACTCAAAACCTACCTCATATAATCTCGGTTGTTTATTGCCGTTGTGCCTTCTATGCGGTCTATTCGCCCCATTTACAAGCTATAACTATTCCGTTGGTATATTCCTACACCTACGACATAAACACGCTTAAAAAGGCAAATACAAGGTTTTTGTGAAATTCTTAACAATCTCATTTCTATGGTTAGTGTTAAAAGTTTAACAATCATGTTACATTCTTAACAATCACCTCTGTTAAAACTTTAACAATCTTATATATTGTTAAAAACTTCACAACATTGTTATAAAATTGTCAAAGTTCAATTATTACAATACATGAACACATGAACACACGCTCATATATTCATATACAGTAATAAAAAAGGGGAACACACGTTCCCCTTGTTAAATTTTTAACTATCGTATCTTACATCTATAATTCTATCGTCTTTTATATCCCAGTCCGTCCCGTTGTCATGCATGGTCAAGGCTACACGGTCGCTCAAGTCGTAATCTTCTACCCCATCAAAAGTCCATAGATTCCCCGTTGAGTCCTCAACAGTTACAACATCGGTTGTATAGTCAACGCCCACAACAACGGCAGACTTGCTATAAATGCACGATTTATTATACAAAAATAAACATGATACCGTTGTAACTCCTAACAAAAAACCAACTAACATTTTACGCATAATTGTTAAACCTCCTTAATATTTTTGCACTTTTCCGCTTATTTTTGCGCACTATGTCAAACATAATGCGCAACCTATAAACGGGAAAACGTTATTATCTTTTATACTCAGTAAAAATCTTTCTTGCTTCTTCCTCTGAGTCTGAACAAAAACTGTCAACATACCACCCATCACATAAGATGTAAAAGTGATGTGAATTTGTGTTATCTTGATTAAGTGATAAAAAGAATCTACGGTCAATTTCTCTCATGGTCTTGTGTCTCCTTATTAACCGAATATATAAATAGCTTGAGTACGGCTTGTAATAGCGTACAATTTACCAGTGTTTTTGCCTTTAAAAAGCATACCGTTACAACCATATACACCGGATGCATAGCCTACTTGAGTTAACCATCCCTCAACGGATTCAATTTCGTTTCGGGTGTCATTTGTTCCGTTGCTGATATTCTCAGCAATTCCATTTGCTACCATTTCCCGTAACTGTTTTTGTGTGAATTTCGTCATTTTTTCGCCCTCCATTATCTTACATTGTCTCATCGTACATGACTGCAACACACTCATTAGTACGGATATAACCTCTCTCGATAGCGTCCTCAATATCCTTTTTGGTGTTCAGACCCATGATTCTGTTTTCGCTTAAAAACTGATGTAAATACTTACTTGTAGTTCTGCTATAATCCCAATCACGACCAAACCGAACAAGCAAATCAAATCCTAACAGGCTTTTCCCGTTCTCAGCTTTTACGATTTCACAAATTGTAGAATCGTAGCTCTGAAAAGTGGTCGTATTTCCATTAGTAATAATAAACTGGTTTGCTACCTTGTTACCGCTTGCACTTGTCATGTTTTCAACTTTCATCATTTTTGTTTTCCTCCCGCTTTCGCATACAATGTTATTAACGCGTTCTGATATGGTAACTTGCCATCATCAGCACACAAGTTGTTATCTTGCATGGACGGGGAACGTGTCCCCGTTTCGGCTCTTACTCTTCTTTATTAATAAAGTCGCTTATATAATTATAAAAAGCTGTAGTCATTACACCTACGCGACACTCACAACAACTTAAAAAGTCGTCCGCTTGCTGTTTGGTGTCAAATGGTAGCACTTGTCTATCTCCATTTTCGTCAACGTACATTGCAACCCATTCATTTTTGCGATAGCCGTAATTAATCATGATTAAAACCCTCCTTAACATGCGATAAATTCCAAATTGTCAAAACATTCATTGTCCTGCTTGCCATCAAAAGCAATGCCCATTGCATAAGTATAAACGGCTTTTTCATTCTCAAAAAATTGACCGTTAATCTCAATAGTTTTGTTTCTTTTTTCGTCCGTGTCCATATTGATATAACGCGCTATAAATAAATACATGTTTTTTCCCTCCTTTTTATCTCATGTTATCATCGTATTTTGATATAGCTTTTAAAACATCACTTCCACTTGTTTGATAAATCATTTCTTCATTTTCCCAAATTTCCAATTCAGGATAAAAATCTGAACAAATACTTGTGCGAATTTTATTTATGTCTACACTAACACAAACTGTTTCGCTACCTTCATATGTTTGCCTTAATAAAACATATATTTTCATGTTAATCACTCCTGTCGCTCTGCCGTTACTGTTAATTAAGTTCTGTACGCATTTCTTGTTCATTCTTTTTTACCTCTGTACACGATTTTTATTGTGTACCCCTTCTTTTTTTATTTTTTCGGCTTTTTAAGCCTAAACTCTAGGACGGAATCGAACCGCCCCGAAAACCTATTAACGTTATGTTTTACGTGAAATATTTATAAATAGTGCTCTACAAAGTGCTTTTTCGCTCTCTCGTAAAGCTTTTTCTTATTCTCTTCTGTAATATCATACCACAATGTGAAGTAATGACCCTGTGCCCATTCTCCTGTAGTTTCATCATATCCCCATGCAGATACAAGCTCATACTTTGTTGAGGTGTTGCAAACTTCTAATAACGCTCCCGTTGTTCCTCTTAATAATAGTTTTTTCATTTTAAAATCCTCCTTATTTAGGTTCCTGCAAACATCTTTAAAACTGTGTCAGGCTTCATTGACTCTCGTGCAACACGCTCTTGCATGACTGGGAAGGCTCTTTCCTCAGTGCCTACCGACTTCCACGGTATATTTTTATTTGGCTATTGTCAACTTCTCGTTTCCCTTAGGTTCGTTTGCTATCTCCTTTATCTATATATTATTATAAAGGTTGCAAACAAAAAGTTCAAGTACTTTTTTCAAAAATAGCAATATGCACAAAACAAATAATAAAAACTATACAATATGTATAAAATGACTCTGTATGACGTTTTCAGAAAAATAAGGGTACAATCATTCACTAAAAAGATGCCGAAAACGCCATACAGGGCAAAAAGTTATCCACATAGGAATATACAAGTTGAACAATAAAACAAGGAAATAAAGGGAAACTTATAGTGCAAAGTATACAAATTGATAATAAATGAATGTAATATAGTATAGAGTTATCCACAATGGTATAGTGAAATTGCATAAAAGGATGAAAATAGAATGGAATACTGGGTTTATTATTATATATTATAATTATAATAGATTGTATTATTATATTAGTACAATATATAATATTATATAAGTAGTATAAGAAACTATGTAACATAGTAGTATATAATACATATAATAGTTATATTGTAAGTAGTATTAGATACTATGTATTGTGATATAGATAATATTAGATGTAGATATAGAAATGTAGAATACTGGATATAGAATAGAATATGATGATAACAAGAAGTAGTATAGAATACTATGTAGTGTAGTTATGGTATGATGTATGGTTGTATTAGTTGAGTGATATAAGAATGAGTGATGATATGATTAGATATGATATCATAATGATATCATTGTGATAGTAACACATACAAAGCACTTCCTTATTACCCTAAATTACTATTGTATTAAGCAAATAGTACAAAATATCACACTTTCTTGCGTGTTATCTATAATCTTGCAAAACACTGTACCCAAACATATGTTTATATAAAATAAACTACATAAGTGTGTGTTATCAGTATTCTTTTAATACTGTTAGCACTCTATCGGAATGACTGCCAGTGTGAAGTTGTCTGAAAACTCAATGGATAGGGGGTAAATTATCAGAAAATAGGGGTTGCGAGTTTTGGGGAAATCTGGTGTAGCACTTACACTTCCACATCCCTTAATCAATCCCCATTTTATCACCATCTCTACTAATTTCCCATTCCCCCACCAATTTCCACCAAATCTATACCAAAACCCCATTATCCACCCACTTATTTTCCCCATAATCCCCATATATTTTCCCACACACAAAAATAAGGGACTGTATTTAACAATCCCTTAAAATCAATGTTTTTAGCCATTTTGTAATTTTGCACTAAATGTATATATAGTTATTATTATATAAATAGATATACAAATAGTGCAAAATTTTTCATTAGTCAATATTGTCTTGTTTTTTGCTCAAAAATAGTGCAAAATTATTTATCCTTAATCAACATATTATCTAACTTAATAATTTCTTTTTGTAACGAATTAATTCTTTTATTTACCAACATATTAAATCCTTCTACGGCTTCTTCGTATGTGTCAGTAAAGAACCTTGCATAAAGAGTTACTCCATTCTTTTTTAAATCTTTACCATTTGCTTTATACTCATAAAAATTATAACCATCTATTCTGCCCTTTACAGGTTTACACATTAAATTTGTTGCTCTTTCATCTTCTTTATAAGCAAAAGCCCAAATATCTTTGTTGTAATGTTCTTCGTCAATATTCTGTAAATTTTCAAAAGTATCTCGGAAACAATATATATTTACACAATAAATCATCTTGCCTTTTCTCCTTTCTATAATGACGATATTATTTTAATATCATCTACAATACTGTATTGTTTATCACCTTGACTTGTGTTACATACCATAAACCATTTATCAATATCATTATAACTTAAATCTCTTAATAACTTAGTATTGTGCATTTTATCTTTTGTTATTCCATTCAAATCTTCTCTTGCTGACTGCAATGATTTTAGGTCAAATTTCATCTTACTAATGTTTAATGTAATAGCATAGCACTGATAAAATTTGTCAAAATTCCATCCGTTCTGAATCCATTTAGAATCATTTTCACTTTTATCTTTAACTATTGCATTACATAAATCATAATAGTCTTGACGTTTATTTATATATCTTCCCCAAAAGTCCGAATATTTCTTAACTCCTAATTTCCCCATTGCATAGCCTTGAATACGAAATAATTCTTCTCCTAATTCATCTGTTACCGATGCGCAAATAATAGTGTTATTTTCTTTTACGGCTTTATAACCAGTTGTAATTGCAATTTCTTTACTATTGCTCATAGATTTCAGAGCATTTACTAATGACGGTTTTAATATATCATATGCCTTATCAACATATTCTATAAAACTATCATCAAACCCATATTTTTCGCCTATAAATGCTGAATTTCTATGTTTATCATTTAAAATTGCATAATAATTATTGTTAATCATATAACAAAGTCTTAATAATTCTTTGTTTGACACAAATAAAGTTCCGTTAATGTCACTTTTACTTAATTGTGATAATAATATATACTCAATGTCTGGCAATGTAGTAGATTTACCATCTTTTTTTATCAGTGCCGAATCATATATTTCAGTTATTTTATATTTAGTTTTATTTTTTTCTATTTTACAAATTTTAGATAGTTCACTTAATTGTTTATCTTTAGAGCAACCTCTAAGGTATGGTAGTTCTAAGAAATTTGTTAGTTCTCGATAATTCAATTCTGATTGACTATCTACTAACATTTGTAACTTTTCTTTGTCTTTAATATCAATCATACATATTCCTTCAACTGACAGATTAAATTTCTGATATGTTCTCTATTTACTTTAATTTCTTCCTCGTCATAACTATCACAATTGAACATACTCCATCCATATAAATCACTTTCAATGTCTTGAATTAGTTCCTTGATTAAATTATCAATATTTAATTCACTAAAATCATATAAGCTACTTTTACAACCCTCATAATCTTCATTTTCGTCAATAATAAACATAGAATAAGGATTTAACACTAATGTAAATTCAGTTCCTTCTTCATCAAACCATGCCATTCCTTGACTATTTATTTTGTAGTCTAAAAATGCTTGTAATAAATCTACTGGCACATTTGTTATATAACTTGGTGTTCCAAAAAATACATTGTTATTATCATCTTCTATCTTAAAATCACACCAACAATGTTTAGGATTACTAATCATTATTATTTTCCTCCTTCTTCTTTTTTAATTGTTCTGTGACTTCATCAATAAATTCTTCAAGATAATTACAAGCTGTTGTATAAGAATAATAATCTGTATCTCCTAAACAACAATCAACAGCGTATTCTGTATAATGGTCTTTTAATTCATTTCTTAAATCATCAAGTGCCTTATTATAAATATTATTATTAATATTATTATTATATTCATCTTCACTTTCTTCAAAAGCCTTTATAAACATTTCGGCTATTTCTTTTTCATAATTTCCACATAGTCCTTTGCAATCAATGTCTGTGGCAACTCTTGAGAAAAAATCTTTAAATTTATCAACAATATAATCTCCTGTAAAATCATTTGGAATATCAATAATTATTTTCATCTCTATCCTCACTTTCTAATAACTCTTTATTGTCAAACTCGTTACTGATAACCTCCATACAATCCTGATAATCGTAAATATGTTCCTCTTCAAATCCTCCATCTTCAAGCAATATATCAAAGTAAAAACCTGCTTCGCTTTCATTCCAACTAATGTAACCACAGCATTCTGCATCCATGCAATTTACAATATCATTCTCCCAAATCAGCTTGCCGTTCTTGTCCTTAAGTCCGGTACACTGACAGATAGTGGATGGTGCTACCTCAAATGCCACAAACTGCAAACACCCTTCTTCTCCGACCTTATCACTCTCATTTACCGAGTTACCAACTGCATGAATAAATACTTGTCCTGTTACACCATCATCAATACGATTTCCAATTACCCATTCACCGTCATCTTTACGTTTTGCCTTGAATAAATATCTATCTTGCATCCTCATTCCTCGCTTTCTGCTTTCAACCACTGCTCCACCTCTGTCACAGAACACATTGCAACACCGCCCTCTATGGTCTTTGTGCTACCCTCATCATATGTTTCGATTGAACAAATGAAATCTAAAAGTTCCTCGTCCGTCATGCTCCTGATCCGGTCTGCGTTGGTCATAGGGGAGTAATGCTCGCAGTCTCTTTCTATGTCCTCATGTGGATTGTCATTTATATATGCACACCACTTAAAAGATTCATCTCTACGGTCGTACATGGTATGCAGATGTTTGCAATTCTTACACTTTGCCATCTTCTTCCTCACTTTCTCGGTACTGCTCCGGCAGTGGCATCCAAGCAATAACTTCAAATGGAATTGTCTCTCCGTCTGCATCGTTCCATCTGTGACCGTCATATCCGACAAAATACGGAAGTATATTTTCAAAATCAGTTTGTGTTGACGGCTCATAGTCCATAACAGTTACCAAACATCCATATGCTTCTTCCGGCAGTCTCTCGCTCACCGGAATCCACACCGTCTGATTCTGCAAGGCGGTGATTGCCATTTCCATAAGTTCTTTCCAATATTCTTCATTTACAAGTTCATCCCAATGAGGATTAAACCTGATAATGTCCAAATCCTTAATAGCTTCTTCTCTCTTCATTCCGCACCCTCCATTTCTTTCAGCTTGGCTTCGGCTTCCTCTCTGTTTAGAAACAAACCATCATCAAGTTGCCCTGTAATACTGCTTGATAAAAAGCCGTTCTCTCCCTCACAATAAATTTCAATTCTAGGTTTTCTATACGCTATATAAACAAATTGACTTACAATATGCTCACAAATTATATATTTTCTATTTTCATAAGATACTTCGTATATTGTATCTCCAACCTTGCACGGCAACCGCAAGAGTAATCCCTGTTCCTCGGCATCTTCATAAGTTGCTAATTTTTCCGTAGGATTACCATTTCCATAATCAGGCAGTCTCCAAATTTCCTCTCCGCATCTTTCGCATTCAAACGGATGCTTATATACTGACACTCCTGCTATATTTCTTGTTGTTAATCTTTCCATTTTATCCCTCCAATAATTTTATAAAACAATAATAATTATACAAACAATAGCAATCATTAGAATAGCTACATTTAATGCTTCATCAGATTCATCATTCTTTTTTACAACGCTATTATGTCTCTTAGGTGTATTATACATGATACTTCTTGCAATCATTCTTGACATATTGTTTCGTCCACTTCTAATTCCATAAAATCTCATTCTATTCTACCTCCTTTCACAATCTCCAACAAATCATCTATCAAATCCTTAACCTCGTACATCATCATAGTGTCGTAGGATTTTGACTGTTGCTCTGCTGTCTTATTTCCATACTTCGTACAGTCTTTAAGGAATGCTGTGCGTTCTTTCAACTGTTCAATAACTTTGTCCAAGTCGTAGGCGGTCGGTTGTGCTTCTATCCTGTCTATCAATACTTGTCTTTCATAGTACATATCCAAAAATCCATTTTTTCTTGCATAATCTCTATCTCTTCTTGTTTCTTCTAATAGTTTATCCGCATAAATAAGTCTTCTCATCGTTCGCCCTCCTATTCCATGCTTCTATGGCTCTTTTCTTACACTTCTCGATATTCTCCATAGTGTCATCCTCTTTGTTCGTGTCTGGGCAAAATCCCTCTGTTTGTGCTCCACATTTACATGCACACCATATTGTAAATCCGCAACTTTTTACAGTTGCTTTAATTATTGCTTCTCCACCACAGAACGGACATGGCTTAAGTTCATTATTCATTTGCTTTTTCCTCCATCGTTTTATCAGCAACTTCTATAATAAAATTTTCAAGGTCTTCATATGCTTCTTCGTATGGGTAATATCCATCATTGTCTAACGCTGAGTCAATAGGATATTGTTGATATAATTTTAATAAATTGTCCCTAAAATCTTTAATACCTTGTTCATAAATAACTTTTTCATAATTTTCGTAATCCATAAAAATTTTCTCCTTTCAATCATAACTAATTATATCACATTTTTCTCACAAAGTCAAGTACCCATTTACTAATAATTTAAAAGTTCTATAAGCATTTTCCATTGTATCAAAATGTGTATTGATATTGATACCACTTGTAAAAATTTCATACGTATCACCATATGGATTTAATGTTGAATTAATATCATGTCCTTGTTCTTCCATCCATTTTGTAAATTTATCAAGTAAAGCCTTAAAATATTCTTTTTCAGCTTCTTTAGAATTGAAAATATATACTGTTTCAACGCTTAAAATATATTTCTTTTCATCTTTCAGATAAATTAAGTCAATATCATTCATTGTTTCTAAATTAGCATCATAACTGGATAAATCATCATATGATTTTAAGCCCCAAATAAATTTCATTGAACTATTTTCTGTAAAATCTTCATTGTAATCATCATAATATTCTTCTGCGATTTTTTCTTCGTGTTTATCAATAAAATATTGAATAATATTGAATGGAAAATGTTTACTTAACTTACCGTACCAAATATTAGATAATGAGTTACATTCTCCAATAGGATAGCCATATTCATCTTTCTCCCAACTGTCCATACAAGCATAATCATGGTTCTTATTCAGTTTTCTATATTTGCAAAAGATACAGTTATATTTTTGTTTTAATAATTCTACATTCATACTATTCTCCTTTTATTTAATTATTTACTTCAACTTCTTCAATAGAGACTTTTACAATAGATAGTTCTCTACTAATAAATTTATTATCTTCTTTAATTTGATTAGCATAAAATATACTATGATATAGTTTAGCTTTTCTAAGCTGTTTATCCCATTGATTATATCCAATATAGTAAAATCCGTTTTTATCTTTTATTGCATATGCAAAATCATTTATATTATTCATTTGTTGCCTCCATTATACACATCACAATATTTCATTATTTCAGTTAATGCTTCTTCATCTGAAAGACTTGCATTATATAATATCTCTGTAATATAATTTATAACTAACTGTTTCCCAAGTTCTAAAGAATTTTGTCTATCTTTTTCTGATTGTTTAAAATAATCAGTTTCTGCTTGATGATACCCTTCTGAATATCCTTCTCTATATGATTCTAATTCTTTTTCATTCATAAATTCGCCTCCATAATTTCCTTTAGTGTCCTTGGTGTATAATCCATATAATCTAACATAGCACCAACATTATATGCTTTAGCTTGTGGACAATCTGTATATCCTTTTAGTTCCTTATCGGCAAAATAATCATTGATATTTAATAAACATTCCTTGTATTTTTGCCATTCATCAGACTTATGAACATGACCATATAAGTGAATACTCCCTTTGTGTTGACCATTCCAAAATAGAATAGGGTAATGACTTAATACAATATTATGATTCATTCCATTGAAATTATCTGTAATTTCTTTATATGGTGTAATTTCAGTAAATAATTGACTGACTCTATTATCTTTAAGTCCCTTGTCATCATGATTCCCGACAACCAAATGTCGCACTCCCTTAAGTTGAGATATAATACTACAAGCATATTCATTATCTTTGTTACTACCAAGTCTTGCTATATCTCCTAATACATATACATGGTCATTGTTGTGAACTATATTGTTCCAATTTGTTATAATTCTTTTGTCATCTTCTAAAGTTCTGTTATCATGTTTGTTTACACAACCTATGTGCAAATCGCTAATGAAATAATTCATTTTTATCTCCTTTCTGCATTTGTGTATATTATATCATATAATTACATAAAAGTCAAGAGTTATTTTAAAAAATATTTTAATAATTTTATGTGTATAAGATATTATCTAAAATTATATATATTTATATAAAATAGATAATATATTATATATACATTATATTATATATTAATATATATAATAATATATTTTTGGTTGGGTTTTCTAATGTGGGGTTTTCACCCCACTCCCCATGAACCGATTTTTAATTATTTGTTATTGCAAAAGTCTTTGTCCGAGCGAAGCCCGTCCAAATCCTTTAGAATAAAAATAATTAAAAATACGGGAATTATAATTTTGCACTATTTGTACTTATATTTATTATATATAATATATATAATATATATTAATATTATATAACATGATAATA